CGGGGGCGAAGCTGGAAGGTGGCGAGTGGCGCGCGATCTTCAATTCCGCCCGAAGTCCTGATGCGACGTTCGAACAATTCTGTGGTTGGATGCGCGAAGAAATCGCCGCCACTCCCGCGAGTTCGGTGGCCGATGCGGCGCGCACACCTGACGCCGACGAGTGTTTCGCCGAAGCCAAGGAAGCGATAGACGCCGCGCGCTGGCGCACGGCCCTGCGATTCGTCGGCGGCGAACTGTCGGGCGGATGGCGGCAATGCTTCCACTTCGGCACGCTGCCTATCGCCAAGGGCGTGGATATCATGCGCGGCAGTGTCGCGGAACACTTCACTGCGGCCATCGACGCCGCGCGCAAGGGGGAATGACATGTCATCACGTTTGACCGTAGAGCATTGGCCGTCTGAGAACAAAGCCCAAATCACGGTGACGGGCGAATACCTGAAGGTTCTCGGATACATCGGTCACGACATACTGAACAATGCGGCACTCTCGGATTTCCCGGAAGAACTGCGCGACGAGATTCGCGACGTGGCGGAAAAGCTGCAAGAGTTGTGTCCGCCCGACGAGAAAGCCTGACGCCCGCCCGCACCAACACACACAAGCCCGCCGCGCGCGGGCTTTTTTACGTCCGCACTTAGGAAAACACAAAGCGTTCTCCGCAGGAACGGCACTTAACGTCGGCAGTGTAGGCATCACGCACGCACATAGCCATGACCGACGATACGAAAGACCCGACCGAACCGAAGAAGCCGCGCAAGCCTGCCGCAAAGAAGGCCGCGCCCGCTCGCAAGCAACCCGCGCGCAAGACGGCGGCGCGCAAGGCTCCCGCACGCAAGCAACCGGCAAAGACGCCTGCACGCAAGGCCTCGGCGAAGAAAGCCGCGCCCGCGAAGAAGACCACGCCGCCCGCAAAGAAGGAGCCCGCGCGCAAGGTCGCATCGGGAACCAAGCTCACGAAGGAACAGGCATCCGAATTCGTCGCCCGCTCAGTCTCGGACATGGTGGGTGAGGCTACCCGCGCAATGGGACGCCCGACCAAGTACCGCGACGAGTTTGTGCCGCAGATGATTGCCTTCTTCAACATCCGCACACAGAAGGTCATTGAGACGCCGCTGAAGAACAAGGACGGCAGTGTCGCCACGGATAAGCAGGGCAACGTCCTGTATGAGAAGACCGTCGTCACCAACGAATTCCCGACGCTCGAACGATTCGCTTCCGAATTGGGCGTCACGCGGCTCACTTTGCACAATTGGGCGCACGACACGGACGACGATGGGAAACCTTTGCGGCCCGAGTTTTTATACGCCTACGCGCGCGCACGGGATTTGCAAGCGGCGCTCACCATCGAAGGCAGCTATGCCGGGATTTACGAGTCGCGCGCCTCTACGCTCGGCCTGAAGAATCTCGCCGGATGGAAAGACCAACTCGAAGCGCACGTCGAAGGGACCATCGAAACGACGTCGCAGGAAAAGCTGGACGAGATTTACGCGAAGGGTATGGCGAACTCCAAGCGCGCGGAAGAAGAAGCGCGCAACCGGGCGCTGCATGGGGTCGTGCCGGGCATCGCCGCGACGCCTGCATTCCGTCCGTCGGAGAACGACGACGACGACGCGGACGATTGACGTATGGCGGCGAAGGTAAAGACGCTGGTCGATGACACGCGCTATTTGGCGTTCGTTGAGCGGTACGCATTCGATATCACGCGCTTCGCCATCGAAGTGTGCGGGCTGACGTCCCCGACGTGGCAACAGATATTGCTGTTCGATTCGGTCAGTAATCCCGGCTCGCGCACGTCTGTGTCATCCGGGCACGGCACCGGCAAGACGTCGGGCTTCGCCATCATCGCCCTGTGGCACTTGCTCGTGTATGCGTTCTCGAACACGTTCCTGACCGCGCCGAAGCTGAAGACCGTGCATGACGGCGTGTGGAAAGAATTCGCCGACTTGTCGGAAAAGATTCGCAATGGCCCGCAGGCGTGGATACGCCCGTACTTCGAAATCGAGTCGGAGAAGGTGTTCGTCAAGGGCTTCAAGCTGAACTGGTTCGTGCTCGCGAAGACGGCCCCGCGCGGCTCCCCTGAGAACTTGGCAGGTACTCACCGGGACTGGCTTCTGTGGCTCGTTGACGAAGCCTCTGGCGTGCCTGACGCGAACTTCGGTGTGGTGACGGGCGCACTGACTGACGAGCGCAACCGCATGGCGATGGCGTCACAGCCAACGCGCTCGACGGGCTTTTTCTTCGACTCGCACCACGGCCTGTCGCGCGACGAAGGCGGCGCGTGGAACAACTTCGTATTCAACTCGGAAGAATCGCCGATTGTGTCGGCGGCGTTCATCGCGGAAAAGCGCGCGCAGTACACCGCTGAAGAATACGCAATCAAGGTGCAGGGCCGCTTCCCTGAGAACAGTTCGAAGTATCTGCTCGGACCGGAAGCGATTCGCAAGTGTCACGGCCTGAACGTCATCCGCCCGGACGACGAATGGGGCTGGATTATGCCGCTCGATATCGGCGGCGGCGGCTGGCGTGACGAGACGGTCAAGCTGGCGATGCAAGTCACCGGGCAGGGCGAGTACGGCGAGAACCCGCGCCGCGTGCAACTGAAGAAGGTTCTGCTGCATTCAGGCGGCATCGACCCCGCGCAGGTACACGGCCATGTCGTCCATCAATGGGGCGAGCACGACAACGCCACGTCGATGATTGACGCGGGCGGCATGGGCTTGGTCGTGTGCAAGCAACTCGACCTAGACGGCTTCTCGAACTACATCAAGGTGCTTTGGGGTAAGCCCAATTTCGCGAAGGAATACCGCGAGCGCTACTTCAATCAGCGCGCGCAGGCGATGTGCGGCATTGCGCGTGCCGTGGAAACGGGGCGCTTTGGCATCGACGCAGACGTGGATATCGGCTTCGTCAAGCGCATGGTGCTGCAAGGCTCACGCATCCCCTATCACTACGACGAGAAGGCCCGTCGCGTGATTATGAAGAAAGAGGACATGAAGAAAGAAGGCATCCCGTCGCCTGACATATGGGACGCGTGCTCGTTTCCCTTTCTCGAAGACGCCTATTACTCCGTGTCCGGCGACGCCTACAAGACGCCGACCGGCAAGACCGAAGACCTTCAATCAACCCGCGAACGAATGCTCGCGAAACTGCGCGAGCAACAAGCCGCTGCGCGCTCTGCAAGTTAGGAAAACGCATGTCACTCCCTGAGAAAACGCCTGCAATCATTGGACGTCGTGAAGCAAAAGAGCGCGGCCTGACGTCGTATTTCACTGGCAAGCCGTGCAAGCGCGGACACGTCGCGAAGCGCCAACTGAACGGGACGTGTGTGCTGTGCGCGCCGGAATACAAGACGGCTCACACGCAGCGCGCATTGGAACGTGACCCGGAAGGCGAGCGCGCTCGTGTGCGGGCGGCAGTGAAGCGCCATTACGACACGAACAAGACCGCGATTCTGGATAAGAAGCGCGCCTATTACGTGCAGAACGCGGCGGCGCTCAAGGCGAAAGCCAAGGCGAACCGCGAAAAGAAGAAGGCAGAGAAGGCCGCGCCCGCCGCCGTCGATGCCGTTGTGACGTCCAACCATCAGGAAACTGTATGCGAGCACTCCACGCAATCCTAGCCGCCGCCAAGGGCATTCTCGCCGCCTGCGGCCTGAAGCGATACGCCATTGCCGCCGAAGTCGCCGACGTCGCGCTGACGACCGTCGAAGGCGTCGTCGCGCAGGTTCAGACACACGCCGCCGACGGCGCGAGCACGGTCTTTCTGTCCGCGCCTGACATGTCGCCCGCGCTGTTCCGCCAATACACGAGCGCGCTGCGCGATGCCTTCCAGAAGGAATACGAGCGCACCGGCAACAAGCTCGCGCACGTCGTCATGCTGCCGCCCGGCATGACGCTCGAAGTGGTGAAAGAAGCCGCCGACCAACTGCTGCACGCCGCCGAATACCTCGCAAAAGAAGGCCGCTAAGTGTTCTGGCCTGTCGTCCCTGAATCCATGACCATCGCTATGACCGAACAACACATGAATAGAGCCGCCGAAGACACGCCGCTCAACGAAGCGGAACTGAAGCAAGCCAAGCGCGCCGCACAACGCGCGATCCCGCTCGCACGCGCCGCCGCCAAGCCGTCGGACGCGCTCGGCAAGCTGTTCAAGCGCGCCGGACTCACGAAGGGCATCGACACGTCCATCGTGCTCGGAGCGGACGCGAATCACCTGTTGGTCATTCAGGCGATTGCTGCCGACGGCTTGATGGTCGAGAGGACGCCCGAAATCCGAATGCTGCTCGAAGGCATCGCACTGGCCTGCGAGAAGACGCTTGCACTCCAACAACCGAAGGACGCCACGCAATGATGAAAGTTCTGCAACTCACCGCGCTCGATGGCTCGAAGTGGAACATTCCCGCAACCGTCATTGCCGACTCGTTCAGGGCGCACTACGGGCCGGACGAAGAACCGGACGACGGCGACCTGATTGAGTGGGCGGGCAACGACATGAACTGGTCGGACGTCAAGGCGCACGCCGTACAGGTAAAGGGCGCGGATGCGCTCGACATGCAGGATTCGTGGAACGAAGGCGACTTCGAAATCACGGATGCGCCGGACGTCGCCGCGCGCGCCGCCGCCGTGGTGGAAGTCTCGAAGCAAGCGTTCGCCTGCACGCGGTGCGGTGCGTCGTGTGTGGCGGGCGAAAAGCTCGATTGTGACCGTGGCCCTTGCCCGATGGAACTCGTCGGCGATGACGACGAAATTGCGCTTGTCATGCCGGTTCCGCTCGATGCCGACGAACTGGCCGCGCTGAAGCTGCGCCTTGCGGCGGCGCGCTGCGCGACTGGCGAACTCGATACCGCCATTGAACCGTTCGCGCATATCAACCTTATGCCGGACCATATCGACGCGCTCGCGCTCACTGTGAAGGTCGCGGACAAGGTGACGTCGAAAGACTATCTCGACCTGTACTACGCAATGCGCGAAGACGCGGCGACCATCCTCGCGGGCGTGCAAGCGGGCGACCACGGCGACGCGATCATTGCCGCCTTCGGCGAGCGGGCGGCGCGCATGGCGATTCTGAAGGCCGCAGGGCTGTCCGAATGATCCGCCCCGACTGGCTTTTCGTGAGCGAGTCGGAAGCTGTCGCGGCGGGCGCGACCCATGCCGGATACGTGTTCGGCGTGCCGGTCTGGATTGCGCACGTCGGCGACGACGCGCCTTTGATGGCCGCGAAGTTCATCCCGGCTGAATCGTGGATTTCCGCCTGCCTTATCGCGGCGCAATTCCTTCTCGATATCAACGTGCTCGAACGCGTGCCGTACTACTTCGGCGACGCGCTCGGCACAACCGCAGGGGCATGACCATGATGTTCGGCATTCAGTTCTGGCTTGCGTGGCAACTGTCCATGCGCGCCATGTTCCACCCTTACCCCGCCCCGAAGAAGGCGAAATCGGAGTCGAAAGAATGAAAGTGACCCTCGCGCAGATTGAAGCGCGCATTGCGAAAGTGACCTACGAGATTCGCGACGACCGCCGCACGACGGTTTGCGAAATCACGCTCGACAACGGATGGACCGAACGCGGCGAATCGAACTGTGTCGATCCCGCCGAATTCATCAAGCTCGCGGGCGAAAAGGCCGCATACAACAAGGCCATCGACGGCCTGTGGAAGTGCTTCGCGTTCGTTCTGCGCGAAGAAATGTTCGGCTCGAAAGGAGACAAGGCATGACCGACCATTACGACCAACGCGAAGACCTGCACAAAGTCGATGCCGACCGCGCTTTCAATGACGCGGCGCGCGAACCGCTTGCACGCGACGTTCATGCGGTGCTCACCGCAATTCACGAGCGTGGCTCGATGCGCGGGCGCGACATTCTCGCCATGCGCCTGATATTGAATCTGACGGACATGGAACGCCGTGGCCTGATTATCATGCGCGGCGTGATTGAGGACTCGACGCCCGCCTACGTCTATCGCCTGACGCAGTATGGGCGGATGCGGCTCGAACAGGACAACGCGCGCTATCACCGCGAAGCGTCGAAGAAGCTGCCGCCGCTCACCGGCAACCTGTCCGACGTGCTCGTGAAGCCGCACGTTCATTCGGTCGCGGACCAACAACACACGCACGGCGTCACCGACGGCGGGCATTCGCAAACGCTGCATACCGGCGAACACTCGCACTTTGCGGGCGTGACCGATGGCGGCTACTTCCCGATTAGCGATCCGGGTCCGTCGCACGCCGTCCATGCGCACGGCCATCAGTTCGCGCCGGTCGCGCTCGGGCACGCGTATCCCTCCGGCGCACCGAACGCTCACGCGCCGTTCCCGCGCCCGGAAGACGTCGAGCCGCAGGCCGCGCACGGCTCGGCAGGCGCGATTTCCGGCCCGCTGCGCCTTCGCCTGTTCGCCGACGGCTCGTTAGTGGTCGATAACCCTGCGCGCCCGCTGGCGGTCTATCCCGTCGCGCATACGGGGCCGCACGAAGCCGACCCGATCACGCTCACGCTCGATGCCGCTGTCGCAAAGAACCTGCCGCTGTTCCTCCAATCCATCGCCAAGGGGAAGTAACCATGCTCCGACTCGTCAAATTTCTGTTCCGCGCCGTCTTCAATGCGCACGTCTTCGCGCTCGTGTTCGTCGCCTACGTTCTGCATGGTCTGTACGCGAAAATCGGCGCGGTGTATCTCGCGCCCGTCTCGTTCGATGACTGGATAGGCGTGTGCGTGGTGTTCGGCGTGGTGCTCATGATGGGATGGCTCGCGGGCAACGAGTTCCGCTCGCTTCAGGTTCGCACGCTGCGCCGGATTCTCGCCAGCGAGCGCGAGCACGCCGCCGACATGCGCCGCCTGAATTGCAGCATGATTGACGACGTTCTACTGGCGGCGCGCAATGGCCTGCCGGTCAAGTCGTTCCCGTACAGCGGGCGCGGCACTGGCGACGAACTCGATGTAGCGGCGTATCGCATCGACCGGGCGGCGCGCGACGCCGAACGTGCGAAGGAACAAGCCGCGTTCGATCTGTCGGGGCGGCTGTAATGGGCGGGTATCACGACCATCAACTGCGCGCGATGGCGATGCTGCTCGGACGCAAGGGCAAAAGCCTCGCCGTGCAGCAATTCTTGGACGGCTACCTGACCCGCCGCGCCGACGGCTTGCGCCTGCGCGATATCGCTCGCGCCGTGCCGGTCACGCACGCCATGTTCCACGCCCACGCGCGGCATATCGAACGGGACCGCTTCAAATGAAACTCTCCTATGTGGTGGAAGAAGTGATCGAAATCGACGACTATTCGCCCGATTCGGTCGAGCCGATTGGCACGTTCGAGACGGTCGAAGAAGCGGTCGCGGCGGCGCGCGCCTACGAGCCTGCCGAATGGCGCAAGGGAATTTACGTGACCTACGCGCGCATCAAGGTCGAAGGGTGGAAGCAATGAAGCGAGTCGTCATCCTCACGGCGGGCACGGTCGTATCCGCCGAATTCATCCGCACGATGGCGAAAGCCGGGTTCGATGCCGAAGTGATAGCGGACGCGGAAATCGTGCGCACGGCGCGCGAAGACCCGGCCATGCTCGACGTCGATACGCTCGTGCGCGAGTCGATGCGTTTCGAGCGCACAAAGCCTATCCCTGTGGAAGCGTTCAAGGTGCGCGCGGAAGACTATGACGACCGCCGCAACGACCCGCAACGGGACGTCGCCATGCTGCGCCGGGAAATGCTCGCGCGCGAGCGTTCGAGCCGTCACATGCTGAAGAAAGGGCGGGGCCGTCGATGACGCGCGTCTATGGTCGATGCGCGCATGGCGTGCCGTATCAATTCCGCTGCCTTAAATGCGTGCCGATCCGCTTGCTTAGGGCTTGATGTGGTGGTGGATAGAGAAAAGGCCCGGTTTTTACGCCGGGCCTTTCCAATGGGCTTGCAGGTGTACAAAGTCTGTTCGCCCGGCAGGGTTTCCGCCTGCTGCCGGGCAACGGCATCGAGAACCCCCGACACTGCCCGTCTGCCCGGCTCATTCCGCAGGGACTTCGCTTCAGGCGCGCTATCGCGCGGGACGCTCCCCGACTCGACGGGCGATGGTTGAGGCACTTGGATAGCGGTCCAAGGCTCGCCGCTCACGCGGGCCGATGCGCATTGCCTAAAGCGTCGCCACTGTAGCAGGACGACGGCGGCGCGGACAAGGGCGACGACTTCGCGTTTTTGACGTCCATCCATATCGAAAATGCTGATACTCTCCCCGTACCGGCGTACTCATTTTGTGGATCGACAACCATGCGAATTTCAGACCTGCGCGACGCGCTCGCGGAACTCAATCTCTCACAAGCGGAATTCGGGCGAGCCATCGGCGTGAATGCGAACACGGTCACGCGCTGGATGAAAGGCACCACGCCGGTCCCGAAGGTGGTTGGGGAATACCTGCGCCTTCGCCTGTCGATTCATCGCTTCGCTGAAGCCGCAAAGGGATAAGGAAAACCGCGCGCCGCCGCGCTAAAACCCGCCCCGACAATGGGTTCAGACCTTCACACTGGACCCGTTATGACCATCGGCCTTCAAGAATTCCGGCGACTGACTGGCGACGAAAGCGCGCCGCCAAGCGTCAAGCTGCTCTCCGTCGAGAAGTGGGGCGCGAAAGCGACCGCCACGCCCGCCGCCAACACGACCGGCATTGCGAACGCTATCAAGTGGTTGCGCGGCGGCGACGACCGCGCGCTGCTGTTCCCCGATGCCCGCTACAAGCTCGCGGGCGGCATCGTCGTCGGCGAGACGGCGGCGGACGTCATCAGCGGCCTGCGCCTGTACGGACAGTCGCGCGGCGGCACGGTGTTCGAACAGACGACCGACGGCGCTCCGATCTGGCAACTGAACGGCGCAACGATTCATTCCTGCCTGTTCGAGCATTTCACCTTCACGTACACGAACATGCAGTCGGTCGCGGCGGCGTCTGTGTTCTCGCACGTCGGCAGCGCGGGCGCGGCGATGCACAACTGCACGTTCCGCGATATCGCGGCGAGCAACTTCTATCACTTCACCTACGCGCCGAACGCGGCGCTTTGGGGCAACGCCTTCGAAGACCTGTACTTGGGCGACTTCAAGGGCAGCGTGAATAAGATTTCGGGCGCGGCAGGCAAGCCGAACAACAAGCTCGACCGCATCTACATCAACGCGCCGTCGGCAACCCTGCCGGTATTCGACCATCAGGGCGTCACCGCGCAGTACGACAATATCGAAGTCGCCAACGCGAGCGCGGGCGCGACCATGCTCGCGGACGCGGGCGGCGGCTATCACGTCATCGGCCATTGGGCGCTCGACGCCGGTTACTACGCTGCCGATGCGACGCTGTTCGACGTCACGAACGGCACGCTGCTCGCTGATTTCATCTATACGGAACAACTGAAGGTCGCGAGCACGAAGACGCTCAAGCTGTACGCCTGCGGCGGCGCGAACTCGTTCATCGACGTGCGCTATCACGCAATCAAGGCGCTCGACGCGGCCAACGCCGGGACGGTCATCGCCGTGGCGAACGCAGGCCCGCGCAAGGCGCGCTTTCGCGATATCAACCTGCCGTGGTCGGCGAGCGTGCTGCTTGCGGACGCGAGCACGACGGCGGCGGATTTCGTCACGGTCGATGCGTGGAACGACGAAAGCAATGTCGCCTTCAATGGCGATGTTGCCGTGACGCTCTCGCACGACTCGCCGATGACGCAGGTCTTCAATACCGCGCTCACGGCGGCGCGCGATTGCACGCTGCCCGATGGCCGCAACCTGAAGGGCACGCAGATTTTCAGCGGGCGGCGCTTCCGGGTCGTGCGCTCGAACGCTGGCGGCGCGTTTGCGCTCACGCTGAAGGACAAGCAAGGCGCGACCGTGGCGAGCATCCCGGCGAGCACGGCGGGGCAGATTGAAGCCGTATGGCAGCGCGGGACCGGCTGGATTGTCGCGCCTATCGCCGCTGACACGTCGGCACTCGCACCGAAGGACTCGCCGACCTTTACCGGCGATCCGAAGACGACGACCGCGCCCGCCGTCGGCGACAACGACACGAGCATTCCGAACACGTCTTGGGTTCAGAGCACGGTCAACGGCATCGCGCCGGACAAGTCGGTTGCGGGCACTGGCACGACCGCGCTCACGGCGGCGGAAGCGGGCTATGCGACCCTGAAGCTGACCGGCTTACTCACTGGCGCGAAGACGGTCACGGTCCCGGCCACGGCGGGCAAATGGGCGGTCTGGAACGCGACGACGGGCGCATTCGCGCTCACGCTCAAAACGCCGTCCGGTACGGGCGTGACCATCACGCAGGGCAAGACGCGCGACGTTATCTGTGACGGCACGAATATCCTCGCGGCGGATTCGGACGTCGTGGATATCGCGGCAACCGCGACCCCGCTCGCGAACGGCACGGCGGCGGTCGGCACGTCTTCGAAGTTCGCCCGCGAAGACCACGTTCATCCGGGTAGTGGCGGCGGCGCGGCGGCGACGGTCAAGGGCGCGGCGCTGAACAACTTCAAGAAGTCGAACACGACGACCCTGCAAGCGATCCTCGCGCGCGGCGCGGCGTCGCTTCAACGGGGCGCGCGTAGCCGTATCGTGGTCATTGGCGATTCGTACCTCGCCGGTAACTGCGCGGGCAATACGTCCGACATGACCAACGGACGCGCGAACGGCATCGCTGCGGTGCTAGGCAACATGCTCACCGCGCGCGGCATCAAGGCGGCGGCGAACTGGACGGTGGGCGACGCGTATGTAGCGGGCGGCTCCGGGTCCACTGCCGCGCAGATTAACGCCTACGACCCGCGCGTGACGTACAGCGCGGGCGTGACGTCGCTTGGCGGCGATTCGTTCCACTCCCTTGGCGGCGGCATGATCCAGTTGAACGTCGGCAATACGATGACGTTCATTCCGGGTAAGGACGCATCGGGCGCGGACATTAAGTTCGATACCGTCGAAATGATCGTCGCGGCGAGCACGGCCAACGGCGGCACCTTCAGCGTCGCGACTTATGCTGTGGCGTCAGGCGGAACTGCGCTCACCCCTGCGGCGGCGAACCAGAACAACAACAACGTCAACAACTCGAAGAAAATCACGCTGACCGGGCTGAATGCCACGTCCATTCGGGTCGTGATTACCTGCCTGACGGGTTCGATCTTCGTGCAGGGCCTTGGCGTTCGCCTGTCAACCGCCGCGCAGAACATCGAAATCATCAACTGCTCCGCATCGGGTCAACAGTTGAAGGTGCTCGCGGCAGCGAAGGGCGTCGCGGGCGCAAACGGCGACATGGATACGTGGAACAACTTCGTCGCGTCCGACATTCTCATGGACGCGAGTGCGCTGAACTGCACGATCATCGACGGCTGGTTCAACGATAACGGCGTGTCCACGCTCGCGCAGACGCAAGGCTATCTCGACACGATGATTAAGCATTACAAGGCTTTGGGCGACGTCATCTTTTTGGGATACGGCAACCTTATGCCTGCGGCGATGGACCCGACGACGTTCGCGACGTGGCAGAGCGCGATGTACGCGACCTGTCTCGCGAACGACATTCCCTACGTCGATCCGCCTGCGGCTATGCCTGCTGCCGCGACGCTGAATTCGTGGGGTATGTACGGCGATGGCGGCTGGCACTTCACGGCGGACGGGCAGGCGCTTATCGCGCGCATGATGCTCGAAGGCTTCGAGTCGGTCATGTAAGGGAAGGGCGGCGCGGCCCTGTTCGCGCTGTCCGTGTCACGGATAGCGGGCCGCGCCGGTTGCTGCTCAGTAGGCGGCGCTGTAGGCGCGCGGCCCGTTCAGTTCAGGGTCGTAGTCGGTCGGTTCGTCGTCCGTGTCCAACTGCGGGTCTTTGCCGAAGTGCGAATGCACGACCGCGCGGCATACGGCAATCGCCGCCGTCTCGCCTACGCCCGTCATCGCAATGCCGTCGATGCGGCAATCCGACTCCCATAGCTGCGCCTTGCGGTCGAATTGCAGGGACGTCTTGAACCGGGTAATGACGTTCATCGTGTCGCGCGGCGAGAACGTGAAGCGCGGGCAGGCGAACACGCTCGCGCCGATTCCCATGCGCAACCAGTAGTGGTCGAGCGGGTCCGGCTCCGGGCTTGTGTGCGAGCGGCGCAGGCCCATTGCGAGCGCGACCCATAGGTCGAGCAAACCGCCTTCCATGCGCTCGACTCTCATGCTGGCACCGGCTTGCAATGGTCGATGGCGACGCATCCGCTTTTGCCTTCGAGCCATACGACCGCCGTGTGACCGCTCAGAATGGACGCTTCCGTGCGCGTCGTGTAGCGCGCCGCGCCCGTCACGCCGATGACGGACTCATAGAGCACTTCGCTGCCGACCGGGAACGCCCGGTTGAATATGGCGCAATCGCGCTGCAACTGCTCTAGGGTCTTCTTCTTCATTCGATCAGGCTCCGTTGTCGCGCCGCTGGCTCGAAGACGGTCGTCGGCCAGTGCAGCAAGTGGATGGACTCATACCCGCGCATGTCGCGCGAGCGAGTATAGACGGGCGGCGTGGTCACGTTATGGCCGATGACCTTGCCGTTCTCGATGACAGGCTCGCGGGTCAAGCGTGCTCCTTCGCGTGCTCGTGAGCGGCTTCAATCGCATTGCGGATGCGCTGCGTCATGCTGCCGTCCGTGTCTTCGTTGAACTCGATTTTCTCGCCGGTTTCGTCGGTCAGGTCAACCCAACCCGCGCCGCGCTCGATGCCGACTTCCAGTAAATAGCCTTCCGGCAGGTCGCGCGCGACCGCCTGCATTGCCGCTTCGCCCGCATTGCTGCGCGCGATCAACTCGCGCGCCGCCGCATAAACGTAGTCTTTCAGGTCCGTCTCGCCGGGCTTGATGGTGAATCCGTGGCGCATGAAAATCGCGCGGATATTCCACTTCTCGACGGCTTCCGGCGTCGTGGCGGCGCGCACTTCGTCTTTGCAACGGTAGCAATGCACGATGCCGCTCGCGCCGCCGACGTCGCCCGACCCGCACGACGGACACATTTCCAATTCACGCATTCTTTTTCTCCGGGGTGGTAATGCCGAAATCGCGAAGCAAATCCGCAAACTGCTCGGACGGACCAAGGTCGCGCAGGCGTTCAAGCTCGCGCTCAGTGTCGGCGGGCTGCATTACTTGCAGCGCGCGCAACTGGACATGCGGGTTATGCACTTGATTTCGCGCGAAGTCTTCGTCGCAGTTTATCCATCGCTCGTCTAGCCGAAGGTCTTGTCTTTGCCACTGCACAACTGGCGTCTTGCTCATGCTTTCTCCTTCAATGCTCGAATGCGCGCCGCCGACTCGCGCGTCAGATTGCCCCATAGACTGTCTGCGACCCATTCGCGTCCGGCGCGGTTGTGCTGCGCGACGGCTTTCGCGGCGTCTTCCAATGCGGCGGCGCGCGCCGTCTCGACAAGGGCGCTCAGGCGTTCGTTTTCCGCCGTCAGGATGGCATTCGCCGCACGCTCGGATGCGAGCGCTTCAGGACTCGATTCAGCGCGCAGGCGGGCCGCTTCTTCGAGTCGGACGCTGCTCGCGCTCGTCGCGGCATCCATGCCCGCGAGCGCGGCGCGCTTCGTCGCTTCGAGAGTCGCTTCAAGCGTGCGAATCTGCGCCTGCAAGACGGCTTCCCGGTCGATGGCGTCTTGTGCCTTTACCCAATATCCATCGCTGCACGGCCATCGCTCTATGTCTTCGTCGTCCAAGCGGTTCGAGCCGACGTCGAAGCGGTCGAATACGTGTGTCTTGCTCATGCTTTCCTTACTCCGTCGTCTATGTCGCAAGAGTCTGCCGGGCACACGACGCCATCGCGCTGCCCGGCGAGACACGCTTCGTTGCCGTTCTGACAATTCCGCTGCTCGATAGGGATGGCGCGCGGTCCTGCGGTCGGATGATGGCAAGCGCCTTCTTCGCGGCACTGTCCGGGCAAGTCGCACTCGCGGAACTGGCAATTCTCGAACGGTCTGACGTGCTCCCATGACGAGCCTTTCTGTCCGACTTCGTTCGAGCCGGTACAGGCGTTCTCGTGCGACGTCGCGCGCGGGCAGCGCTTATTCCCGCAATCCGGGCACAGAACCATCCGCATGTCCGTAAGCGTGATAGGGCGGCACGTCTCGCACCAACACGCCTTGCGGCGCGCGGCGGCGGCGCGCATGACCTGCCAAGCGTCGTCGCATCCGTCATCGGCGTATTCGGCGGCGCGTTCCGCCGACAGCGGCCACGTCGAGCCGTTCGGCAGGATCACGTCATAGCGTTCGACGCCCGGAACCGGCGCGGGCACGATAGCCGGACGATGGTATTTCCCGCCCGGCTCGAACGGATTCGGGCCGATAGGCGGCTTCCATAGGTCGCCGCCGTGATACGTGTATCCCAAGTGTTCGAGTGTGCTGAAGGCGGCTGTAATTTTCGCGCTCAGGCTCATGACGAAGTGTTCGAGCGGCTTGAGTTCCATCATGGATTCGTCAAACGCTTCGCACTCGCGCGAATGGCCTAAGCCTTTCCCGTTACAGGTGCATTCGCTCACTTCGAGACTCCCGGCATCGGCATCCAGTGCGACGGTCCGCCAAGCGCATCGACGGCACGATTGATAATCCAGCGGTCTTCGCCTTGCGAGTCGATGAATACCCACGGATATCCCGGATTCGTCGGGACGTGCGAATAGCGGCCCTGCGAAACACCGTCTTCGCCGAAGCGCAGCATGATGGTCGAGCCGTCGCGCGGCGCGCTCGCAATCGGTTGCCATGCGTCTGTCGCGGGCACGATCTGCGATTCATGGCTCCACAGCATCATCGCCACAATCGCGACGTCGCGCGGGTCGCCCTTCGCGACGCAGCGGTGCAACAGGTTCGACAACACCTGATAGCCGCAACCGGTCCAGCCGTCGTATCCCTTCGCGCGCTGTTCGGCCATCTTGGTTTTCATCACGCGGGCGAACACGTCGATAGCGATATCGTCGGCGTGGTCCGGTGCATCGCCTTCGGCAACCGGTGCGGCAAGGTGCGGCAGGATGATGCGCTCAATCAGGTCGTCAATGTTGCGCGAGTCGCAGTAGTCGAAAATCGACAGAAGGCCGCGCGTGCGGTTCATCAACTGTCCTTCCTCGTTCTCGTCTTCCGCGAAGTCGATATCGCCGAACCACTTCGACAGGGCTTCCCCAAGGGGCTGTTTCTGTTCTTCGGTCAAGGTCATTCATCCTCCCAAGTGTTACCGCAGACGGCGCACACGAGCCAACCGTCATAGGTGAAGTAGATAAGGCTCCCGCACCGCGCGCACATCAGGCGGCGCGCGTGGCGCGGTCGTATTCGCCGTTCGAGCGGGCAAAACCACGCAGGCAAGCCGCGATGACGCAACCGAACGAAGCGCCTGCGGTAAAAATAGCCAACCCGATAATGATGGTCATTTAATATTCTCCTAACGATATTGGATATTACTTTACCTATCACCGCTTGTGGTGGTGGAAATGCCGAAATGCGCCATCGCTTCGGCGGTCGTCAGGCGGTTTTTCAGGCGATACGTGACGAAGCGAATCCGGGCTTCCTCGGCTTCGTGCGCGGCGACGTCGGGCAGGGCGAGAAGGGCGGCGATTTCGCGCTCGATTTCGGCGATGCGCGTCTCGCGCTGCGCAATCCCGGCGTGGTCGTCCGGGTCGCTTTCTGCCGACGCGATGAACCATTCAAGGTCGCAACCGGCGTTAAACAGGGCGTCGCGCAGGACGATAAGGCGCTTGATGTTTTCGGTCATGGTCGTGTCTCTCAGAAAGGGCTGTAGCGCGCGACCGTCAACACTTCGCGGGCCATGTCTTGCGCGGCTTTGAACTGCTCGCCTTCTTGCGAAAGGATCAGCATTAAGATGCGCGACTCGATGTATTCATTGCGCTGCGCATCAGAAAGACGGTTCCAACCGTTACCGTAGTCCGCTTTCGCGTCTTTCTTGATCTGCGCAAAACGTTCTTGCGCCCACGTCAACTTAGCCATTTTTCTTTCCTTACCAACGGTATCCAGCGGCTTCGAAGAACGCGCGCACGTCGGCGTCTTCCTGAAAGTGCGTCGTCCAGCAAAGCGAGCCGAATGCGATTTCGGCCTTCTCGTCGGCGCAGTGCGGGTCATTGACGGCATCGGCGCGGCCTTGCTCAACGAGCGTATCGGCGGCATTACATTCGGCATCCATCGTCGCGTAGAACGCCTTGCTGCTCGTGCCAAGGGCTTCGGCCTTCGCGACGAGCGCGGCCCACTTCACCGACGGCTTGTTGCGTCCCGCGAGCGTCGCATCCACGCACATGCGAATCACATTGGCGCGCGAACCGCGCTTCTCGACGTCACCAATGCAGACCGACCAAAGGCGCGTGTTCGACACGCTGTACAGGCGGAACGAGCCGACGTCGAACGCCGCCGAATTGCCCGTCGTTACATCGACGTTGTGTTCTGCGGCGAGTGCAAGGGCTTGGGTGACGTTCATGGTCGGCTCCGGTTCGTGTTGTTCTGCTACTGAGCCTCAATAGTATGCGCTCACGAATGGGAGCGCAATAGGTTTCCTGATATTTCCATGTAGGAAAACGCACACAAGCCGCGCGCGATTCGGCCCTGACAATCGAATCATCGACATGGATGGATACCGCAGCGCGAAGTCGTGGCGCAGGCTTTTTACCCGCGTGCCTGTGTGCCGAATGGCTTTACCGCGATAGGTGGCCCGCTTTGGAAACGGGCCGCGCCGGGAGTGCTCCCCGGTCGGATTCGCGCGCCCTACCCGGTTTTTTCAAACGGTTGATAACTCGAATTATGTTAAGTCCGTTAGGAGAACTAACGGAAAACGGAACCGCGCCGCCCCTATGAGTGCTGAAAACCAGACCCCGATTTTCGACCTGAATCTGACGCAGGGCTTGCCGCGCGATTTCGTCGTGAGCGATTGGAAGAACTCGCGCGGCGGGTACGTCGATCTGACCGACTACACCGCGCACCTGACCATGCGCACGACCGCAGGCGAAACCACGGCGCTTCTGCTCGACATGAAAGGGCCGGACGGCGCGACCGATTACGCGGGCATTCAGGTGTACCCGCGTCAAATCCTCGTCCATTTCACCGCCGATCAAACCGAAGCCATGCAACCGCTGCCGGGCGTGCGCCCTGTGCGCGGCTCCCCTGCTTCGGCTCCGATCTACAAGGCGGGCGTCTATGAACTGCGCGTCATGTCGCCCGCGCCCGCGAAGGTTCCCTACGCCGTCATCCGTGGCGACGTCTATATCACCCTTGGAGTAGTTGACGATGAGTGAAGTGACCGGCAACCCGGCCATTGACGACGGCTCGACCGTCACGAGCGCGAGCGGCGCGGAAGTCGTTGTCGTGACCCGCCCGCCCGGTGGCGCGTATGGCAAAGACGGACGCGACGGCGCGGAAGGCCCGCAGGGTCCGCAAGGCATCCAAGGTATCCCCGGCGTCCAAGGTCCGGTCGGCAACAAAGGCCCGACCGGTGACAAGGGCGTGCAGGGCGACAAGGGCGTGCAAGGCGATGCAGGCCCGCAAGGTCCGGTCGGCGACAAAGGTCCGACCGGCGATCAGGGTGCGCCCGGTCCCGCTGGCACTGTGCCGGGTCCGACCGGCAACAAGGGTCCGACGGGCGACGCAGGCATTCAAGGCCCGCAGGGTATCCAAGGTCTTCGCGGCGATCAGGGTCCGGCAGGCGCGCAAGGGCCGGACGGCTATCGCGGTCCGACGGGCGACAAGGGCCCGGTCGGCGATCAGGGTATTCAAGGCGTGCAAGGCCCCGTCGGTCCGACCGGCGACAAGGGTCCGCAGGGCGACGCGGGTCCGAAGGGCGTGCAAGGCGACGCAGGCTTGCAAGGCTCGAAGGGCTTGACCGGCGACACTGGCGCGAAGGGTCCGACGGGCGATCAGGGTGCGCAAGGTCCGCAGGGCACCAAGGGCTTGACTGGCGATCAGGGTCCGGTGGGCTATCGCGGTCCGACCGGCGACGCGGGGCCGCAAGGCGCGCAGGGCGACAAGGGTGTAACCGGCGATCAAGGCCCGGTCGGTCCGCAAGGCCCGGTCGGTCTTCAGGGTCCGGCAGGCAATCAAGGGCCGGTCGGCGACAAGGGTCCGGTCGGCAATCGCGGGCCGGACGGCTATCAGGGCTTGCAAGGCCCTGCCGGTCTTCAGGGTCCGACGGGCGACAAGGGTCCGACGGGCGACGTCGGCCCGCAAGGTCCGGCAGGCGCACAAGGCACGCAGGGTATCCCCGGCGTGCAAGGGCCTGCGGGCGACAAGGGCGCGCAAGGTGCGACCGGCGACAAGGGTCCGCAAGGTGACGTCGGCTTGAAGGGCGCGCAGGGCGACGCGGGTCCGCGTGGTCCGCAGGGCTATATCGGCGAAACCGGCGCGAAGGGTCCGACCGGCGATCAGGGCGCGCAAGGCATTCAGGGTGCGCCCGGCGCGGACGGCGCGAACGGCGCGACCGGTCCGCAAGGTCCGGCAGGCCCGCAAGGTCCGCAGGGCACGCAAGGCATTCCCGGCGTAAAGGGTCCGACGGGCGACCAAGGCGCGACCGGCAATCAAGGCCCGGCAGGTCCGCAAGGCACGCAAGGCTTGCCCGGCGTGGACGGCCACAACGGAACGGACGGTGCGCCCGGTGCGCCCGGCGCGCAAGGTGCGACCGGCGACAAAGGTCCGACGGGCGACCAAGGCGCGCAGGGCTTGCCCGGCGACAAGGGTCCGGCAGGCGACAAGGGCGTGACCGGCGACCAAGGCCCGCAAGGTATCCAAGGCTTGCCCGGCGCGCAGGGTCCGCAGGGCATTCAGGGCATTCCCGGCGTGCAGGGTCCGGTCGGCGACAAGGGGCCGCTTGGCGATCAGGGTCCGGTCGGCACCAAGGGCGCGACCGGCGACAAGGGCGCAACGGGCAATACCGGGCAGGCGGGCGACCCCGGCGCGAGCGGCGTCGGCAATGGCTTCGTCGTGACGAAAATGTTCCGCAACCGCCGCCGCGTCATCCTGCTTGGCGATTCGATCACGCAGGGCAATAGCTACTTCGATGCGACCAACGGCGACGCGCAGTATTCCTCGACGGGCTACGGCGAACAGTCGATTTTCAAGTCGAACGGGCGCTTCACGCTGCTCGGCAACAAGGGCGTCGCGGGCGAGAACACGGCGCAGATTCGCGCGCGCCTGAAGACGGACGTCTTCGACCTTGCGCCCGATATCGTGTTTTTGATGGCGGGTACGAACGACTTCAACGAGACGTCCACGGCGGCGACGATTGCGACCGCCATGAACAACATCGAATACATGGTCGTGTCGATGATGATGGCGGGCATTCAGGTCGTGCTCGTGACGCCTCCGGTCAAAAGCACGTCGGTGCTCGGATGGGATATCACGCGGCAGGCTATCCCCTACTACTACCGGCTCGCAGAGTATTACGACATTCCGCTGGTGGACATGTTCAAGGTGACGGCGGACCCGGCGACCGGCAGCTATATCGCGGGCTATTCCGCTGACGGCGTGCATCCGCAGGGTCCGGGCCTGACCGCCATGTCCGATTACATGGGCCATGTGCTGCGCAACTTGGAGAACTGGAACGCGGGGCCGTACCTTGCCGCCGTGTCCGAGACGGGTCCGAACAACGCGCCGAACCTGCTCGCCAATGGCTCGTTCGCGCTTGGCGGCGCGGCGGCATCGAGCCTGTCGGCGTGGACGCCGAACGCGACGAACTCGACGCTTTCCGTTGCTGCCGCGCCAAGCCAGCAAGTGCAGAACCCGTTTGCGACGTCGTTCAGTGTGAGCGCGATTCAAGGCCCCTACTCGGGCCGCACGTACTCGCACAAGCTCAATACGGCGGTCGGCATGTACGCGCTGTACGGCTCGGACATGACGAAGAACGTCGCGTTCAAAGACGGCGACCGGCTCGTGTTCTCGGGCCGCGTGAATGCGTCAGGCATGGGCGCGAGCGCGGCGGGCTTCACCCTGTCCGCGTCTTTCGCGAGCAAGGGCGACGTGCGCCCGCTCAACACGGTTCCGCTCAACGGCGATTATCTGTTCTCCGCTGAATTCGCGGTCCCGGTCGGCGCGGGCAACCTGAATGTCACTTGCTACGTGCAGGACACGGGCACGTACACCTTCAACAACTTCACGATCCTCAATCGCACGGCGATGGATGCGATCTGGAAGCCGGGCGTACAGGTGGTCGGCACGCCGTATGACACGACGGGCACGTATGCGACGGACTCGGCTCTGCTCGCGTGGGCTTACTCGCAATCGTGGGGCGTCACGAGCGCGACGCGCGACGCCAACGGTGCGACGACGACCGCCAGCATCGTATGGCCGGACGGCACGCCGGGCGTTTTCACGACCGACGCGGCGAGCACGGCATTCCCCGGCGAAATCGACGCTTGGCATGTGACCTACGTCAACACGTACATCACGAAGACGCTCTCGCAACCCGCAGTCACGCGCGACGCGAACGGCGGCATCGCCGCGCAACCTGCACTTATCGTAGTCTGAGGAACATATGGGATTTTTGAATCACGGCGCAATGGCGACGGTCGCGAAGTGGGCGATTCAGTCGTTCAAGGGTTTCATCCAGACGGGCGCGGGCGCGGTTGGGCGCGCTATAGCTGCGAAGCTGCTTGAATTGCCTGTTACGCCGCAAGACTTCGGCGCGAAAGGCGATGGAGTCACGAATGACCAAGCGGCGATGGACGCGGCGAAGACGGCAGCGGGTAGCGCTCCTGTCGCTATGCCTGCCGGGGGGGTCTTCGCCATCGGGACGGCGGCTCCCGACTATGACGTGAGGGGGCAGGGACAATTATTGGCGGGCGGTGTATCGACGGGCGGGGCGGAACTCTCCTACAACCCCGCTCGCGAGTCGGTGTTCTACGCCCCCGCGACCTATCAGCGGGAAGTACAGGGCATCACCTACCCGCTTCCGCGTGGAACCGACTACATCACGTCTTCGTACAACATGGTATTTTCGCCGGGCAGCAAGCTGAAGGACTACGGCAAGACCATTCGATACGTGGTTGCCTTCGGCAACATCATCGGAAGCTCCCCGCTCACTTGGGGGTACGTCGATGCCTTCGGCGGTAATGCGCTCGCTTATGCCGGGAACGTCAATCGCACGGTTGCTATCGGTTCCGAATCGCTCGCATGGTTCGGCGCTCCCAATCAAGCATGGCTTGTCACCTACAAGCATGACTTTTGGCGCAGGCCGCCCGATAACCCCTACATTCCGGGTGAGGCCGGGTGGGATAGCAGCGGCTTGGAGACGTTGTTCCCCGGCATCGGCGCGCGCCTTGCAGCATTCGCCGGATACTCTGCCGACGAGACGACGAGCGCGTACACGACCACGCTCGGGCGCGATGCGGGCAACCATCAAGTCACCGGTATTCGAAACGTGTACGCTGGCTATCAGGCCGCTGCGATGACTTTTTCAGGCTCGTATAACGTCGGCATCGGGGCACTCGCGCTCTGCAATATGGTGTTCGGCGACTACAACACGGCAGTAGGCGATCACGCGGGGCGCAACTGTCTCGATTCGACCAACGCAACGTTCGTCGGCTACGGCGCGGGGCGAACGGTCAAGACTGCGACTGGCGCGACGATCCTTGGCGACCGGGCAGCGGACAATGTGACGGACGCGCCCGGCTCGGTCATTATCGGTACTCAGGCGGGCGCATCGCATCCGGTATCGCTCGCAAATACGCTCGTCATCGCCAACGACAAAAGCACGGTGAAGCCGCCTTTGGTTAGCGGCGATTTCAGCAAGCAATACGTCGGCTACAGCATTAACCCTGAAAAAATCAGGGCGCGGATGCACGTCCGGCACGCGGACAGTGGTTCCGTGATTGTCCCGGCCAATCCGGGTATTTTGGTTGAGGCTCTCGCTATCGCGGCGGTCACTGTCGAGACTGGCCCGGCAGGATTCGGCAAACTCTGTTTCGCTGACGATGCCAGTCAACAGGCGGGCGGGCTGGAATACAGTCATGCGTCCGACTCGATGGATTTCTTCGCGGGCGGCGCAAGCCGAATGCGGCTCGAAAACAGCGCAACGCTACGCCCGGCGACGGATGGCGTGGGGCTTCTCGGGCGGATTGCTTACCGCTGGCAAAACGTTTACTCGCAAAACGTCGTCCTGTCGCCGCCCGCATCGGTGACGCCTGCGAATAATGGCGACGTGACATTTCAGTTAACGAGCAATACTCAACTGACGATCAAGGTAAAAGGAAGTGATGGCACGGTGCGCAGCGTCAATCTGACGCTTGCCTGACCGCGTGCTAATTGAAAAACCCCGCTTCGGCGGGGTTTGTCTCATTCGACCGGCTGAAGCGCGATCCAGTCTGTCGCCCAATCGACGGCGGCGCGGTTTGCCGCGCCTTCCGTGTCGAAGCTGCCCGGCACGTCGAGCGTGTATTCGCGGATGCCGGGCATTTTCATGACCAATGCACGCGCGCGCCAGTGGCCGTCTTCCGTGTGCTCGACTTCCGGCGCGATATCCCACTTCACGCAACCGCCGTAGCGGGCCTTCCACGGCCCTTCTTCCTGCTCGCGCAGGGTCCGAAAGTACGCGGTGTCGTCTATCTCGTTTTCGTCGCGCGGTTCCATAATCCCTCCCCCGGAAAACGCCAGTTTAGAACAAGGCGGCTTGCGCTGTATCAATCGGCGCGGTCTTCGGGCGAATCGCCCGCTCGACCGCTGCTTGCTGCGTGCTCGTGAGCGGCACGGTCGTGACTTCGGGCGCGGGCGGCGCGGCGAAGACGTCGCCTTCGCACACGAAATTCCCGGTCACGATGATGCCCGCCGCCCTGCCCGGTTTTCCGGGCCTGTAGACGGTCGCATCGGGCGCGGTATAGATGCGCTCGAACAGGGCTTCGATAGCCTCGCCTGCGCTCGCGTAGGCGTTCGGAATGCCCGGCACGAAGAACCCGGTGTTATGCGGGATCAGCGAATTGAACGGGATGCCAAGGCGGTTTGCCATGACCTGTAGCGCGCGCTCGCCGTCGTCCACGTCGTCAGGCGGCGCGGCATCGACCCATTCGGGCGGCGCGTCTTGCTTCGGGCGCTTCCATTGCAGCAACTTCTTCGCTTCGTCGGCGGGCAACCACGCCGCGCCGCGCCCGTCGATGACGCACTTCGAGCCGCGCGTCGGTTCCGTGAGCACATAGCCGGTCACGGTGTAGCGGGCGCGCTCGTTCGCGCGGTGCGCCAAGTCGCGCGCGTAGTCGCTCATTGAATCGAACGGGACGGGCGGCAGGGTCGGCAGCGGCGGCGCGTCTTCGACCGGCGCGGGCGCGGGGCCGCTCAACAGAAGCGGGCCGTAGAAGGCTCGATGGACAATCAGGTTCATGCGACTCTCTGCATCAGGGACGCGCGCGCCGCCGCCTGCATCGCGGCAAGCGTGGCGCTCGCGCCGAAGGTGAAGCGGCGCGTCACGCGCGCATCGCCCGGTAAGGCCCATGCCAGTGTCGGCAGGCCGCGCCACGTTCCGGCAGGCACTTGCTCCACTTCGCCGCGCTCGCGCATCGCTTCGAGCACGCGGATGCTGCGCTCGTAGGGCGTGCCCGCGCGATTGGTGAGCGACTTCGAGCGCGTCGGTCCGTGCTCGCGCAGGTAGTCGGTGAGAATGCGGCGCACGTCGTCATCGCTCAACGGGGTTTCGACTTTCACGGCAACGGCTCCATAGGTTCAGGGTCATCGAGAAAGAAAAGCGACTCCACGCACACGGCGTCGGGGCCTGACGCACAGTTTTCTTCGGCAACGATCACGCGGTCATACACGACGGCCCCGCAGCATTCGAGCGCGGCGGCGACAATCAAAACGGGGATGATGATTTTCATTCGCGGTTCAACTTCCGGTAGTGCGCGATCATCGCGGCGGGACTCTCGAAGACGGGCGAATCCATGCGCAACTTGCGGCGGTCGTAATAGCCGATGCGCTCGGCAATGCGCATCATCTGGTTAGGCAGACCGCCTTCACCTTGCTTCTCAAGCATGACGAGCGCGCCCGCGCAGTGCTGCTCACCCTTGTGCGGGATGCACGCGCCGGTATCGTCGTCGTGGCGAGTCGTTTTGTGACAGGCGAAGGTTTGCTGCTTGCGCGTGATAGCGTCGCAGATTTCGACCACGCGCGATGTGTCGAGATAGAACGTGATATCGGTTCTAAACGGGCAATTGGCGCACGGCGCGCGCAGGTCGAAATTCATCAGAGTGCTCCGGTTCCGGTCGAGCCGAAGCCGTTCGCGCCGCGCTCGGTCGTGCTCAGTTCATCAACCTCGACAAACTCCCACTGCGGTGCGGGCACGAGTTTGCCCTGTGCGATGCGGTCCCCTTCGCGGACCTTCGTGGGCGGCTCGCCGTCGGCGCGCAGGGCAACATGGATTTCGCCACGGTAGTCCGAGTCAATTATTCCGACTGCATTGCTGAGTCGCATGGCTTCTTTGAAGCCGTGGCCGCTGCGCGAGTAGATTTCAAGGCACCAACCGGGCGGCACTTCGACGGCCAAGCCAGTGCGGAAAATGACCGCGTGCAGGTCTTTCGGGTGCGGCTTAAAGTGGTCCGCCTCAATCGCGTGCAGGTCAAAGCACGCCGCGCCAAGGCTCGCGTACTGCGGGATAACCGCATTCGGGTGCAGGCGCTTGAATTTGAGCGGGCCGGGCGCGTGGGCGCTCGGCAGGCCCATGTATTCGAGCATCGCATCCGCTTCGGTGTAGGCGATTTTCGCGCGGTACGCGACCATATCGGCGACCGTCGGCGTGTGGTTCCCCAATAGCTTGAGGGTTTCCATGACGGCGTTCCACGGTACGTCGGCGTGCGTGGCGAAGTAGTCGCGAAGGCTGATATTTTCGAGTTTCATGCGCTCGCTCCCTGTACCTTCTCGTTGCCGTCGTCGTCGCCGATGACCATTTCGCCGAATGCGCCGACTTCGCGCTTCAGTTCCATATGCAGGCGGTGCGTCTTGATTTCGGCGTACAGGTTTTCATTGACCTGCGCGGCGAGTTTCGCGACGGTCTGCGCTTGTTCGGGCTTCATTTCGCCCGATACGACTTTGACCATTGCGTCAGACAGGAACGCGCGCAGATTGCCGGTCTTGCGAATTTTTTGAGTCACGGATTGCCTTTTTGAATTGGTTGAGTGCTTGCTTTGTTTCATCGGCCTCGCGCATGGCTTTGAAGTAAGTCTTCGTCGTCGTTGCGCAAGGTCGGCACATAAAATCGAAAATCTCTACGTGGTGCTGAAATTCCCTGTATCGCGAATAGTAATAATGCTTGCCGGGCTTGCCTGCCTTTTGCGATTCGCCTATCCACTTACCGCATCGTTCGCATGGCTTCAGTGGCGAGAATTCGCCAGCGGAAGGCGACCGATACGCGGCTTCGTCAACAGGGCGCGAGAACTGGCCTTTGTAGAAATAAATCGCCTCTCTCGCGTATATCGCCCCTAGCTTGCGGCCCGGAAAGGACGAGTATTTCAGGCAAACTTTTTTTACCGTCTCCGCAACATCATCAATGCTCAGAATCCGCTCTCGGCTCATGCGCTGCAGAACGCGATCAGCGTACTTGTGCGGGTTATAGCGCCCCGAAAAGCACGCCGTCTCATATCGAATCCGCCAGAAATAGCCCGGTGGCATATTGGGAAGGCCGGGCCGCTGTAGGACGCTTCGCATTTAGGCCGTCGCTTCGGCTTTCATCTGGTCTTGAACCAGTGCATACGGGTTCGGATAGACTTCCTCGTTGACCGGGCGAATGATCTTTACCGGCTTGCCGCGCAGGAAAAGAGAAATCGAATGCTGCACGCGCATGAACGTGTCGCGGAACAGGTTCGAGCGCGACAGGGCGACGCCCTTTTCGAGCAAGTAATTGCGCATCGCGACCGCCGACGATTCGGCGGCTCCCTCGGAAAAGCCGCTATCGAGCACTTCGCAATAGCGCTTCAGCTTTTCCTCGTCGCACTCATGCGAGTAAGCGCGGGCGATGGCCGCGAGAACCATCGCATTGCGCAGGCCGCGCCCGGTCGGACCGTGTTTGATGGCCCATTCGCAGGCGATGCGATGCTGCTCGATGATTGCCATACGCAGCGCGTTCGACAGGTTGCCGTCGCCGCGCGTGCCGTACTCATAGGCGCGCGCCGTGGAAATCAGCGTGTAGCTCAGGCTCGGGTCACTGCCCGAAATCTGCGCGGCATCAACGAGCGTGCGGCCCTTGCCGGTGTCGATGTTCAAGCCCGCCTCTTTCGGCAGGCCGCGCAACACGAAGAAGCTCTGCGACTTGCCCGACTCGACCACGGCCATAAGCCGGTGCTGGCCGTCGGCAACGGACCCGTCTTCGTAGAAGCAAATCGGCATCGCGCAAACCGTCCACTTGCCCGTCACCATGTCTTGCGCGTATTTGCTCACGGTCCCGTTCGTCGCCTTGCGGTTATTGACGTTCAGGTTCAGATACTTCGCCGCCATCGCGGGCGTAATCAGTTCGGTGGTTTGCTTGATAGCCATAGTCGTTACGTGGTGGTGTGGTGCTTCTGTTTTTCGGCCCATTCGCGATATGCCGGGTCGCGGTAAATAGATGACGGGGCGACTTCCAAGCGCGCCGCCGCCGTCTTCAGGTCACACACGCCACGGATGACGAGCGCGACTGCTTCTTCAACTGCGCGGGATTTACGTGCTCCCAATGGAACTCTCCTTCGTGTCAGAACAACCGGCTTTGTCCGGTCTGGTCGGATTCCGGCAGCAAGCCCGCCGCGCCGCCTTCGTCAAACAAGCGCCCTTGCCCCGCCGCTTCTAGCTCGGCGGGCGTCAGTTCTTCGCCTGCCGCGCAACACTGCACCGCCTTGTAGCGGGCGGCGTGCTTTCCCTTGCACGTCGGGCATAGGTACATCGGCTTGCCGTTCATCGGGCCTTCTCTGCGTTTTCCGAATAGCAGGATAGTAATTGCATTACGCGAATTCCACAATAGGGATTCTGATATTCATGCGTAGGAAAACGCGCGCCTGATTGCGCAGGCCGCGCCCCTACCATGAAACCTATGGACAAAATCACCCCTGCCGACATTCAGGACATGGTTTCGCGATGGCTCGCGACGCCGCTGAACGGCTATCTCGGCTCAGGCTTCGGGCAGACCGTCACGGACCTGCTACAGACGCCGCTGCGCACTGGTTTGGCCGATGCCGTCATCGCCAAGCTGCGCCGCGACGTGCCGATTCTTGGGGCCTTGCCGCGCGGCACGATCAACATGTTTTCCGTTCCTGAAGGACCGGACAAGCTGCGCATTTTCATCAATGTCAACGGCACGGAAGTGGACGTAGGAACGACCTAATGGCATTCACTCGCGACGAACTCATGGCGGCGCTGGAAGCGGAAGTTCAAAGCCGCCCGATGGCCGCGCTCTACTATCAGGCGGGCGACCCGCGCACGCTCGCGCAAATGGGCGCAATGGCGACCATGCTGTCGATGATTTCCGCGCAAGTGGACGTCGCGAGCACGGAACCCTTTCAGAAGACGCGCGACACGACCGTGCTCGCGGACGCGACCATGAAAGGCATCCTGCCCTTCGGACGCCCGCCGCGCATGACGCTATCGGTCAAAAACGATGCAACGTCGTCCGTGTCCATCGCATCCGGGCGGCGACTGCTTGACGCCTTCGGGCGCGTGTACGTGGTGGAAGTGGGCGCGACCATCGCCGCAGGCGCGACAGGCGCGCTCACGGTCAAGCAAATGACCACGCGCACCTTCTCGCACACGGTAAGCGGCTCCGCGCCCTTCTACGCCGTGCAGATTCCGCCCAATGACGATACCGACCTTGTAATCAGCGGCGTGTATGTGTCCATCGGCGCGACGTCGTTCGTCTATGCGCCGGAATTCGGCAACCTCGCCGCCGACCAACCGGGCTTCACCATCGAGACGGACGAACTGCGCCGCCTGTGGGTCAAGTTCGGATGGGACGCGACCTTCGGCGTGCAACCGGATAACGGGCAGGTCATCAACTTCACGATTGAAGAAACGTTCGGCGCGAGCACGCTTCAGGCCGATGCGCCTTTCACGTTCGAGTCGATTGTCTCGACCACGGACCGCAGTCTGACGATGAAGCTGTCCGCCATGATCTACCCCGGCGCGGACCCGATTGACATTGAAACGCTGCGCGAGTGGGCGCGCTATCCGTCGGGCTATGACTCGTCGGCGGTGTATCTCGGCAACTTCGACTTCCTGATTCGTCGCAACATTTTCCCGTTCCGGTTCCTGTCCGTGTGGAACGAGCAACTTGAGGAAAGCGTGCGCGGGCCGAACATCGCGAACATCAACAAGCTGTTCGTCGCCGCTTTGATGGATGGCGTCGATACGACGTGGATGCAGAACGAAATCAAGGCCGTTGTCGCCGATGCGGACGACTCCTACGGCGTGAAGTTCGTCGCCGCCGTGGAAACGCCGCTCGCGGTCACGATCAGCGCGGAAGTGTCGGTTGTGCATGATACGGGCGACGTGCAGGCCAAAATTCAGGACGCCATTCTCGCGCTCTACGGGCGCGATTCCATCGCCGCGCAGCGCGGCATGTTGCGCCTGAATTCGAAGCGCCTTGCCGACACGCTCAAGTCGATTACCGCGCTTCAGGACGACGGCTCGGACGTGCGCATCACCATCGCGGACCTGTCGGCCCCGAAGCCGGAACAGTTCCGCTACGTGTCGGCGGCAAGCCTCACGGTGACGGTGACGCAGGCAACCTACAACGACGGCCAGTGGAGCCATTGACGTGAGCACGGATATCCGCCCCGTCGATGCGCCCGACCTGCAACCGCTGCGCAACTCGTTCGAGTACGATCAATTGGAAGACGACATGAAAGACGTCTTCCTGACCGTATTCGATCAGTACATTCGCCCGTTCGAGCGACAGGTGAATCTTTCGGGTATGCCGCACTTGGGCGACACGGAACTGATTGAGCGCACGCTGAAGGACTACGGCTTGGCTATCGTGCGGCGCGATGCGACGCGCACGGCCTTTTTGCTGAAGGCCGCGCGCGCCCGCAATCCCCGGCGCGGGATGCTGTTTCTCAAGCAATACCTGCAATCGGTATGGCCGGGCGTGTGGAAGGTCGAGTCGCTATGGCATCCGGTGGCGACCGCCGTCAACTACCCGGAAGAATGCACGCCGCTCACGACGGTGCAACTCGACCCGACGACCGTTGCGGTGTTCAAGACCGATACCGGCGAAGACCTGCCCGACGTGTACCGCACGGACTGGCGCGGCAAGCATCAACTGTTCAGCACGCCGCGCACGAACCGCTGCCTTAGCTCCGAAGACTTCACTTCGACCAATTGGACGAAGGCAAGTGTTGGCGTCACGGCGGCGGCAATCACCGCGCCCGACGGCACGATGACCGGCACGCGCCTTGTGCCGACCGCAGGCAACGCGCAACACGCCGTTACATGCAAGTCGATTGCCTATGAAGCGGGCAAGACCTATACCGTGGGCGTGTTCGCGCGCCCTGACACGCTCAACGGCCTGTATCTGAACCTCGCCGACGCGCAGTTCGGCACGAACAATTCGCACGCAGCGTTCGATCTGGTCAACAAGACCGCAATCACGCTGCTGCCGGGCGCGAGCGCGTCGATTGTCGATGCCGGGAACGGATGGCTGTGCTGCCTCTTTACGGCGACCTGCCTCACAAGCGGCTCGACCGGCACGACCATCTATCTCGCGCAGAAATTCGACGGCGCGTTCGGCAACACGACGTATAACGCCGATGGCACGAGCGGGCTGTATGTATGGGGCGGCATGAGTATCGAAGGCCCGGCATCGGGCTACATCAAGACGACGACCGTCGCCGCGTCATTCACCGATTTCACGGTCGATGCAAACGGCATCGCGACCTTCGCCGAAGGCGGCACGCCGCCCGCGCCGCTCGTGTACTTCCGAACCGGCCGTATCCGTATCACCCTGCCTGTCTCCGTCGATAACGGCTTGGGGCTGGTAGAAATCGCCAAGGCATTTCGCTCGACGCTTGCCGCGCGACTCATGCTCGAACTGCAACTCTCGACCGTCTTCGAATCGCTCGGACAGGCAAGCGGCGGGCTGTCCCTCGCGGGCGGCGCGCTTGGCTGTATGCCGATTCTCGTCGGCGGCACTCTCACGAAGTAAAGGGATCATCATGGGAAAGAAGACCGGCAAAATCGTCTATAACGTGCGCGAGCGCGGGCGTAAATTCATCGGGCAGGACCGCAATATCGACTGCCGCGCGCTCGCGGCGCTCGTGAATGGCAACGAGATTCAGGAGCGGGTCAAGAATCGCGACCTGCGCGGCTTCTACGGCCATATCCTGCGCATGAAATTCGGGTTCAACCCGCCCGAAACCGTCATCGACAAGGAAAGCGGCAAGGTCGTGAATATCGAACCCGCCATCGTCACGACGCACCTTTCGGCGGACGACGACGGCAACGTGACGCACGAAGCGGAATTTCTCGACACTGAATCCGGCGAACTCGCGCAACGCCTGTTCGAATCGAAGCAGGGCGGCTTCTCGTCGGCGATTTTCGCGAAGCCCCACGCGGGCATCGACGTGCCGATCATGTTCGGCGGCTTTGATTACGTTGCGGAACCGAACTACACGACCAATCGCGGCTATATGTTCGATGCGGTCGAAGGCGGCGGCATGGACGGCTTGATGCTCGATGCCGTGCTCGCGGACTGGACGATGGCGCAAGGCGCGCACCGCGCGCTGTATGACTCGCTCGTGCGCGACCACGAACTGGCGATGCAATCCATTCAGGCGCTTCGCGAAGAAAACGAAGAACTCATGTCGATCCTCTCGCGCAAGCCCGATGCGGGCGGCGTGGTCGTGCTCGATGGCGTCGATGCCACGCGCCCGCTGATTGTCTCGAAGACCGCAAGCGATGCCCTGTCGCGCCGCGTGCGCTCGTTCGAGCGTGGCACGGTCGTGGACTTCGAAGCGGAACCGAAGGACGACCCGAAAGAAGACGCCGCCCTGCGCGCCGCCAAGCAACAGTACGGGGTCTAAATGTCGCTGCTCACGCCCATTCAACTCGGCCTGTCGGCGTACATGATTGGCTATCACCAATCGCTCATTGCCGACACGCAGTTCGTGCAGGAATTCGCCGCGCGCCCCGTCGCCAAGTCGATTGTGTGGGCGGCGGGCCGCATGATTGACAGCGTGGAAGACATGCTGAAGTCGTGGCGGCAGAACGAGAACAACCCCGGTCCCGGCATGTCGTCCATGCTGCCGGTCATCTTTCTGGCGCTCGACCGCAATTACATGCCGGTGCTGCCGGAATATTCGGTTGCCGTGCCGGAAACGCCCTTCGTGTTCCCTGACGACGAGCTAGGCCGCGTCTATCACTGCTCGACGGTCACGAACGAATACAAGGTGCAGGTCGTCTTCGTCGCGCCGGAAATGCAGACGGCACACTCGCTGCTCGTGCAGTGGCATACGTGGTTGACGCAAGGCCCGGCAGGTCGGCGCTTCTACAGCGAATACGAATTCGCCGGGTTCAAGACGAAGTGGCCCTGCGTGCTCGAAGCCATCGATCCGCCCGGCGTGGTCAACGCCATCGAGCAACCGAACATCACGATTCTCGTGTCGGACATGACCGTGCGCGCGACCGTGCCGCGCTTTCGTGCGCCGGGCGCGGGGCAACAGAACGACGGCAAGGCCGCGCCCGCTGGCTACCCGGTCGTCATCGACATTGAATCGCTCGGCACGCTCGAAGGCGCGCTCGGCACGCATACCGGCTCCCGTATCAGCACGCGGCTCGATGACGCGGGCGAAATCATTCAGGAATGGTCGTGAGCGAAATCGTCACCATGCAGGCCGAAATCGTCGGCTACTTCGGGCAGGCCGTGAACCTGCGCGCGATGCTCGACCCGTCGAGCGGGTTCATCATCATTTCGGATGAACTCGCGCAAGGTGAGCGGGTTCCCGGCGCGCTCATGGTCACGAACGACCCGCGCGGGGAACGCGACCGCCTGTTCGTGGAAGAAGCCTTCCAAGACGCGATACGCCAGTTCTACAGCGCAAAGCATACGGGCCTGCTCGAAATCATGTCCGCTGTCGCCAAGCACGACCCGCAAGCGCGCATCCAGACGGCGGGCTTCAACGAGTCGGGCACGCGCTACGAACTGTCGCCCGATACGACCAACGGCAACGTCGCGATTCTCGCGCTCGTGAATGCCGCGACGATCACGCTCAAAGCCAATGACGCGATGGACATGGGCGAAGAAATGGCGGCGATGTTCCTGTCGATCTGACGGGTGACGTGACATAGGAAAACGCAAGGCGGCGCGCGCAGGAACGCCGCTGAGAATGGTTCCAGTGCTTTCATTGGAACCATCGTGCCGATTGCTCTTAACCCCAAAATCACGAAAGCGGCGCTCGCGCTCGCGCCTAACGGCGGCGGGACGGGCTTCGCAATCACGCTCACGCACATCGCCATCGGGACGAGCCTGTACGACCCGACCGGCAATGAAATCGCGCTGAAAAACGAAGTCGCCCGCTACCCTATCGGCGGCGGCTCGAAGCCTACGCCGACGTCGGTTCAGACCGGCGTCACGATCACGGACACGGACCCGAACGGCAAGTCGCCCAATGGCCTGTCCATCGGCGAAATCGGCTGGTTCGGCGTGCCGTCGGCGAATCCGGGCGCAACCCCTACCCTGTGCGCGGTATGGTCGCGCGCGACGGGCGGCGCGCTGTTCGTGAAGTCGGCGAACTTCGACGTGCCGTTCGCGTACACGATGGACATTTCCGCGTTCCCTGACGGGAATGTGAGCGTGACCGTCGGCGTCGATCCGCAAGGCATGGCGACGCTTATCCTTCAGCACGCCGCGCAAGCGGACCCGCACACGCAATATGTGCTCAAGGCGCGCGGGCTTGGCGAATACGCCGCAGGCACGACCTACGGCATCGGCGCGAAGGTGACGGGGCCGGACAACAAGACGTACCGCTCTATCGTCGCGAACAATACCGGCAACACGCCGTCTGCGTCGCCGACGAAATGGGAGCGATGGGGTCATTCGGTCGCGGAAATGGACGCGGAATTCGTGCCCAAGCGCACCGCCGTGCAGATGGGTTCCGCGAACGCGCTTGGCGTGCTGCGCGTGACGAACCCCGACGGCGGTATCTATGCGGGTTCCGGCACGGCAAACAAGGGCGCGGTGCGCGTGGTGTTCCCGACCGGCACGCAGGTGAAGGACACGTATATCCGCCTGCGCGTGGAATTCTTCGAAAGCACGGACCGCAAGGCATTCACCGCCGAAATCGCGGGCCATGTCGGGACCACGCTCGCGTGGGATAGCTGCCAAGCGGCGATCCTCGGACAGACCGCTGCGAACGACCTGACGGTGCGCTTCGGCAACGACGGCACGAAGCCCTGCATTCTGATTGGCGATACGACGACCACTTGGGCGACCCCGCGCGTCGCGGTCACGGAAGTCTTCGTTTCGCAGAACGCCGACGGCGGCGACTCCGTTCTGTGGGCGTCGGGATGGTCTGTCGGCCTTGTGACGGCGCTTGGCGCTATCTCGCAGACGCTCAACGTCGTCGCGGGCAGCGGCTCCAATCTCGTGTTCGGTCAGACTGACGTCAACCACGTCGCGGGCCTCGCCGACATTCTCGCAACCAAACAGGGCGGGCTTGGCTTCACGCCCGTTCAACAGGGTAGCGGCGTCGGGCAAGGCAACAACAAGGTCTATATCGGATGGGCGTCGGATGGTTCCGGCCTGAAAGCGACCGTCGATGCGACCGACTTGGGCGGCATTGCCCTGCTCAATAGCCCGGCCTTCAACGGCTCGCCGACGGCTCCGACGGCCCCGGCAGGCGCGGAAGACCTGCGCCTTGCAAACACGGCCTTTGTGACGGCGGCGATTCGCGCCGCGCAACTCGGCATCATCGTGTTCGAGCCGCGCCTGACGCCCCGCGCGGGCTACCTGCTGTGCAACGGCGTGGAACTCTCGCGCACGACCTACGCGGCGCTGTGGGCGGCGGTGCAGGCGGGCGGCTTGGTGTTCCAAGACTCTGACTGGAAAGCGGCCTATTGGGGCGGCTTCTCCTACGGGACGGGCGGCGTCAATGGCACGACCTTCCGTATCCCTGAACTGCGCGGCGAATTCCTGCGCTGCCATGACTTCGGGCGCGGTCGCGATTCGGGCCGTCCGTATCCGGGTCACTTCCAAGGCGGACAGAACGCCAGTCACGCGCACGGCGGCGCGGTCGCGGCGGTGGGCGACCACGTACACGGCGCATGGACCGACGCGCAGGGCTATCACGCGCACTCAGGCTCGACCTACGGCGCGGGCTATCACGACCACGGACAACCGAACGCGGGTTCCGCGCAGGCCGGTAGCGATAACGGCGGTGTCGGTGTGGCGGTCGCGACCGGCTACGGCACGTCGCGCACGCAGGGCAACGTCTATGCCGTGGGCGATCACGCGCACTCGCTTGCCATCGACGCCAACGGCTCGCACGGCCATAACGTCGGCATCGGCGGCGCGGGCACGCACGCGCACGGTTTGACCATCTACGCGGATGGTGGCAACGAGCCGCGCCCGCACAACGTTTCCATCGGCGCGTTCCTGCGCGTCATCTAAGGACTTCCACCATGTACGTTCATAACTACGACGCTCGCACTGGCGAATACACGACGAGCCAACTCGCCTCGCCCGACCCGCTCGACGCGAACAACTGGCTGATTCCCGCCTTCGCGACGAACGTCACGCCGCCCGAACGCCCGCGCGGTCAGTGGCCCTTCTTCGACCCCGCCATCGGTGCGTGGACGCTGCGTGCCGACTGGCGTTCCATCGTGCTCTATCGCACGGACAACGGCGAACTGACGGAAATTTTCGCGGTCGGCGTGACGCCTGAAGAAGTCGGACTGACGACGGACCCGCGCCCGACGGAAGACCACGTATTCAAAGACGGCGCATGGCAACTGGACGATGCCAAGGTGCTCGCGCGCCGCCGCGCCGGTTTCATGGAACAGGTCGATATCCGCATGAAACGCGCGCAGCAAGAGAACTACGGCAAGGGCGACGCGCTCACGCTCGGACTGCTCACGCCGCTCGAAGCCGCCATGTACCGCGCGTGGAGCGAGTATCAGATGGCGCTCGTGCGCCTGACGCAAAACGCCGACTTCACGCGCGAGATTCAATGGCCTGACCTGCCGGACGCGGACGCCGTGCGCGCCGCCGTGGACGCCGAAGAAGCCGACAAGCAACGCCTGAAGGACGAGGAAGCCGCGCGCGCCGCCGCGCTCGCCGCGCAGGAAGAAGAACGCGCCGCTGCCATCGCGCGCAATGACGCGCTTGTGGCCGAACAGGAAGCGGCGAAGGCCGCAGAACAGGCCGCGAAGGAATAAGCGATGCCCGCCGAAACCGCAACCGCCGCATTCGTGCGGGCTATCCGCAAGTTCGCCGTTCAGACGCCCGTATGGGCGGATGCGATTCGCTATTACACGAAGCCCGACGAGCTACTTGATTTAACGCTCGTCGCGTTCCGGGTCTATGGCGACCGCACGCTGTCTATCGTGCCGTTCGCGGCGGCGGGACTCGACACGTTCGAACAGGCGCTTCCGGCGCAACTGCTCGTCATGCCGACGACCGCGCAACTGGCGGACCTGAAGAAGCAAACCGGCTATCTCACTGACGCGGAAAAAGCCGCGTATGGGTCACTCGACTAATGGCAACGTCACACGAGCGGGTCAAGCTCGCGCAGGATATCGTCAAGCGCACGACGCAGCGCTTGAGCGGCGCGCGCAAGGAAGCGGAACACCGCGCGCAGGCGGACCTAGACCGCCGCAAGGCCGCGACCACGATCCTCAACCCCGACGAAGTATCGGGGCTGTATGACGCGGGGCGACTGCTTACGACGTCGCTGCGTGGCGACGTGCGCGCGATCACGCAGGCGGACCTGCGCGCGTTCCAGCAAAACGTCTCGAACTTCAAAAAGCTGCATCAGACGAAAAAGCGCGGCAAGCCCGCGCAGTTCGTCGGCGGCATCACCGCGCAGCATGTCATCGACTTGGCGCTGTGGATTGATAAGAAGCGCGCCAACGAGGAAATCCGCACGTCGGTCCCGGTCGGCGTGAAGGCGAACGTGCTTCACTTCGTCACCAATGCCGGGCCGGACTCGGACAAGATGCGTCACCATGTCCACGTCGAATTCATCGACTTCGAACAGGCGGTCGGCGCGTCATCGCTCGATGCGCGCAAGACGGGCAAGCAAATCGCCAATGGGCGGCTGAAGTTCGATTGCGACTGCGGGCGGCATACCTTCTGGTATCGCTACATGGCGACCATCGGCGAATACAACTACGGGCGGTCTGAAACCGGCTTTCCGAAGCTGAAAAATCCGAAGCTCGTCGGCGTCGCGTGCAAGCATGTTCTGCGCACGATGCACAACATTCAGAAGGACGCCGCGATCCACAAGCGGCTCTATCAGCAAGTTCTGAAGCAACGCGAAACGCTCGACCGCAACGCCGCGAAGTATGAGAAGGTCAAGGTCGCGGAAGTGCGCGCGCACGGCGAGAAGCAAGCCGCTCGCGGGCGCTCGGCAAACCTTCGCATGGGTCAGTCGAAAGAGTACGCGGCGGCGCAACTGAAGAAGGCCGCGCAGACGATGGCGCGGCGCGCGGCAGACAAGGCCCGGCGCGACCTGTCGCCCGACCAACGCCGCGCGCAGGCGGACGCGCGCAAGGCGCTCGCGGGCTTGCAACAGGCTTTGAAATTCGGCGGTATCACGCAGGCGCAATATGACGCGCTCGCCGCCAACCTTGGAGTAAAGACGAAATGACGGTTCCCGATATCGCCCGGCGCATCAACGAAGCGGCGAACGCTGTGACGCTCAAGCATCCGTTCGCGCTCGATTGCACGATCTATCGCAAGGTCGTGAAGCGCGCCGCCGACGGCACAATGGGCGGTGCGCCCACGCTTGGCGGCTTGGGCGTGCTTTCGCCTGACGACGAAGACCAATTCGAGTATGAGGAAGTCGGGGAAGCGAAGCTGCTGATTACGGACCGCTTCGAAGGCGACATTGATACGACGGACCGGGAAGACGGCTATGTGCCGCCCGCGATGCAACAGGCCAATATCGTCGCGACGTCGCTCCCGGCCTTCGTGATTGAGAAATACGACGTCGCGGCGGCGATGCCGGGCGGCGGGGTCGTCATCGCATTTGAAATCCTGCGCCTGCCGACGACGACGAGCATCTATCCCTACACGACGAAGTTTGTCATCGCACCGCGCGACGACCTGCACACGCTCATTCCGGCGTGACTGCCGCGCTGCCTGTCGGGTTCCGCAGCAAGCCGAAGTCGGCACCCTTGCGAATGACCTGCGGGCGAAAGCGCGGCGGCACGTCGCGCAGGTCGAAGGCTTCCGGCACGACGAGCACGCTGCCCGCCTCCAAGTCGCAACCGTGGGCGACGGCGAACGCCTGAAACTGCGCCTCCCAATCGACCATCATCTTATTGACCTGCGCGATGGACTTCTGAAACTGTTCGATGGTCGGCGTCTTCACGTTCTCGTGTGCGCCGACGGTCGCGGTTGCGCCCGCGAAGGTGTTATGCCGCAGCATTCTGTTCCTCCAAAATCGCTTTCTTCAACATGCCGTGTTTGCGCTCGCTCATGCCCTGCGCCTGCGCGACCCATACGAGTGCCTCGCTCACAATCGCGGCGACGTCGGCGCGCTCGCCTGCTTTTTCCTGCTGTTCGAGCATGAACCGCAGGGCCGCGTTCGCCTCGGGCGAAAGCCATGCGGTCAGGCGCGATTCGCCGCGCGCCTTGCGGTCGGCATCGCTTTTCTGCCGCCGCTGTAGCGGCGTCATCGCTTCGTCGTAAATTCTCTGTCGCGACATGATCGTTCCTTAGAGCGGGGACGGCGAAAGGTCCGTCTCCCGATATTCTGCCGCCTGAAATACGACATTCACCACGGCGTTATTCTGCGCGTCGTAATAACCGAAGTACGCGAGATAACCCTCCTTCGTGCGCACCTTGTCGCCGTTCTCGAAGCGGCGCGCAACCGGCTCGACGCCATCGGGCGCGGGCGCTTCCTCGCTCGGCTTGAACTGCCCGCCGAACTGCGCGAACTTGGTGGCGAAGTGCGCCTGCTCGACCTTCTGAAGCAGGCGTTCCAGCTTGTATTCGAGCGCGGCGAAATCCGTCGCGCCGTCGCACGCCGCCTGTAGTTCGCGCTCGATGGTGTCGAAATGTTGCTGCATGTCAGTTCGGTCCGTCGTCGTAGTCATCGGGATACATGCCGCCACGCGCGGGCGTATTCTCGTCCGGCAGGTGCGACACGCTGTTATGCGCGCTGCGATGGTTCGTGTCGCCGCCGATTTCCGGCCATATCTCGCGCGCTTCTTCTTCCGAGTCGAAGCCGTCGATGTACTGTTTCATCGTCTGCCCGGCGAGCACGCTCGATTCCGGGTATTCGCCCCAACCGTACACGGCATAGTGGCGCTCGCCCTTGCACTCGATGGTGAAGCCGCCCGTATAGCGCGTCGCGGCTTGTGCGCGGTGACGGGCGGCGCGTTCGCGGGCTTCCAGCTTTTGCTGTTCGTTCATTTCGTCTCTCCCTTCGGCCAGTTTGCATTGGGCGCGAGCACGGTGCGGAATTTCGGCTCGAATGCTGCGCGCGGGGTTACGGTCACGGTACTTTTGGCGGAAGTCTTCGCTGCCGCGAGCATTGTCTTGTGGCGCTTCACAATCGAAAGCGATTCAGTCTTACGGGGCAATGCTTATCTCCAAGCTATGAGGGTGTCAGGGGCGAACAGACCAAGCCCGCGATGCAGGTCAAGCCCGACGTGCCGCTGCTCGTCGTTCCACTTCCCGGCCTTGTTCAACGCCCGCCGGTCAATCATCACGTCATGCACGGCGACGAACGGTTCCATACCCATTTCGAGCGCGTCGAGCGCGATCAGGTGCGGCTCGCGCCCGGCGTCGATATGTGCGCCCGCTTCGGTGTCGCCGCCCACGCCCGCGCCGACGGCGTGATACTGCACGGCGCTCGTCAGGCGAATGTTCGGATACGTGGCGAGAACCTTCGCTCGGTCCGCTTCGCGCGCGGCGCGCACCTTCGCGGCGAGACTGCGCGCGGCATTGATCTGTTCGAAATTCATGTCGGCTCCTTAGCGCCAAGCAACGAGGGTATCAGCGGCGAGTGTGTCGATGGACTCGGGCAACGAATGGAACGGCCATACGCCTTCGCGAATCGATTCGAGCGACACGAGATACGGCGCGCGACCGGCGACCACGTAGGCGCGCACCGTCGGGCCGTTCTTACGCAGGTCGGCGACCGTCGTCAGGTGCAGATTGCCGTACACCGACAGGACTTCGGCGCGGCCTGCTTCGCGTGCGACTTCGACGTTCAGTTCGTTGTTCGTTTGCAGTTCCATGATTGACCCCGGATGGTTGAGTTATTTGCGTTTTGCGGCGTGCTGGTCGCGCCTGTCTTGCCATTCTTGAATCCAGCGTTCGAGCGTCAATTCGTTGAGCGTGTACACATACACGCTGTCGAAATCCCATTCGTCCGCTTCACCTTCGGCGAAGTAGAAATACCCTTCGCCTTTGATAAGCTGCGCGGAACCGCCCCGCGCCGCTATCTCTTTGTTGACCCGCTTGAGCGTCAGGCGCGTCATGGTCAGAATCCGAAGCGTTCGGCGCAAATCGGGCCGATGTTGTTCGCGATGCTCACCGGGTCCGTCAACTCGCGACCGCAGCAAGAGCAACGGCCCGTTTCCTGACCGTAGGCTTCAGCGGCCTTCTTCGGGTCTGTGCAGACTTCGATAATCGCGGCCTTCTGTTCGTCCGTGCATTCGCGCGTCGCGATGAACTTGCCGTCGGCGATTTTGCCAAGGTACTCGCCTTCTTCGGTCACGTAGATTGCGCCTGCGTTACGACCGCCTTCCGGCGCGAGTTTGAACACGAAATCGCCAAGGTACATTTTCGGGCGCTTCAGGCCGCTCGCCACGGCGCGCGAGAAGGCTTCAACGACGTGCGACACGCCCGACACATCCGCCGCCGCGACCGTGCGCGCCACGCGCTCCGCGTCGCGTGCAATCGCCTTCTGAACGCCCGCAAACATGTTCTCCGTGAGCACGCCCGACTTCAGAAGCATCCGGTCGCACGACAGGGCGAAATCGTTGCCCTTCGCCACGTTCGCGAGAATCCACTTGACTTCAGGTGCGTTCGAACGAAGTTTCATGTCGTGCTCCGTGGTGGTTCGTGTGTGTGAGCCTCAATAGTATGCGCTCACGAATGAAACCGCAAGCATTCGTTTGTGCGGTTGATTACGCTCCCGGCAGCGTGGCCCGGATACCCCATGCGGCGGGCGTGTTGTCGCCGGTCGTCCAACCCTGTTCGGCCAAGTGGCGCGCGGTGAGCCGGTTCGCGTAGCAGGCGTACCAGAAGTACGACAGGCCGCACGTCGGGAAGTACAGAAGGACGAACAGAAGGACATGCTTCCAAAGGCCGCGAGCGATCAGCGGCAAACCGCCGAAAAAGAACATCGTCCACGAAAACCCGATTTTGACTTCGCGCGTAATGCTGTTCTTCTGAAAACGTACATTCATGGTCAACCCCGTTAGGTAGTGGTGATACTGCTGATAGTGCCCGGCTCCCGCCGTGCGGATTCTTATTCCCAATCTTTCATCATTTGTTCGGCGTGCTCGATGGCATCCGCCCACGTCCGAATGACGGTGAGCGGCCATGTCGCCCGCTGAAAGTCGCCGCTCGTCTGCCCGTTGTAGCCTTGCGCGAAAAAGAACGTGCGCTTCTTCGAGTCGCGGATGATCTTTACCCAAAAGCGACGACCGCGAACGTAGTCCGTCGTCTGGTATCCCTGCGTGGTCCGTTCCGGTCGCTTCGCCATGCTTCGCCCCTGCGCGCTGGTTAAAACAGGTTGAACCACTCCGCGACGAAGTACCCGATGCCCGCCGCGATGGAAACAGAAAGCCACGCCAAGCCGATCATTTTGTTGCTCATTTTTGACTCCGGTAGTTGGCCCGGCTTGCGCCGGGCGGGTTCCTTACTGCTTTTTGATGAAATCGAGCACTTCGGCGAACGTCATGCGCTGACGCGACGCCAGAATTTGATCCGAGCCGGGATTGTGCTTCGTCACGTTGAACGAGTCACCGCGCAGGCGGCGCACGCAGAACACGAACGCGCCGTGCTTGACCGACGTTTCGTTGCCAGTGATTTCCTTCGCGTTCAGGGTTTCGAGCGTTTTGTACATCGCGTTTCTCCTTGGAAGTGATTCGTTACCGTGAATAGTATGCGCTCACGAATGAAAGCGCAAGCACGGATTGCATAGGAAAACGCACGCCGCCGCACACAAGGCCGGGCCTGACAATCGAAGGCATGGACTACTTCGCCTCCCTCTTTCGCGCCGCGCACGCGGGCGCTTACGGCATGAACGCGCTGCCGGAACCGACGCGCGCGCAGAAAGACGCGGGCGACTACGCGAAGGGCCGCATTGACTGGCGCGGCCTGACCATCGCCATCGAGAACCCGCGCGGCTCGCTGCGCCGCTGGCACGCCGACGACGGCACGAGCGGCGAGAACCTTCAATTGGCGCACTACGGCTATTTCGAAGGCATCGACGGCGCGGACGGCGACGAAATGGATTGCTACGTCGGACCCTACCCGGAAGGCGACCGGGTTTTCGTCGTGAATCAGTTCGTGCGCGGCGCGTTTGACGAACACAAGGTCATGGTCGGATTCGTGGACGAGCGCACCGCGCGCGCCGCGTATCTCTCGAACTTCAAACCGGGCTGGCCCGGCCTGCAAAGCATCGTGGCCTGCACTGCCGGGCAATTTATCGAATGGGCGCGCAACGGCGATCACACTGCGCCGCTCACGCCGGAACAACTCTCCAACGGGAAAGACATGGAAAAGGTACTTTGGGATAGCGCGGAACTGCCGCAACCGCGCGGCGCGAGCCTCGCGCAAGTGCTGTATGCGATTCGCGCGCACGACGGCGCGGACGGGCTGTGTTTCGACCCGCTGACCGCCGCCGACATTCTCGAAGACTCCGACGGCGTTTTGGCGATGGACGCGCTTGTCACGGTCTATCGCAAGCTCGAATTTCAAATGAACGTGCTGCGCAAGCTGCTCGACCGTGTGGGCGGCGCGCTCACCGTGTCGGCGCTTCAGATTACCGACCCGTTCAAGCGGTCCGGCACGACGAACGTCGCGGCGATTTTCGAATTGAGCGACGGTCAAACCGTGTCGATTTTCTTCCACAATCCCGACGTCACGCCGCAGAAAATCATGCCGGGCGACGAACTCGTGTCGTGGAAATGGGTGCTCAACAAGAAAGACATTACGCTCGTCGTCGCACCGGAACGCGGTCGCGATCTGAACGTGCGCAATGTCGCCGCGCGCGTCATGCAACTGGCATCGAAGAATTCCGCCCGTTTCCAGACGGCGAACGGCAAGCGCGCCGCAACGATGGAAGCGATTGCCTCGCTGAAGACCGAATTCGAGACGAAGACCGAAACACTCAATGGCCTTCTGACCGAAATCACGGAACTGGAAGCGAAGGTCGCGGCCCTGCCGCCGAAGGTCGAGCCGGTCATCGAGCCTGTCATCGACCCCGCGCCTGTCGAGCCGGTTGAGCCGGTCGTGGAACCCGTTGTCGAGCCGGTCATCGAGCCGCTTCCGACCGCCGAAGACCCGGATACCTTCGACCCGACCACGGCGGACAACTACGCCAAAATCGCGGGCGACATGGCGAAGCTGGAGTTTTATCAGGACACGCTCGACGCGATGTTCCAAAGCCGCGTCATCGACATTCGCAACGCCCTGCGCGAACTCGGATGGGAAGGCGAGAAGTATCAAGCGCTGTCGAAAAACGGCTACACGGCCTTCTTCAAGTTCGAGCGTGTCGGCGCGGGCGCGAACGTCATCGGCCTCGCCATCGGTCTGGAAGGCTTGCGCATGACCCCGATTCAAGACGACCTGACGCGCACGCCGCTCGAACTCGCTGCCGCCGTCGATGCGCTCGCGCCCGCGCCGGTCGTGGAACCTGTTGTCGAGCCGGTCATCGAGCCGGTTGCGCCGCACAAGTCAACGCTGATTCTCGCCGCGCTCGTCGCTCAATTCGGCTGGCGCGAAACGGAAAGCCCGCTGTTTCTGCAAAAGGACGTCGGCGGCGGCGAGCAAGGCGAAACGAACCCGGAAGGCGCGCGGATTGTGAATGCGCGCTTTGATGACACGTCGCGCTACATCGAACTGCAATCGGGCTTTGCAACCGTGTTCGATATGGACACGCGCGACGGCGGCGATGCGCAAGCTGTTGCGGCGACGTTCAATGCGCGCGTCGCGGCATGGGCCGATAGCACGGCCATTGCGCCGACGCCGATCCCGGAACCGACCCCGGAACCGGTCGCGCCGCAAGTGCCGGACAACGTTCGCAAGCGCGTACAGATTGCGCTCGATACGCTGAAGGACATTCGCGAGTCGCTCGACAACGCCGTGACGCTCGAAGCGAAGGTCGGCGAGTCGGGCCGCTATCAGGCGGATACGCTCAACAATCGCCGGGCGGAAATCGACCGCTCGCAGGCGACGCTGGCGACGTTCCGCGAGACGGCGGCAAAGCTCGGCATCGACGCCGATGCGTTCATTGCATCGCTTGGCGGTGAGCCGGACCTGACGCCTAGCGCGCAAGCCGCCGACTGGCTTGCGGGCGAAGCTGAACGCACGCGCATCGCCGCCGAAGCGGAAGCCGCACGCCTCGAAGCGGAACGTGTCGCCGCCGAACAAGCCGCGAACGAAGCCGCCGCGCGCATCGCCGAAGCGGAAGAAGCCGCCCGCCGCGAAGCCGAAGAAAAGACCGCGCGCGAAGCTGCCGAAGCGGAAGCTGCCGCCGCTGCGTCGCGCGTCGCCGACGAACTCGCCTTCGTTGCGCGCGCCGCTGCCGGGCAGGAAGACTTTATGGTTAAGGACGTGACCGACCGCCTCGCAGAAATCGCGAAGACCGCTGAAGCCGGTACGGAACTCGCTGGCCTGCTCGCGCAAGCGAAGACCGCCGCGAAGAACGCATTCATTGCGGCATTCAAGGCGAAGGTGGGCTAATGCAACTCGCCGACGATGTATTTGCGATCATCGGCGAAGGCGCGGCGCTTCTGGCCGCGCTGGACGAAAACTCCGAATCGTTCTTCGATAGCCTCACGCGCCTGCGTGAAATCCTCGCGATGCTTGGCGAAAGTGCGCCCGCCGCCGCGCCCGCTGCGCCCGCGCTGACCTTCTCGCTCGCGGACAAGGCCGGTTCCGCGAAGTCGCTCGCCGCCTACTTCGATGCCGGGTTCGATATGCCCGAAATCGAACAGGTATATGAGGCACAAACGGTCGCGGACTTGGCGCGACTCGCGGACGACGAAGCCCTGCGCATCAAGGCGCGCAATTGGGATGAAATCTCGCGCTCGAAGTACCGCGCCAACGACGACGGGACGAAGCAAGCCGCCTATGAACACCTGAAGGCGCGCGGCATTTCCGGCAAGCTCGATATCCCGGTCATGCGCTCGAAGGTGAGCGACGGCGAAAAGATTCTCGCCGAAAGCATCGCGCAGAACCCGGAATACCTCGCGGTCAAAGCGCAGATTCAGAAGGAATACGACGAGCGCGGCACGCGCCTGCGCGAACTCCTTCACATTGCTGACGGCAGGACTGGCGCGAGCGAAGCCGAAATGCAAGCCGCCGCCGCCGAATATCACGCGCTTCAGAAGGACGGTCTGGTTGACCGCATGAACAAGCTGAACACGGATACGTGGAACAAGGTCATCGCCGACCGCGCCGAACGCCACGCCGCCCTGTTCCGCGCCGACGGCGAACAGATTGTCTCGACGCTGCTCGATTCATCGAGCGTGAGCAACGAAAGCGCGCTCGCGTGGGCGAAATCGCAGGTCGTGGACGATGACGCCAAGGCGAAGCTCAAGCGGCAGAAATACCCGCTCGACAAGTTCTATCAGGACATGGCGGACTTCTACCGGCTGACGGGCGGCAAGGCTTCGGCAATCCGCTTTATGGCGGGCGGCAAGCGCGCGAACGCGGGCGGCATCGAAACCGTGACCGGCGAGAAGTACATCAATCTCGACACGAGTTTCACGAAAGAAACGCTGTGGCATGAACTTGCGCACCATCTGGAAAACGACCCGCTCGCGAAAGCGGCGGCGAACGGGTTCCTGCTCAAGCGGCGCGAAAGCGACAAGGCGTATTCGCTGCGTTCGCTCACCGGCAGCAAGTTCTACGGTCCGACGGAAATCGCGTGGAAGGACTCTTTCACGAACCCTTACGTCGGGCGCATCTATCGGGACGGCGCGACCGAAGTCTTCTCGATGGGCCTGCAATACCTGTCGGACCCGGCGAAGGCCGCATGGTTTGCCGGGAAAGACCCGGAAATGTTCGACCTTGTAACGGGCTATGTCGGCAATCCGCTGTCGCCCGCCATGCGCGCGAAGCTCACCATGCACTCAGGCGTCGTTGACGAGAAGGTGGGCGCGCAGCAAGCCGCCGCGAACGAGTACCCGACCGCGCTCGCTTGGTTCGCGAACCGCGCCGAACTCACCGCCGACGACTGGTTCGATACGCTCGACCGCGAAAGCGAGCTATACGACAAGCTGCGGCGGCTTTTCTCCTATGAAGCAAAGGGGCAGACGCTTACCTATGTCGGCGCGGCAAATCCGTACCGCGTCTTCACCGGCACGATGGCAAAGACCGGCAGCAAGCGACTCGTCAAAAATGGCTATCTGATTGTCGATATCACGGACGACAGGCGCTTCTACAACCTGACGCACGCGCAAACGCACGCGGGACTTGAAACGGCCCGCGCCATCGTCGGACTCGCGCGCCTGACGAGCGAGACGCCATCGAAGGTCATCGCGCACTTCTTCACCGACTCGCGCAGTCAGACCGCAGAACAGAAAGTCGTTAGCTACTGGAAGGCACTCAACGAATGATTGCAACGACCTACACCATCGGCACGCCTGCGGGCGTGTTTCAAGCCAATTGGGACGACGACGAAGATATCGCCGTCACCTATACCGGCGACGAAGCCGCCATCCGGTTTTTCCGGGCGTATCTCGACCTTGCCGCGCCGACCGCGCGCGGCGGCGCGCTCGTTCGTTTCGATGCGCTCGAACCGGAAGACTTGGGATTCATCGCAGTGGAAAACGCGCCCGTCTTCGTGGTCGATCCGCTGGAACAATTGGAACCCGACGAAGACCCCGAAGACACTGAGGAACCCATGTCGCTACTGCTCGATTCCGCCGACGCCGACACGTTCGCCCTGATTGGCGAAGGTGCTCAACTGCTCGCGGGCCTGAATGAAGACGCCGAATCGTTCTTCGATGACCTGTCGCGCCTGCGCGAAATCATCGCGGCGCTTGGCGCGGACGCCGCGCCGGTCGCGCCCGCCGTGGACGTCGGCGGCAAGGTGTTCGCCAACGAGCCGCAGCATTACGCCGACAACGAAATGGGCACGCGCCGCTATCGCGTCATGGGCGGCAAGCTCACGCCGAACACGCCCGCCGCGCGCCGCTATCTCGAATATCCGGTCGTCGGCTCGAACGCTGACTATGTGGCGCAGAATGCCCGGCTCGAACGCAAGGGCGACACGTTCCAACTCACTTACGACCTAGACAGGCCGTTCCCGACGACCGTCGAAGTCGAAGGCGACCCGACGCCCGAATCGCTCGACTATCAAGCTGGTTTCAATGCGGGCATGTCCGCAGCAAAGCCGAAGCTCACGGACGCGCTGATTCGAAAGAACACGGACCAATGGGTCGAAGGCTACCGCGCCGCCGTGCGCGACCTGAGCGAATTCCCCGAAATGGCCGCGCGCGACCGCGAAGAAATCCTGTCGTATCTCGCATCGCTCGCGCATGTCATCGAGCCGGAACCCGTCATCGAACCCGCGCCGGTCGAGCCTGTCATTGAACCCGCGCCGCCCGCCCCTACCCCGGAACCTACCCCTGTGAAAGTGGCCTTCGCTGAATACCTGTTGCCGTCGCAACGGACCATCAAGACCCTGCGCGAAATCGACATTTACCGCGTGCTCGTCGCCGCGCCCGAAGAACACCGCGCCGCCTTCGCGCAGTGGATCATCGAAGCCCGCCCCGACTTGGCGGACGAAGTGCAGCATGTCATGCGCGCGGAATGGCCCGACGACGCGCCGGGCGACCCCGCCCTGCCGACGGAAGACCGCACCGCGACCGTCACTGACCCGCTGCCGGAAGACGGCGCAGCGGTCCCGCCTGCGCTTGGCGAAGTGACCGAATCGACGCCGGAACGCGACGCGGATATGGCTTTCCTGCGCGCGGTGACGGCGGGCGAAATCGACATGTGGGAGAACGACCCCGCCGACCGCATCGAAGCGATTGTCGGCGCGTATGAGACGGACGAAGCGGTGCTCGCGCTCTCGCGCGAAGCCATCGACGCCTATACGAATTTCATGTCGAAAGCGCTGCAAAACGCCTAAGCGGACGGGGCAAAAGGCCCCGCCAAGCATAGGAAAACGCCGGGCGGATTGAGCAAAACCGCACTCGACAATCAGAGTGCGGCTAACTCAACCTCCCGGCGATAAATGACCACTCTTATTCTCGATGACGCCTCCAATGGAATGGCGTCAGACCTTGCGCGGCTGAAGCTCGCACGCGAAGGCAAGACGCTCCTTCAAGAGCGCGAATCCCTCACCGCGAGCGCGGCGGACACGATCCGCAAGCTGAAAATCGGCAAGCGCATTCGCGAGATTGTCGAAGCCTTGGGCCTGCGCCCTGCCGCGAAGAAGCCGGACGCCGCGCCTGTCGCGGTGCGCACGGAACCGACCGGCGAGTTTTACCCCGACGAGGGTAAGCGCACGACCGGACAACGCCAGAAGGCGAACGACGCCGCTATCGCGCTCATGCGCGAGATTCAGGCATCGGGCCGCGCCGTGACCGACGAAGACCGCGCGATCCTCGCGAAGTATTCCGGCAACGGCGGCGGGCTTGTGGGCGCGGACGGCAAGACCGGAAGCCCGCACGAATACTACACGCCGAAGGAAGTCGCGGGCGCGATGTGGAACCTGCTGGCCGAACTCGGCTTCAATGGCGGCTCCGTGCTCGATCCGTCGTCGGGCACCGGTATTTTCACTTCGATGCGCCCGAAATCGGCAGTCATGTCGCAAGTGGAACTCGATCAGACGTCGGGCACCATCAACGGACTCGTCAACAACGGCCCGACGGTCACGACCGCCGTATCGCCCTTCGAAGCGTTCGCCAACGACACGCCCGACGAGATTTATGACGCGGTTATCACCAACGTTCCGTTCGGCGACCGCACCAAGCGCGGCGGCAATGAAAAGCTCGACTCGCGCTTTCAGGATGAATCGCTCGAAGGCTACTTCGTGCAGCGCGCGCTTCAGAAGGTCAAGCCGAACGGCTTGGCGGCGTTCATCGTGCCGAAGGCGGTCGTGTCCGGCTTGGGTTCCCGCGACGTCAAGCTGCGCACGAACTGTTCGCTCATGGCCGAATTCGTCGGCGCGTACCGCCTGCCGAATTCCATCTTTACGACCGCCGCCGCCGACGTGACGACGGACCTGATTGTGTTCCGCAAGTTCTCGCGCGAGACGCGCCGCAAGGTCGAAGAACTCGAAGCGCAAAGCCCGGCCACGCTGAAGGACGCCAACATTCTGTGGGAGCCGTTCGTGTCCGGCGCGTTCTTCAAGACCGTGGGCCGCAAGTACATTCTCGGCGAAGAAGGCACGACCAAGGGCAAATACGGCGAAGTCGCCGCCGTCATCAATACCGATTCGATCAGCAACATCGTCAAGCTGATTAAGCGCTTCCCTGACTCCCATATCAATTGGGAACTGCTCGACATGGTTCCGACCGCGCCGATCACGTACACGGACGGCGACACGATCAATAAGGACGGCGCGACGCTCGAAATGCGCGACGGCGAATGGGTCGTGCTCGACTCCGCGCAGGCCGCAAGCAAGACGGTGCTCGACTTGGCAGACAAGCTCTCGCGCCCGCTCGCGGCGGTCAATTCGCGCGTCACGTTCGCGCAGGCAGGCGAATACGTCGATGCGATGCAGAACGCCGGGCGCTTTTGGGACGTCGGCGCATGGCTGACGGGCACGGTTAAGACCGTGGCGACGCTCGCAGAGTCGGAGCGTGAAACGTGGTGGCAAGCGATCACCGCAGGCATGGCCGTGCAGGAATTGCTGTCGGAAGCCGATTCCGTCGAGCCGCAGAACTACGTCACCGCATACCCGGAACTGGCCGCGCAACTCGCGAAGGTCGAGCGCTACGCCACGCGCACCGTCGGCAAGGCCGCAAAGCTCGTGAAGGACGGCCTGCTGTCGATTCAGAACGCACGGCGCAAGGGCGAATTCACCGCGCTCTGGAAGGGCGAAATCCTCGCCAACGTGCAGGACCGGATTCTGTCGCCGACGCAGATTTATGAGAAGGCGCGCTATGAGAACGAAGACGAAACCGGCTTCGTGTCTGTCTCGAAGCTGCGCGAAGCCATGTCGGACTTCGACCCGCTCGAAGACGACGACTGGTGTATGGGCGCGGACGGCGAAACCGTCATGCACGCGAACGACTATTACACCGGCTCGTATGGCCGCTTCCTGAAGCAAGCGGAAGCCGACCTTGCCGCCGCGACGGACCCGCGCGTGCGCGCGAAAATCGCCCGGCAAATGGACCGTGCGAAGGAACGTATCAGCGTGGTGGACGTCGCCGACATGACGTTCAATCTGTTCACGCCGCACGTCACGATGGCGCAAAAGCTCGAATTCCTGAAGACCTATGTGTCGGTTGATATTTTCATCAACGACAAGGGCGAATTCGATATCAAGCAGTCGAATCCGGGTAAGTACGCCAGTGCCGAAGAAATGGCCGCGTACAAAGCCATGCAGCGCTTCGTGAAGTCGTATCTGAAGAACCAGACGATTACGACGATGACGAAGCAAGCGGACGCCGAAGCGAACCCCGCTGCGGAAGCCGCTTTGATGCGCCGGATTAAGGACATTACGGACCGCGCGAAGGCACAGTTCGATTCGTGGGCGCGCGCCAACGACGAGATTCAGGCGTCGCTGCATCAAAAGCTGAACGACCCGGAAAACCTGAAGTTCATCGAAGTGCCGGACGGCACGCCCTTGGACATTCCGAATCTGAACGTCGAAGACTTCGAGCCGCACGCCTACCAGTACGCCGCCTGCCGCCGCTACGCCCGTCATTTCGGCGGCGTGCTCGGCTTCGATGTGGGCCTCGGCAAGACGTTGACGGCGCTCGCCGCGACGCAGTACGCGCAGTCTATCGGCGTGAAGAAGAAGACCATTTTCGTGGTCCCGAATGCCACGCTCACGAACTGGCAGAAGGAAGCGGGCAAGGCGTATCTGAACACGGACGACTGTCTGTTCGTCGGCGTCATCACGGACAAAAAGGGCAAAAAGAAGGTCGATAACAACCAAGTCAAAATCGACTTGAACACGATCCGCGAAAACCGTCATGCGAAGATTTTCATGACGATTGAAGCATTCAAGCAGATTCCCCTGCGCGAAGAAACGCTCGACGCCTATGTCGAATACCTCGCGCACCATGACGACGCCTATTCGGTCGAGAACGACAAGAGCAAGACGGAAAGCATCAAGCAGGACTCCCTGCTCGCGGAAGCGAAAGACTTGGGTTCGAAATCGGGCGCGCTGCCCTACTTCGAAGACTTGGGCGTGGATTCGCTCGTGCTGGACGAAGCGCACAACTACAAAAACTCGAAAGTCACGAGCGCGGAATTTACCGGCGCGAAATACCTGTCGGACCCGCAGAAGTCGCAACGCGGCATGGACATGCAGGCGAAGGCGTGGTTTGTCCGTGGTCTGTCGGACCGTGGCGATGGCGTGGTTTCGCTGACCGCGACGCCCGTCACGAACTCGCCGCTCGAAGTCTATTCGATGCTCACGCTCGCGCTTGGCGAAGAAGAAGTCAACAACATGTACGGCGTGACCGGCGCGGACACGTTCATGGCGGCGGCGTGCGATATCGAAGAACGCGAAGAAGAAAACATCGTCGGCAAATTCACCGCGACGCGCACCTTTACCGGCTTGCAGAACGCGGGCCTGCTGCGCCGCCTGCTCCAGACGTCGTGCCTGATTAAGACGGCGGAAGACGTGAAGGCGGACGGCGTGGATATCCGCGTGCCGCAGGCCGAAGAAATCTCGACGGCGGTCGATATCGGGCCGGACAACTTCGCGACGCTCATCGCCTACAAAAACGAGTACATGGAAGCGGTCAAGCTCGTGAAGGCGGGCGGCGGCGGACCGGACGACAAGCTCACGGCGTCACCGTTCAACCTGATTCGAAAGATGACGAAGGTCATCAACGACCCGGAAATGGACAAGGGCGTGTTCGTCTTCAAGTTCTCGGACGACGAGAAAGAAGGCGCGCTCAAGGCCCTGCTCGCGTTCAACAAGAAGAAGGTCAAGGAAATCCGCGACACGCTCGACCCGATGCTCGGCAAGGAATTCGTCACGGAAAAGAGTGTGCGTGACACGGTAACGGGCGATTTCGTCGTCCAATACAACACGACCATTCAGGCGTTCGCCGCGACCGATGCGAACGGCGACAACGAAATCCGCCTGCCGTCCACGGAATACGAGACGCAGGAAGCGCTTATCAAGCTGCTCGAAGCCGAAGGCGTGAAGCCGCGCGTGAAAATCTCGCCGAAGCTCGCCGCCGTCATCGCGAACGTGAAGAAAGAAGCCGCGTACCCGCGTCATATGGGCCACGCCAAGCAAATCATTTTCTGCGACGAACTCGGCCTGCATCCGAAAATCCGGCTCGCGCTCGCGCAGGAAGTGGGCGTTCCGCTGTCGAAAATCAAGATCGTCAATGCGGTCGCGGTTGACGTCGCGGGTATGCAGGACGTGCAGGACGGTTTCAACGCCGACGGCGAAGAAAACCGCTACGAATACGTCATCGCCAACAAAAAGGCCGAAGTCGGTATCAACCTGCAAAAAGGCTGTCAGGCTATCCACCATATGACGATTGGCTGGACGCCGGACTCGACGCACCAACGCAACGGGCGCGGCGTGCGGCAGGGCAACACGGTCGAGAAGGTCATGGTGTATCACTACGATGCGAACGGCACGTTCGACGCCTACAAGCGCAAAATCGTGGATATCAAAGCCGACTGGATTGGCGCGCTCATGTCGGGCGACTCGCAGAAAATCAAGATCGAAGGCGACATGTCCGCCGCCGATTACGAACTGCTCGCGAACGCCGTGGGCGACGCTGAAGCGATGGAAACGGCAAACAGGGCCATCGCCGACCGCGCCAAGCGCGAAAAGATTCAGGCCGCGCGCGTGCAGCAAATCCAGTATGTGCGCACCATCGAAGGCGCGAACGTATGGCTCAACAAGTTCGGCGTGACCGGCGAAGACGAGACGAGCGGCTTCAATGCTTGGGTCAACTCGAAAATCGCGAGCATCCGCGCGCAGGTTTCCATCATCGCCGATATCAAGACGCGGCAGGATGAAACCGAAAGCGACTTGATGCGCGCGCGGCTGGCGAAGAAGTACGCCGAAGAACGCCCGAAGCTCGACGCGGCCCTGCTCGTCATCGGCGGACTCGCAACGCCGGGCAAAATCCCCGCCGAACGCACGTATCGCTCCACGCTCACGGACGAAGACCGCGCATCCGCCGCCTATGCGAACTGGAAGAAGGAACTGACGTTGCGCACGAACATGCGCGACGACTCGCGCCGCGCCTTCCTTCAGCGCTCGGAAGACGGCTATACGGTCGATTCGCTCGACGCGCACGCGCGCGGCGAAGCGGCGGTCGTCATGGGTACGCTGGTTCGTATCGGCTCGTTTGTCGAGAACGGCGACGCGCTGCTGGTTGTGCGCAGCGGCAAGAATCGTCAGGCGGGCAACCTGTACGGTTACAACCCGGCTGACCAAAGCGAAATCGAACTGCTGAAAATCGCCAAGCCGGTATTCACGGACAAGGGTTCCGCGCGCTGGCGCTCGCTGGTTGAACAGGCCGTGCGCATGGACGAAGCGACCATTGCCGATAGCGATTTCGGCGGCGCGTATGGTGCGAGCGATCCGCGCCTGTACATGTCGATGGTCGAAGACGTGCGCGACGCGATCAGCGTGCCGGTTCCGTCGGCCCCGCTCTCGAAGTCGTCGTTCTCGTTCAAGCGCCCGTACTTCCCTATCGTGCTCGATGACTTGACCGGCGAAAGCGGCGGCGCGCTGGCGAAGCGCATCCGTGCGGAACAAATCGACCTGCTCGACTTGGCGAAGGGCAACAAGTGGAACGTCGTGCCGCGCGACACGCGCACCATCGGGCCGTCGCTCGATATCAACGTGCGCACGCAATCCGAAGCGATCCGCGAGTATGCGGTGGCGCACAATCTGCGCGCGACCGAAGACGACCTGTACGCGATCAATAGCGGGCTTGGCACGCGCAACGTGGTCGATCAGCTTGGACTGCGCGCGCTGTTCTTCAAGTCGCTGCCCGAAGGCGTCGCGGCAAGCAAGACGCCGGACGAACTCGACGTGTGGGCGCTCGCGTGGTTCCGCGCGCAACTCGACTGGCTCGAAGTGTCGGACCTTTCGACGGTGCTTGGCGGGTACATGTCGCAATACCTGCGCACGCAGGCAAAGATTGACGACGGCACGGAACGATGGGTCAAGCTGATTGAACCGCCGACCTACACTGTGAAGGACGCGGCGCTGGCGGCGCTCGAAACGGCGATCAAGGGCGGTTTTCTGGTCGATGAAATCATCGGCGAGAACGGCGGCAACGCCTACCCGATGCCGTATCTGCCGGGCGGTTTCCTGTCGAGCGGCGCGGGCCGGAAAGTCGCCGAACTGCTGTGCGAACAGGTCGGCGAATATATCGAACTGAAGGTCGGCGCGGACAAGGTGCGCTCGCTCAACGGGTACGGCTCGAACATTCGCCTGTATTACGACAATTGGGGCGATGCCGTGACGCTGGTTGCAAGCGTGTTCTCGGACCGCTGGAAATCGCTGGTTCAGTGGGCGCAGTCGGTTGAGAAGGTGCGCGCAGCGGACAAGGCAGGCACGGACGTGCCGGGCATTCTCGCCGCCCTGCGCCGGATGCCGGGCGTGCTGTCGGCGGACGTCGGCACGGTCGAAGCGCGCGAGAAGCGTTACGGCTCGAAGGGGTTCTATACCTACGTGCCGGGCACGTATATCCTGCTCGGCATTTCGCGCGGCTCGTCGCTGCACGATAAGGTCGCGACGAAGGGCGACGCGGGCTTGCATGGCCGCACGTTCGACCGCGAAACGAACTGCTTCCGCATCACCATCGCCGACGGCGAGAAGTGGAGCGACGGCGTAGCGGTCGCATCGGTCGATAGTCTGTTCGCGCACATCGGGCAAAACATCGCCGACTATAAGCTGTAAGACACACGCCGCCGCCCACGCCGGGCGGCGGCATAACCAGAACCAACCATGACCCTACTCGCTTTCAAAATGGACCCGGCTTGGCTCGCGCAGAAGCGCGACGAGTACGCCGGGCAAATCAAGGCCGAACGCGGCGCGGACGCGGACGTGCGCGCGGTATTCATCGAGCAAACCCGCAAGGTCATCAGCGGCGCGAATCGCACGAGCTATCTGCGCTTCGGGCCGTATTGGTGGGCTGTGAAGCGCATCCTGATTGCCGCCGATATCGGCGTCGGGACGCACGTCGAAACCATGTGGGCGGATGAATACGCCTGCGCGGATGACGAACTGACGCTCGTCGCGTCGTGGGCGTTTGCCGAAGACGCAACGGGGCGCTTTGGCGTGCTCACGCGGGAATACGATTTGGACGGCATCACGTTCGTGCTCTACGACGAAGAAATGGAAGCTCCGCGCTGAATTGCAACACGAAAGGGGGTGGTCCCTATCTCGAACCCCTGAAGGGGTGGATATAAAGAACGCCTCAACCTTTGCCCGGCCTTGCGCCGGGCTTTTTATTGCTCACGAGACGATTCCATAAAAGACGGCCATCGCGCGATTGACCGCAAGCATGGTTTCGTCATCGAGACGCCCGACGACCTGCCCGATGTTCTCGCGCGGCACGGCCTGAATCTTATCGACCATGACTTGCGAAGGCTTGTCCAATCCATTCCCCGCGCTCGGCTCGACCGTGATTCGATACAGCGGCATATCGCGAAGCTCGCTCGTGATAAGCACGATGACGATAGAGGCATGTTCGGCGAACAGGTCCGACTGCACGACAAGCGCGGGGCGCGGCTTGCCGGTATAGGCCCCTTTCGCGGCGACCGTCACCACGTCACCGCGCATCATTCCCAACCCTCCCGGTCCGCGACGGACTCGATGAAATCCATGATTTCCCGCTCGTGCGGGTCATCGCGCGTGAGAAGCGACTGACGGCGGCATTCCTCCGCGAAGCCCGGCGCGCTCGTGTCGGGAACCCATATCTGCACCGGGCGCAGACCCGCGCGGCGCATGGCGTCGCGGCGCTTCGCGACCCGCTCTGAAACTGTCATTCCCATATATCCCCCGTCGGTTACATGTAACGGATAGTATAGGGCAGATTTCCGACCGTCGTATAGGAGAATCTTTTGTGCGTTAGACCGCTTGCGCTTTCATTCGTGAGCGCATACTATTGAGTCTAGTCCACCACGAAGGGAGCACGAACATGGCCGTCAACTGGAAGCACGTCGCTGATACGCTCGCCCTGCAAGGCATCGACCTCAATACGCAATTCGATTCGCTGACCGGCGATCAAGTCAAGATGGTCGAAGACCAAGCGAAGAAAAGCGGCTACCGTGCTCCGAAGAATTCGAGCGCGTCGCCCGCTGACATGTTCTTCTCGGCGGTGCAGCGCAAGGCGGGGACGCGCCGCCATGCTTCGATCAACTCCCGCAAGGCCATCTAACGCCCTGCCCGGCTCACACCGGGCGAAATCCACCACAAGGGAGCACACATGGAAGTCACTAAGATGCAGTGGGAAGCGATGGAAGCCTCGCTCGCGAACGACGAGTCGAGCACGGACGAAGAACTGGAAGACCACTTCGTTAAGGAAGTGGGCGTCACCATCGAAATCGCGCAGTTTGCGATCATCTACCGCGACGACTTCCTGACGGCGGACCCGAATGCGCCGGTTCAGCCGTCGCTCGCGGACCTGTGGGGCAGCGGCAGCATCGCGGGAGAAGCGCGCGCCGAACGCTGCCTCTCGCCCGGCTACGGTTCCTGAAGGGGCGCACATGGCAACGAACAAACCCGTCGTGAAATACTGCAAGCCCGCTCCCGCCACGCTGCGACGCTGGATCGACGCTCACCCTGAGAAAGTCGCGGAATTCGACTGCGGCGGCGGCTATTGCTTCGGCGATGGTCGCGGATTCGGGTACGACATTCTGTTGGCTCCCGGCTGGCGCATGTCCGATGACTGCGTGCATACGTTGATCGAGCCGACCGTTAAAGAAATGCTCGCGCAACTGCGAAGCGTCGTCCCGTGCGACTGCGACGAGTGCAAGGAAATGCTCGAACAGAGCGCGAAATAACAACCACGCCCGGCCTGCGCGCCGGGCATCACGAGCACACAACAATGGCACTCGACCTATCAAAAATCCCGGCTCACGTTCTCTCTGACGTGCGCGAGCGCGGTCACTCTGACGAAGCGATGGCCGCGATGACGCCGCGCGAATTCTTCTCGGAATACTGCAACTGGAACGGCCTCATTCGGTGGGGTGACACGCTGTTTTCCGCTGTCGAAGCCTGTCAGAAAGCGGGCAAGCCATGAAAATTGACGAGAAATTCAACAAGCGCGGCGCGAACCTGATTGAAGTGCAAACGCCGTCGGTTCGCGGCGGGCCGCAATACGCGCTCGGCTTGGTCGCGGAATTTTTCAGGCTTCCGGGCGACGCCGATCACAGCACGATCAAGCTGCACATGACGCCGGGCGAAGCCCTGCACTTCGCCGAAGAACTGATAAAGGCGGCGCGCTTTGAACTGCGGGACGTTCTCAAGGGAGACAAAGCATGACGAAAATTGACCTTCACGTTTTTGCGCCCGGCGATCCTGCCGTCGGCATTGCGCACACGCACTGGACTATCGAGAACGTCGGGCCGCTCGACGCCTATCCGAATCAGCGGGACATGGTGCGTCGTCAGTTCGAACTCGCGTTTCAGTCGCTTGCCGACGGCAAGCTGCGCCTGTTTTTCAGTGACGAGCCGGGCGCGGCGGACCCGGAACCGCAAACGCCGCAGGAACCGGGCGAATGGGACGTGCCGGGCGTCGAAGGCGGCATTGCCATCGTAAAGCGGACCCGATGGGGCAGCGCGTCGATGGAACTCTACGGCGAAGACGGCGAGCCGTTCTATGGGAGTCTGCCGGTCGATACGCCGCTGCCGGTCATCAATCAGGCGATGCACCTGATTCAGCGTGCAGAGAAGCGCGGCGAAGAATGGGGTAAGCGCAGCAAGCAATTCGAAGTTCTCAAGGTGCTCGGCATCGAGAAGCCCTTCGAACTCATGCCGAAGGTGGAAGACTGACATGACACGCCGACCGTCATCCTGCTATCGTATGACCGTCGATTCTGCGCGGTTTCTGTGGTGGTGCTGCCCGACTCGATGACGTCCTAGGCCCTGATTGCCCCGCTCGCGCGGGGCTTTTTTTTGGCCGCACGGCATAGGAAAACGCGCGGGCGTCTTGCGGCGCGCGGCGGCGACACTGGACGCTGTTCTCATATCGTCCAACGCCATGCCGACTCCGACCGATAGCAAGCCATCGGGCTTCGCCAAAATCAAAGCCCTGTTCGCCTCCAAGGGCGTCAACGCCGCTGAGATTGGCGACGCCGAACAACAAGACGCGCTCACCGACGGCCTGACTATCTCGATGCTGCTTGGCGCGGGCCGCTCGACCGCGCGCAACCGGCTTCAGATTTATCAGAAGCGCATCGAAATGATTGGCGACCCGATTATCTCGACCGCGCTGCGCCTGCACGTCACCGCTGCCTTGGGCGGGCACGAGACGAGCGGCGACACGGTATTCATCGAAGCGACCGGCGACGCGAAGAAGGACAAAAACAAAAAGCGCATCGCCGAAGAAATCTCGAAAGACTTGGCTCCGATTTTCAACCGCATCGCCTACACCGTGGCCTTCAACGGCGCGGGCTTCGGCGACGCCTACGGGCGCGTCTATACGGCGGGCAAGCTCGGGGTCGTGGACGTCTACTGTGACGAGCTAGTGCATCCGTCGATGATTACCGCCTACGAGCGCGGCAACACGACGATGGGCTTCGTCGCGGCGAGCGGCCCGAAATCGACGGTCAAGCTGAATCTGTTCCAGATGGCGCGTTTGAAAATGCCGCGCATGATTTACGTGCCGCAGGTCCGCGCAATGGAGAAGGCCATTCGGACCGCGCTCGATACCGACGATATCAACGAACTGCCGTTCATGCCGTCCCTTGTCGGCGGCTCGTTTCTCGATGCCGCAGAAGGCCCGTATGACGCCCTTCAAGCGGCGATGGTCGGTCTAGTCGGGCAGCGCGTGCTTGATTCGATTGACGAGTCGATGATGACGGTCAACATGGACGGCATGACCAAAGAGCAACGCGGCTCGTTCATGGCGAACATGAAGTCGATTCTGTCGGCGTCCAAGCAACGCGCGGAACAGGCGATCAAGCAGGGCCGTCCGGTACTCGAACGCATCTATCACCTGATTCCGACTTGGGGCGACAAGCAAATGACCGCCCTGAATGGCTCGCTCGCGACGGGCGGCGGGCGCGGGCAGTCGGGCACTTTGTCTATCGAAGACGTCTTGTTCTACGCGAAGCTGCTCTCTGGCGCGCTTGGCGTGGACTTGTCGATGCTCGGCTTCTCCGAACTGCTGTCGGGCGGCTTGGGGGATGGCGGGTTCTTCCGCACGAGCGCGCAGGCGGCGGAACGCTCGCGCCTGATTCGCGTGGGCCTGTCGGAGTTTTTCAATCACATCATCGACGTCCATACGCAATTCAAGTATGGGCTTGTGTTCCCGCCTGACGAACGTCCGTGGGAAGTCAACTTCTACGGCACGATTTCCGCGCTCGAAAGCGAGAAGCAGAAGACCCGCACGGAAGCGCAGAACACGGGCGCGCTGCTGCTGCAATCGCTCGAAAGCATCAAAAACTTGGGAATGAAAGACCCGAAGGCCATCGAAGAAATCCTCGCGAAAATCATGCTGCTGGACGAAGACCAAGCCGCGCTGATTACGAAGGCGATCATCGAAGCGATCAAGTCGGGCGAAGAACAGGACGCGGAAGGCGGCGGCGGGTTTGGCGGCGGCGGTGACATGGGCGGCGGGCCGGTCGGCAACGCGGGCGGCACGCCTGCGCCTGCCCTGCCGAAAGCCAAGCCTAAGAAGAAGGAAGCCGCCGCAGACGAGGAAACCGCCTAATGTCCATCTTTGACGAAGTGGAAAACCGGGTCGTCCAATCGACCACTTCGAGCCTGTCGCAACTGAAGGGCACGATTGCGGGCTTCTCGCCCTTGGGCGCGGGCACGGCGGTGCTCAAGCAAGCCGTCGGCAAGCTCGCGCCGTCGGCATCGGGCGTGCTCGACAAGGCCCTGCGCGGCGACTTTACGGGCGCGGCATTCGATGCCGTCAACAAGGTCGCGGGCAACGCCATCACGAAGCTGCTCGCGGGCGGCACGAGCGGCGACATTCTGTTCAACGGCCTGCCGAATCCGCTGCTTGGCGGCATCACGCCGTTTCAGGCCGCGCAAATGGTGACGGAAATCGCGAGCACGAACTACGCGAAGAAGAACCTGTATTTCATCGAAATCACCGACTACGCAAGCCCGCTTGACGACCAAAACGCATCGGGCCTGTTCAACATGTTCTGCACGAGCGTGTCCATTGGCGGCGGCAACATCATGGGCGAAGCGCACGGCATCGGCTCGGCACAGATGGACATTGTGAATGGCGGCGAGCGCGACGAAATCCGTGTGACGACGTATGACGACGCCTACGGGCAAATCAAGCGCTGGTTCAACAAGCGGCGAAGCCTCGCGATCCACGCCGACGGCACGTTCGGTTTGCCTGCGGACTACCTGTTGCGCCTGCGCATCCTGCACGCCGCCGTGAATGACGAAGTTATGGCGCTGTTCGGCGGGTACGAAGAATCGTACATCGTGCGCCCGGTCGGTCTGGAAACCGAACTCTCGCGCACGGAAGACGGCCTGCAAGAAATCCAACTGTCGTTCTCGCAGTTCGATACGTTCATGTTCAATCAAGGGTAGTAAATGAAGGCTGACGCTAACGGGTTCCTGATTGCCGACCGCGCGATTTCGGTCGAGTCGCTTGCGGGCGCAATGAAGGGCGTGAAGGGCGACACGGCGGCGATTCTCGCGCTGCTGAAGGTCGGCGCACGCGCAACGATCACGCAACGCGCGCGCGTGCTCAATTCGGGCGCGAGTCGCGGCCCGTCGGCGGGCTTGATGGGCGAACGCCTGCCGCCGCCGTCGGTCGCGCGCGATGAAACCGGCAAGTCGCTGGCGCGCGTCGCGGCGGCAATGGCGCGCGAGCGCGACGAGCGCGGGCGCTTCAAGCCCTACCCGACCGCCGAACTGACCGAAGTCGCGAAGGCGGTGAAGGACATGACGCGCCGCCAAGCTGCCGAACACGCGGAAGAAAAGCGCGAGCGCGCGAAACGGTCGAGCAAGGGCGCGGATAGCGCGCAGGGCGGGCCGGATAGCTCCGCGCAGTCGTCGGGCGCGGGCAACGGCGGCAAGCCGCCACGCGGCCCGCAAAGCGGCAGCGCTACGCCCCTGCAAGCGGGCGCGAACAATGGCAACGCGGATGCGACGCGCGACGCGCGCGGGCGCTTCGTCGGCAAGGGCGGCGGCGCGGGCAGTGACGGCGAAGGGTCGAGCAACGCGGGCGGGGGGCGCGCGAAGCGTGAGCGCGACGGCGACGGCGTGTTCTCGAAAATGAAGGACTGGTTCAAGGGCTTCGGCGGCATGAAAGGGCCGCAAATGCCCGGCATGGAAGGTTATGAGAAGGTCGATCCGACCGTCGAAGCGAGCAAGGAACTCGGCAGCATGATTAAGGCCCCGCTCGCGGCGGTCGGCACCGTCGGCAAGGCGGTCGTCGGGCGCGGCTTCAGCGCGGCATCCAAGCTGCCTGCCGCGCCGTGGTATCGGCGCATCCTGCGCGAACTGCACCTGTTCCGTGACGAGTCGAGCGCATTCGGCAACGCGGAAACGCGCGTGCTGAAGGAAATCGAGCGCAAGACGGGCGGCGGGCCGGGCGCGCAGGGCGGCGGCGGCATCATGGGCGCGCTTGGCGGGATGCTCGGCAAGGGCGGCGGCGGGCTTATGTCGCTGCTTGGCGGCGGGCTGAAGCTCGGCAAGGGAATGCTCAAGCGCCTGCCGCTTTTGGGCGCGCTGTTCGCGGGCGGCTCCGCGCTCGCGTCGATTTTCGGCGGCGACGACCCGAATAAGTCGCCGGAAGAAAACCGTAAATCGCGCTTCGAAGGCGCGGGGTCCGGCATCGGCGCGATCATCGGCGGCGGGCTTGGCATGTTCCTCGGACCTGTGGGCGCGATGATTGGCGGCGTCATCGGCGATAAGGTCGGCGAACTCGTCGGCGCATGGCTTGCGACCGTCGATTGGAGCAAGGTCGGCGACACGATCACGAGCGCATGGGATGGCGCGGTTGCGACCGTCAAAGATACGTGGAAGACCGTCACCGACGAACTCGGCAAGGTCACGAAGACCGTTTCTGACGCGTGGAATGGCGTCATCGACGGCGCGAAGGCATGGCTGAAAGACAAGCTCGGCATCGACGTCGATGCAGGCGTCGCTAAAGCCAAGGAAATGGCGGGCGCAGCGGCGGACTACGTGAAAGAGAAGGCCGCGCCGGTCGTGGATGCCGTCACAACCGCCGCGAAGCCGGTTGTCGAAGCCGTGAAGGGCGGCGCGCAGGCGGCGGTCGATTACGGCAAGGAACGCGTCGAAAAGATGGCCGCGCCGATTGCGACCGCAACGGCGAACGCGCTCGACTACGGCAAGGGGCTATTCGGCGGCGGCTCGAAGGGCAACAAGGCCGCAGTCATGGCCGAAGCGCAAAAGATCACGGACCCGAATGAACGCGCGATGTTTCTCGCGCAGGTCGATCACGAATCGGGCGGGTTCCGCTCGACCGTCGAGAACACGAACTACAAGGCGAAGGGCTTTCTCGCCAACTTCGGCGCGCGCAATCACATCACGACCGAAGCGCAGGCGCAGGCGATTCTGGACAAGGGCGACGATGCCAAGCTCGAAGCCATGTACGGCGGCGCATGGGGCAAGAAGAACCTCGGCAACACGGAAGCGGGCGACGCGGCGAAGTTCAAGGGGCGCGGGGTCATGCAGCTTACCGGTCGCTCGAACTACACGGCGGCAGGTAAGGCGCTCGGCCTCGACTTGGTGAATCACCCTGAACTGCTCGAAGACCCGGCAGTGTCGGCAAAGGCCGCGCTCTGGTATTGGAACTCTCGCAAGGGTCTGTCTGCCGCAGGCAAGGCGGGCGACGTGAGCGCGGCGACCGCCGCCATCAACGGCGGGCACATCGGGGAAGCGGACCGAAAGGCGAAGTACGGCACCTATCTCGCCGCGATCAAGGCGGGCGACGCGTCGGTTGCGGCTCCCTCGATGCCCGCGCCGACGGCGACGGTTGCCGCCGCCGCGCCGCCGCCCGCGCCGCCTGTGCCGCCCTCACCGGTCGCGCCCGCTACCGCGCCGCCGACGGTTTCCGCCGACATTCCGCAACCGCTCAACTCGCCCGGCCCTATCGACGTCCGAGTATCGCAAGACTCGACTGTGGGACAAGACCTATCAGACCGCCGATTGGCGCAAATCGCAACGGGCGGGATTTCCGCGTAAAAACAATGACCTGCGGGGCCTGTGTGTGGCGGCGCACATAGGCCCTAAAAAATCCGTTAGGAAATATCGCATCGTCTTGTCAATATTCTGCTCACACTTCGTTACATAGGGTCTGACGCCGTTATGAAGCCGCCTAAGAGCATTCTCGCCGCCGTCGTCATCAGTTCGCTCGCGTGTTTGGGGGCCGTGCAAACGGCGCGTGCGGACCAAAACAACATCGACGCGGCGATGAAACAGGCTGTGACGGATTACAAGGCGGGCGGGGCAAACGCCATGTCGGACCGCGCGAAGTTTTGCTATGACGCTGTGGACTATCGTCGTGGCAACGAGGGAGCGGCAAAGGCTGTCGAATACTGCATGTCGTATGAGTTTGCCGCTGTGTCTATCCTGTCCACGCTCAAAAAATACGACCCCTACGCCGGGTATTTCAACGGCTTGGACGTGATTTTTCGGGCGGCGCGGTACACAGAAAAGGCTCGCGTAGTTGTGCTGCCGGAACAGTTTGATCCGTTCTGGAAGCCGCGTAGCGAGTACATACACAAGGCCATACCGGGGATGCTGTAACAGACCGCGCGAGACGGTCCACCGCCACTTTGAAGCCCGCCTAGCAAGCGGGCTTTTTCCATTGGCGCGCGCTTTTTTGAGCTAGGAAAACGCAAAGGGGTCATCGCAAAAACGCCTTCGAGAATGGGTTTGCAAACTTCCATTCATTCGGGCGAAAAGATGACTCTCAATACCGATACCTACCTCGGTCAAGCTCTGAACCAATTGCAGACCTTCGGCGACAAGTCGATTTCGTCCGACGCGACGATGGTCATTGACGGGTTCGAGCAATACCGCTTCCTGTTCAAGCAGTTCCCGCAACCGACCCTTTCGAGCGCAGGCGAAATCGAAATCGCCGGTCCGATGGGCATTGCGACCTTCCAACCGCAGCAAGCGAAGATCAATCAGCAAGGTCAAGTCTCGATGTATGAGACGGTGGACGGCGACGCTGAAAAGCTCCAACGCGCAATCATGGCGAAGGGCGGACGCTTCGACGCGACGATTTACGAAGGCACGCTCGAAAAGCACACGCGCGGCTGGCGCATCTACAAGTGCTTCGTGCAACTCGACAACCCGGACCGCGATTGGGAAAACCGTGGTCAGGTCACGATGCTGTCGGGCACGATGTTCTTCCACTACACCGGCGAAACGCTGCCCGGCAACGTGGCGACCCTCGCGGGCTAAACGATGGCGTACCTCACGCTTTCTGAACTCGCGCTGTCGGTCGCGTACCCGTTCGGCATGGTGCTGGACGACGCCGATCAGGAAGCGCAGGCGATCAATGCGGCCCGGTTCTATCTCGGACATGGCCGCATTGAATCGCTCGATGCGCCTATCGCCTACGACAACCCGACGGACGCGCTTTTTACCGCCTATCGCCTGCCCTACCTTGGGCCGTCGGACGGTACGGGCGTGATTTCGTCGGGCATCGACTTCGGTCCCGGCACGCGCATGGGCGACTCCGACACGCCGCCCGCGCCGACCGTGCCTGCGCCGCCCACGCCTGCGGTGCTCGACGCGCAGACGCAAATCACGCCGTCTGAATGGTCGATCATCAAGCCGCTCTACATGCTCTATGTCGAGCGCGAGAACGCGCGCGTGCTCGAAACCTCGCGGCAGCAAGGCGTCGAAGTCTTCGGGCGCGACGTGTCGAGCGTGCAGGCCGATATCGAGCGACAGGAAACCGAAGTCATGCCGCGCCTCGCGTTCTTCCAGCCGGTCGAGACTATCTAATGATCGTCGTGAAAGACGTGCGCGGCGACATGATGCTGAAGGCAACCCTTCGGCATGACCTAGCGCCTATCCCGCTCACCTTCGAAGGCGTGTTCCGCACGACGACACAGACCGCCGCGCAGTTTAAGGACGGCGCGGTGCTCGTCGTGAATGACGTGCCTATGCGCATCGTGAAGGCCGTTCCGCAGCATATGGCGGACGGCGGCGTGCAGGGTAAAGAGCCGTTTTCGGGCACGCATGTCACGGCGTTCCCTGACGGCCTGCAAGCGCTCGCGCTGCCGCGCACGGCGGCGGCGATTTTCACCAACGGGTCACTGGCGGGCGCATATCGCGGGTGCGGCGGCACGGTCCCTGTGCAGGGCGATTTCCAGCTTGACCTGTTCTCGTGTCACGTCGGCGAGATTCCGACCTTCGCCATCGCGCGCGCTTTGCAGGAAATGGGCGGCGTGGTTATGTGGCGCGGCAAGTCGCTGAAGGTCATGCCGTTTCGCGACCTGTTCGCCCAGACGCCGGTCACGTCGCTCACGGTCGATTCAAGCGAATCGGTCAACTCCGCGCATCTCGTCGCGGACCAAATACCCGTTTTCTATTCCATCGGCCCCGACGGGCAGGTTATCAGCGCGACCCGTAAGGACGCCGCGCAAAAGCTCGCATTCACGCCGCGCAAGACGCTCGCGCAACTCAACGCAATGGGCCGCGTGCTCGTGAATCGCCGGGCCGTGACGACCACGCTCAATCCCTCACTGCGTGCGGGCGACATGCTCAACGTGCAGGGCACGCCAATGGTTTTGATGACGGTCGCTCACCACTTGGATAACGGCTCGGACGGCGGCGGCGGTTCTCAATACACGCGCGTTTGGCTTGGAGTGCTCTCGTGATTGGACTCATGCCCGGTTTCATCGACACGGTAAGCACGGACGACCGGGGCGCGCGCATGTACCGCGTGCGCATTCCCGGCTTGACCGATGGCGCAAGCGAGCAACCGCGCGCCGAACTGCTCAACCCTATCGGCGACAAGTCGGAACACACGGAAATCCGTATCAAGCCGGGCGACCGGATATGGCTCGCGTTTCAGGGCGGCGATACGCGGCATCCGGTCATCGTCGGATACCGCCCGCGCAATCAGGAAAACGCAATGGATTGGCGGCGATTCGAGCACGCAAACTTTGAATTCAACGCGGACAACGTTTTTCAGGTCATCGCCGGGACGCAGGTTCATATCAAGACGCCGCTCGCTTACGTCGAAGCTCCGAACTCGCACATTACGGGCGACGTTCAGATTGACGGCAGCGCGACCGTGAATGGCTTGCTGACCTACAAGGGCGGCATGAAGGGCAGCGGCGGCAGCGGTGCATCCGCGCAGATTGACGGCGGCATTGAAGCGACGGGCGATATCAAGGCCGGAAACATCAGTCTCGAAGGCCACGCACACATGGAACAAGGCGACGGCAACCGGGTCGGCCCGCCGATCCCGTAAAGGACAACGAAATGCAAAACCTGATTTTCGACATTTACAACCTGTCGCACAAAGACAAGGCCATTGCGGACGCGAAGAAGGCGTTCAAAAAGGCGGGCGCAACGGTCGTGTCCGTGGACGTCGATGCGAAGACCAAAAAGGCGCTCGGCATCGAGTACCGCGAAGTGCAGTTCGGCTTTGCCGACTCGCAAACGGTGCGCTTTGGCGTCAATGCGTCGGGCGACGTCGCGCAGGTCCGCATCAACGGTAAGGCGGTCCCGCTGAAGAACCCCGACGACCACGCCGAAGCCATCAAAGAGATTGCGGCGGCGATGGACAAGGGGCGCACCAAGTTTCAAGCGGCGCTCGCGAAGACGAAGACGCCGCTGCCGCCGACGGTGCGCACTGCTATGCCGAAGGTGCTCGACGCCATGAAAGCGAAGGTATCCGCACTGGACGAAGCGATTAGCGAAGCGACCGTCACGCGCGATGGTTTGCTCGCGCAACTCCAATAACGGCGGGCGAAAGCGGCATTTTCGCAACTAGGAAAACGCAACGGCGCGCATTGAAAAGTGCCGCTGAAAATGAAGGCTCAAAGATAAGTACGGGGTTCCGTGCTTTGTTTTGAAAACCAACTCAATTGATAGGTAAAACATGAACGGAACTCAAAACCGTAAGTACACGCTGTCCGATCAGCGCGAAGTCGAAAACTTCGTGCATGGCGTGGCGAACGCCGAAGGCAAGCCGGGCATGTTGCTCGACTCCGCCGCCGCCGCTGACGCGGGCATGGCCGCTGCGAAAGAATCGGGCAACCTGCCGACCGCGCTGAACGAACTGCTTGGCGTGACGAGCGTCGAAGAACAGAAGATCGTCAAGGCGATTTTCGACGGCGTGAATGTGTTCCAGCGCGAGCACGGTTTCATGCCGTCGGGCGACTTGCTGCTGACCGCCATCGACCAAGCCAAGTCGATTTACGACTCGGCAACGAACAACCATCACGATCAGATTTCGCTCACGCCGAACGCGCCTATCGTCGCGATTCTTGGCGCGCTCGCTGAAGCCTGCCCGTTCGCCGGTTATTTGGCTGCGGACAGGGGTTCGAACGAAGCACGCCTAATCATCGTGTCGCACCAAGCCGGTTCGAACTGGGGCGGCTACAAGCAAGGCAACTTGATGGACGGTATCGCGCAAGGCGAATCGTTCATGGGTTCCTCGCGCACGAAATCGCTGTCGGCACCGAACGACACGGCGAACTACAAGGTCACGTTCTACGACGGCGAAGACGGCAGCGGCGAAGTGCTGACGATGCTGCGCGGTCGCACCATCGTGTACGTCAACGGCATGATTGCCGTGCAGGAAATCCAGAACGGTTCGAGCACGGCAGCAAGCGTGCCGCTCATGGGCGGATGCACCATCGGCGGCGTCGATTACGCGCTCACCGGCACGGTCAAGCCCGCGTCGGGCGAAGTGGTCGTCACGCCGGGTTCCGCCCTGCCCGCTGGCACGGTCGTGACCATCGAAGTGGCCGTGGACTACGAAACGCGCCCGGAAAAGACGCCGAAGATGCAGGTTCAAGCGCAGGTGTTCCAACTGTTCGCGAACCCGTTCCGCGTCACGTACCAAGTCACGCCGGAAGCTCGTTCGCAGTTCTCGAACGAAGTCGGCGTCGATGCAGGCGCAGAAGCGATGATGGCCGTTCGTGGTCAGTATTCGATGGAACGTCATTACGACGCGCTGAAGAAGGCGAAGATGATTGGCGCATTCCAAGGCAAGTGGGAATACGACTTCGACTACGACAACCAGATTCAGCAAAAGACCCGCGCGCAAATCCTTCAGGATTTCGCATCGGTGCTCGGCATGGCGTCGCAAGCGATGGCCGAAGCGACGGCTGACCACGGCATCACGCACATGTACGTCGGCAAGTTCGTGGCCGCACTGTTCCGCTCGCTCGACGCGACGCTGTTCCAGTCGTCGGGCCTCACGGACCGTCCGGGCATTTTCCGTGTCGGCAAGCTGTTCGGCGTGTACGAAGTCTATTACTCGCCGAAGGTCGTCAACGAAGCCGCCGACGGTTCGACATCGGAAATCATCTGCGTGGGTCGTTCCACGCAGACGGCGCGCTGCCCGATCATCATGGGCGACGCCTCGGCTCCGATGTTCGAGCCGCTCGGCACGACGGAAACCCTCAAGACCGGCTACGGCTTCAACGCCCGTTCGTTCAACCGCGTCAACCCGCACGCAATGTCGGCTGTCGGTTGCACGGTTATCACGGTGAAGAACCTGCAAAAAGCGGCGTAAGCCGTGCGCGGCGCGAGTCGCGTAAGTAGCTGACGCGGCGGCATGGGCGTGAATCCCATGCCGCCGTTTTCAAAACCGGATACAGGGAACCCGCCGTGGCAACCACAAAGACGAGCAAGACCAAAGCGACGCAGGAAGGCGTCAATTCGGGCGCGCAGGACGACGCAACGAGCGCGCCGACCGAAGCTGAACTCGCGGCGCAGAAGGCCGCTCAGGACGCCGCTGACGCGCAGGCGAAAGCCGATGCCGAAGCTGCTGCTGCCGCTGAAGCGAAAGCCCGCGACGAAGCCGCCGCGAAAGCTGCGCTCGAAGCCGAAGCCGATGCCGCCGCCGCCGCTGCCGCGCTCACCTTTCCGCGTCAAATGCGCGTGGTGAATGACACGGCACAACCTTGGGTCGTTCGCAAATTCATACCGCCTTCGACGCGCGACACGGTTATCGACGTCGCACACGAAGACGACCTGCACAACCTGCGTTCCAACTGCCTCGCGGTGCTGTCGATTTCGGACCATTACCGGCCCGAAGAAGGCAAACCGGATGCCCTGCGCATCGTGGAACTGGACGACGAGCAAGCCTAATCACCGACCGGGTTCTAAGGAACAGGAACAAAAATGTCTTTCTATCCGCATACTCGTGCCCTTGGCGCGCAGTCGGGCGTGCAACTGAATCCGGTCCGTGACAACACGGATGGGTTCGTGACGCAGGCGACCGATCAAACCGTTGCATTCGCTGGCCGCTTCTCGCGCGGGCGAATCGACGCACCTTTCAAAATCAACCGCGCGAATATCAAGCGCAAGCTCGGCGCTCCGCAGTCGATCCGCGTGTCGGCACTCAACGAGTGCTATGTGCAGGTCTATGAAGCCGTGAATAACGGCGCGCGCGAAGCGGTCATTTCCCGTCTGTCGGTTGCGGGCGCGACGAACAAGTTCGCCGTGTTCAATATCGACGTATCGGGCATCGGCTCCTTTACCGCCGCCGATACCGCGCCGACGGGAAGCTATGTCTTCTATCTGAAGGACATGGAATGCTTCAACGACGGCGTTCTGTTCGAAGTCAACGCGCTGAAGAACCTCGACGCGACCAACACGGCTATCGCGACCAAGCGCATCACCCTGCGCATCAAGGAACCGGACGGCACGCTTCGCTACGAAGTCACCGGCTCGCTCGATGACGGCGCGAAGGACGAATACGGTCAGGACGATTCGCTCGTCGCACGTTTGGCCGCTATCGCCCAATCGAACATCAGCATTGTCTGCGCACAGACCGTGAGCATTGCGACGTCGGCTGAGTGCTACGGCAAGGCATCGGACGGCACGACGAAGCTCTCGAAGAACGCCGCCGCGCTCGTGCTGTTCTCCGAAGGTGGCACGGCGTACACGTCGGACGACTATGACCGCGCATTGGCCGCGCTCGAAAAGAGCACGCTCGATTACGGCTATGCGTCGTCGGGCGGCTCGCAATCGATCCCGCTGATTTCGAAGCTGGCGACGCTGAACATGCGCGCAAACCGCAACATGGCGATTGACGTGCCGGGCGACCTGTCGCCTGCCGCCGCCGCTACGTGGGTCGCGCAACTCGGCATTACCGGCGCGAACGCGCACCTGATTTCGTTCTATTGGGCACCGCTGCGCACGGACGACCCGCTGAACGGCGGTCGCGCGGTCATCGGCACGTCGGGCCTGCAATTGGGCTTCCGCTGCGGTCGCAACGCACAGACGAACTCGTATGGCTTGTCGCCGAAGAACTTCCCGATTGCCGGGAAAGATTGGGCTATCAACCGGACCGGCATCGAACAACTGTCCAACCCCGACGAATTCCAACTGTCGGACTTGGCTGAAGCGCAAATCAACCCGGTCATTTTCCAGACCTATAACGGCGGCTCCGGCTTCGTGTTCTTCGACTCGCTCACGGCGGCGAAGACCAATGGCTATCGCAAGCTGATTTCGGTCGCGGAAATGTCTTCGTCGCTGGACGACATGATTGCCAAGCAAGCCAAGGCAAACATGCAACTGCCGATGGACATTTCGATTTCGCGCACGGAAAAGTGGATCAAGGCATTGCTTGGCGGCGCGCGCTCGTCGGGCTGGCTGGTTGCATCGAACGATCCGGCGCTTGGCGAACAAGGCTGGGTCGTGAGCGTCACGCGCAACGCACAGCGCCCGTCGGACCGTATGGATATCGCCTACGGCGCGCATTACGACGGCGTGAATCGCGCGACGTACATCCAACAAACCATTTCGGCATAAGGAACAGTCATGTTCAAAGACACTCATTCCGCCGCTGACTTGATGCGCGGCCTGCTCACGCCTGCCCCGAAGGAAGTAAAGGGCAAGTACATCATGGACGACGCGGACGACGGCGAAGAAGCCGGTCCCGCGTCGGACTATGCCGGGCAGCAAATGCGCGTGACGGCGGCAAGCATCGCGCAGCAATTCGCGGCAACGGACGACTTGGGCGACGATGAATCGCTCGCCGACCGCCTCATGATGCTCGTGGTCGGCGCGGTCGATGCCGATATCGACGGCGAACTGTCGGAAGACGAAAGCGCGGTCGCGGAAATCCTGCTGAATTACCTGTGGGATTACCTCTCGCTCAAGGGCGTGTCGGACGACGACGCGAGCGCGCTGCTCAACGATTGGGACGCGGACGCGGCGGGTCGTGTGAAAGACCTGCTCGCTGAAGAACTGCCCGGCGATGACGAAGCCGCTGCTGAAGACATCGACTCGTTCGCGTTCGATGACGAAAGCTCGTCGGCGATTTTCGATTCCGCCAATGGCGAATTCTTGTATGACGCGGTGTACAAGAAGAAGGTCGTCATCAAAAACGGCCGGAAGACGAAGATCAACAAGCGCATTTCGGGCAACGTGCGTCTGAACGCAAAGCAGAAAATCGCCGTGCGTAAGATGCAGCGCAAGTCGCATACCGCGACCGCGACCATCAAGCGCATCAAGTCGATGCGCAAACGCGCGCAGGCGGGCCTGTAATGCCGTCGGCAGACCGCCTTTCCGGGGCGTCTTCGTCCCGCATCCTGTCTTCGGATTGGGGCGGTCTGTCTCGCGCCCTAATCGCCGTTTTTTATCCAATGAAGTTCGTCAAGGGTAGCGACGGCTGGACGCAAAGCCGCGACGTGCGCTCGCTCGTCGCGGACGACTCGTATCAGGTCGATGACGGCTACGAAGTGCATTGTCCGATCACGGACGGCAGCTTCGAAATGTCGATGAACTGGACGTCGCCCTTCGAAGGCGCGGGCGCTGAATCGAAGGCCCCGACCCTTTCGGCGATGCTGCAATCCGGTCAACTCACGAAGACCGTACAGGCATTCATCGACACGGTAGGCGCGGGCGACAACGCGACCGCACAATCGGCGCTCTCGACCATCGCCCAATCGACCGGGCGCACCGGCATGACGAAGCTGAACTCGACGCAGACCTTCACCGGTATGCCGCCTGCGAAGCTGAACGCGACGCTGCATTTTCGTGCGGTGAAAGACCCGCTCGCGGAAGTGCGCGACCCGATTTCGATGCTCGAACAGTGGTCGGTTCCGCAACTGCTCGCGAGTGAATCCGTGCTCGGCAATGCCGCATCCACAAAGGGCAGCAATGGCCTTGTGCAAACCATCTATCCGTCGGTCGTGCCGCAGATTCTAGGGATGCGATACGGCGACATGGTGCTAGGCCCTGTCGTCATTGAATCCATCGGACGCCCTGTAACCAACCCGCGCACGGTCGAAGGGCTGTTGACGACGTGCAGCGTGCAAGTGTCGATTTCGACCCTTGCCGCGCTCGACCGGCGCGACATTCGAGCAATGTACCTATGACCCCTATCGACGTTTTGCGCACGGCGCGGCTCGAAGTGCGCATGTCCGAACTGCCTATCGGCGACGAAATCGAACTGTGCTACATGCCGGACGGTTCGCACGAGAAGGCCCTATCCGAATTCCTGCGGCGCGTCGTCACGGACGCCGAACAGAAGTCTGAACGGCACGTCACGGACCCGCGCGCGTGGACGCTTGGCGAGCGCTACCTTGCGCTTGCGCACTATAACCGCGCGGTACGCGAAGACGGTCCGAACTATCAGGTCACGGAAAGCACGAAGCTGTCCGATTACCTGATTCGCGAGCGTGACATGCAAGCGCCTGTCACGTTTGAAGCGAACGGGGATACCTGGACTTTTTCGCCCGCGACGGGCGCGGCGCTCGAAGCGCTCGAAGAACTGCGCTTCTCGGTTGCCCGGCCCGGCCTGCCGCTGTGGATTTTCGGGCTTATGGCGATCCAGCTTACGCGCGCCGCCGACGTCGAGCGGCCCGACCCGATTGCCGCAGGCGAAGACTACGCGACATGGCTTGAGACGCGCATCGCGACGATGCAGGCCCTACCCGCTTCTGTCGCTGAAAACCTGTACCGCGAACACGCCGCCGCGCAGGAACAAGCCTCTCAATTTTTCCGCGTGTGGTGCGATGCTGAAGGCGTGATTGTCATGCCAAAGGAAGCGGGCGGCGGTTTGCCGCCTGCGCGATTTCGCATTTACGCAGGCTTCAGTCAAATGGCGCTCGCAATCACTGGAAAGTCTTAAAGAGTGCGCGGCAAATCTGTTCTTAAACTTCGGTATCGACTTTGACAAAGCACTGCGGATGAATCGCTCGGATATTCGGGCGGTGTTCGAATCGAAACAGTTCAAGGAATGGAAGCGCGGGCGTGAAGCGGAAAACCGCATGACGAGCGCGCAGATTGAACGGCTCGACAACATCGTTCGAAGCATCGGCAGTCTCGGCAAAGTCTTGGCACAACGGCGCATTTTCTAGCCGCCGTTGTTTCACTGACCTTAGAACAGGGCTTCACATGACTTCGCGCCAAGGCTGTATCGCTACTTCCGTGCTGCGCTTCTATATCTGCGGCCTTGCGGTGTTTGCGTGGTTCATGGCGTTTCACGAATCGCGCTCCATGAACTTCCTCGCCGCGACCTTCCCTGAAGGCGCGGCGGTCTACTGGATGATGTTTGTGTGCGGCATGATCGGCATTGCTGACGTCATCGTGAATGACCTCTCGAACAAAACCCGCTGGCTGACCCTGCAACACAACCGGCACTTCGGTTTTCTGGCGCTCGCATTCTCCTACGCCTATCTCTCGTTTATCGCCGTACTCAAAGTCGCTTCCCCGCCGCTGGCCTTTTACAGTTTGTGGAACACGGTTTTCATTATCGGCTTCGCCTTGCTGGACGCTCACCAACGTTCAGCGCTACACATGAAGGAAGCCGCTCATGCACGCCGCAAGCCAGCTTAAAAATTCCATTTCCGCGTTCCTGCTGCTGTTCTGGTCGTGCGCGGCCTATGCAGCGCAGGCGACCTTTGTCGGCGACCTGCGCGAGATTCCGCCCGCTGCGGTCGCAATCTCGTTGCTGCTGTCACTGATTGGCGGTGCGGCTTATACCGCTTCGAAAATCGCGTCGCCGACGGTCACGATTAAGAGCGTGCCTGCGGAAGTGATTAAGGACGTGCTCACGTCCATCGTGGTGGGCTTTATCACCTTCTGTCTTGGCTCCTACATGGAATGGCCTGCGGTCATTCAGGCGGGGCTTATCACGCTTGCGGGCTATGGCGGCTCGCGCGTGCTCGAACCAATGCTCGCATGGGCGATGGCGAAGGGCGCAAAGCTGTTTGGCACGGACGCGCCGCCCGCGCTCCCCTCACCTACTGACGACACGAAATGAATGTAACGCTCGCGCAACTGCGAAAGCTCGCGCCCACGTCATCGGCCCCGCTCGCGGATTGGGTCGCGCCGCTCAATGCGGCGATGGCCGAATTCGGCATCACGACCGAACAACGCATCGAAATGTTCCTCGCGCAGATTCTTCACGAGTCGCGGGGCCTCTCTGCGCTCGTTGAAAACCTCAACTACAGCGCGGAAGGTTTGGCGCGGACATGGGACCGCTACAGCGCGAGCGGCAAGCGCGGCGGTGCGCCCAATACGCTCGCACAGAAGCTCGCGCGCCGCCCGGAAGCCATCGCCAACAACGTGTATGCGAATCGGCTTGGCAACGGCTCGGAAGCGGGCGGCGAAGGGTTCATGTATCGCGGGCGCGGTCCGATCATGACGACCGGCAAGGCGAACTATCAGGTCATCGAAAACCGCCTGTCGATTCGCTGCGTGGCGAATCCCGACCTGCTCACGCATCCGCTCGAAGGCTCGCGCGCGGCGGCGTTCTTCTGGAAGTCGCACGGCCTGAATGAAGTCGCCGATACCGGCGCGTTCAAGGCGACGACGAAGGTCATCAACGGCGGCGACATTGGCGGCGCGGAACGTATCGGCTTGTGGGAACTCGCGAAGGTGGTCATCGCATGAACGACATTACGAAAGGGCACGCGCTGCACGACACGATGACTGTGGACGTCAATGTGCCGGAACACGAAAAGCGCGAGACGACGGCACTGTTTCGCCGCACGCGCGAACTGCTGATTGCGCGCGAGCATGGCCGCTGCTTTGTCTCGCGCAGGACCGCCGCGCAACTTGGTCATCCGCTCGAAGCGCATCACCATCCCATCGAACGCTCGATGGCGGAAATGATTGATTGGGACCGCTTTTCACTCGACGCGAAGAAAGGCATGTACGGCCCGCACGCCGCCGCGTTCGATTGGGAAGGCTTCTTCGAAGGCGCGACGATGCAGCGCGTCGAAGTGCCTGCGACCGACGACGAAGAAGCCTACACGGTCACGATGCGCATTCCGCGCGACCCGTATCTGTTCGTGGATGACATGACCGTCAACGGCCTGTTGCTCGGGAAGGACTATCACACCGGCAACGACGAAGGCATTCACCGACTTCCCTATCCGCTTTGGCTTGCGCGCGTGTACGGGCGGGAAGGCTACGTTTTTTCGAGCGTAGAGACGATTCACAACGCGCGCTTTCAACCTGAATGAGAAAAACCATGAAACCTCTGCATCACATTCTGCTGTTCGTGGCGCTCGTCATCGGCGGCGCGCTTCTCACTCTGTCCGGCTGTGCTGCGCCCGTCACGCCGTCCGCGCTCGTCGCCGCTGCGCCGGTATCGGCGAGTGCCGCCGCGCCCGCTGTAGCGCCCGCCACGCCCGCCGCCAGTGCGAAAGTGCAGGCGCTTGCCGCGACCATCGACCGCCAATGTCGTATCGGCCTGCCGTTCATGCAATCGCTGCTCGCGCTGCAAACCGATCCGGGCGCGGTCGCGCTCGTGACGAAGACGCAAGCCGATGCCGTGAAAGTCTGCGCGGTTGCCGCGACACTGGCCGCGCCGCCCTTCGGCGTATCCACACTGCCAACACTCGACCTAGCCGCGATCAATGCCTTTGCCGCGCAGCGTGTGCCCGACCTACTTGTGCTCGTGAAGAACTCGAACCTGTCAGACACACAGAAGACCGCCGCGACCCTCTCGATTACCGGCGCGCAACTCGTGCTACTGACGGCCACGGCGGGCGGGCTGTAATGGGCCGCTTCGTCACGCTGCTGAAGGTCGAGCCTGCATCGGCTTTTGACGGGCAGGAATGGCGGCTTCTCGACAAGCTCGTGTTCGTGTCGGACGTCGCCGGGCGCATCGTCGTGCCTGCCGGGTTCGTGACGAATTTCGCGAGCGTGCCGCGCGTGCCGGTCATCTATGAACTGACCGGCAACACGTCGAGCATGGCCGCGACCGTGCATGACTACCTGTACACCACGCACGCCGTTTCGCGAGACGTCGCGGACGCGGTGCTGCGCGAAGCATCGGAAGCAACGAAGGTTCCGGGCTGGCGTCGCTGGATCATGTGGGCGGGCGTGAGAGTCTTCGGCGGCTCGCATTGGGGCACTGCCGCGACCGACAACAGTCCGGCCCGCGAGAAGGCCGCACACGCGCCCGACGAAACGCAGGTCATCTACGCGCGACCGTAGGAAAACGCAAACGCGCCTTTCGAAAAGTGCCGCTGAGACTGAACGCCGAAGTACGGGGAACCGTGCTTCGGCGTTCTTCTTTCCAACAACTCGAAAGGTGTTAAATGGATTGGCAACTGGATACGGATTTCGGCACGATTGACGGCTTCGGCGTCGATAACCGGCAGGCACTGCAAGACGCAATCAACTCGACCGCTGCGGCGGGCCGGGGTCTTTTCATCACCGGGCGCTACGGCGTTCAGTTCGATAGCTCGCACGCGGAAATCGTCGTGCCGTCGAATGCTCACATCGCATTTCTGCCGGGTTCGGCGCTCAAGCTGCTGCCGCACAACCTGACGGCATACAACTTCTTCCTTATCGATGGCGCGTCGAACGTCGTCATCGAAAAGCCGGTTCTCGACGGCTCGAAGGAACTGAACGCGATGCCTCCGGGCGGTAACGACAACGAGTACGGCATGGGCATCGGCATGTACGATGCGACCAACGTCACGATCATCGACCCGGATATCCGCAATACGTGGGGCGATGGTATCTACATCGGCGGCGGCGCGAAGTGTCAGAACATCAACATTCACACGCCGGTCATCGGCGGCTGTCGTCGCAACGGCATTTCGGTCGTGACCGTGGATGGCCTGAAGGTCTGGAACCCGCTTATCAAGCGCATCAACGACACGAACCCGAAGGCCGGTATCGACTTCGAGCCGAACAACAACGACTGCGAACTGAAGAACATTTTCATCTATTCGCCGCGCACGGTGAACTGCAATCTCGGCATCGAGTTTTACATGGACAACTTTCCGGGTCCGAAGCCGAAGGTCGTGTCGATCAGCGTGCTCGATTTCAAGTCGATCAATGACGGCGATACGTCGCTGTTCTTCGGCGACTTGCAAAAGGGTTCGTACAGCGTGTCGGGCACGATCAACGTGCATAACGTGCGCTACGTGAAGCCGAACATCGCCAAGGGCATCCAGAATTGGGACAACTCGATTGTCATGTCCGTGACCGGCGAATCGACCATCAGCTAATCGCGGCGCAGATTTCCCGGCAAAGCGGCATTAAACGCTTGTCTGCTAATAGCGATTAGCAGACAAGGGCCTGCGGCTGATAAACTGGCCGCTGGTCGCCTGTTCTCACACGGTCGCACCGCAATATGTCCCCGCCATCTGCAAAACATCGCATGGCGGGGATTTCTATTTCCCCGTCAGATACGCGCGCAACTCGCCGACATTCCAACGAGTCGAGCCGCCGATTTTTCGCGGTTGAGGAAACCCGTCGTGCTTGGCCTTGGTCCATACGGTCGAAACATTGCAGTCGATCAGCGCGGCCACGACCTTAACATCGACCATCGCGGCATTCGGCAGGCTATCGAACCCGGATATGTCGAGCGACCGGACCGCTTTCTTTGAGTGCCGCGACGTGCCTTCTGGCAGTGTGGGCGGCTCGTATTTGGTCTTCCCGACCTTGTAGAACGTCGCCACGGCGCGGCCATAGTGCTCGCCCTCGCCCGCGTCGTTGAAGCCTTCAAACGACTCTATCGCCCCTTTCTCGCGTAGCATTTTCAATTGCGGGATGGACGCGAAGCCTGCCGCCTTAATTTGCCGGATGGTTGCCGGGCCGTTCGTCTCAAGCCATGCCATAAAACTTGCTGTCTTCGTCATAGTTATTCCCCGGTGTTCGTGATTCGCGAATAGCGAATGGGCCGCTCTGAGTCGGCCCGGATTGTCAAGCTCGTTTAGCGATGACGTCGGCGGCGCGCGAGCGCGTGAAGTCGCGATACTTACGCGTCGTCACCATGTCGCCCACCTTGTCTTTCGCGGGGTCATACAGCGTGCCGGGCGCGCTGCTCGCGATGAATTCGGCGGCAAGCGCGGCGCGCTCGTCGGGCGTCAGGCTCGTGACGGCGGATTGTGTTGCGCGGGCGCGCTGGTCGGCGTCGCTGTCGTCGGCAAGCATCGGGGCCTGCGGCTTCGGCTTCGCCGACTCTGAATAGGACACGTCGATGGCCTCGCCCTTCTCCCATATCGCCATCGTGTACCCGGCGCGCGACGACTTGATGCTGCCCTTCGCTACCCTGTCGGTCACATAGCGCGCCGTCGCTTCTGCGCGTTCCGGGTCGGTCTGAATCCAATTCACGGCAAGGCGGTCTGATATGCCGTGCTCGCGCAGACTCGCGAAAAGCGCGCTCTCGCGGATGCGCGCTTCGTCGTCGTCTTCCTCGATGTTCAACTGCGGATTCTCGGCAACGTCGAAGCGAATCGTCGTCACCTTGCGCGCGCGGCGCGTGTAGTGCGGCGTTATGAGAATGTTCGAGTGCCGGTTGATTTCGGCCACGCTCTTTTTGATGACGAAGGCATTGAAATGCCGGAACTCGTCGTACATGTCGGCGGTCGCGCCAAGTAGCTCGCGCCATGTCTCGACGGGAATATCGCCGGTCGATTTCACGCCTTTGAACCGCAGGCAGTTTTCGTACAGGGCAAGGCCATAGGCGCTCGTAAATTTGCGCTGGATGCCCATATTGATAATCGCGTACACGTCTGGATTCGCAAGGTTCTCCGCGAGCACGTCGGAATAGGCATAGATGCACATTCCATCGACAAGCGTCGCCTCGCCTAGCAACTGCGTCGCCGTCCACGCGCGGCGCGGCTTACCAGTGTTCTTCAGGCGGTCGAATGTGACGCCGGTCGTGGTGAGCCTTTGCAGGGCTTCCTTCACTTGGGCGTCGTTATGGCTGTCGCGCCATACAATCGCGCTCAAAAAGCTGACGGGTATCTCGTGCTTTTTCTTCGAGCGCAGGCTGTCGTAAGCGTTCATCAAGAGCACATTCACTAGCTTGCGCTCAACCAGTGTCAGATTTCCGGTTATGTGGATAGTCGCGGCGTGCTTGCGCACCTCCCGCGTCCCTGCATCCGTGTCCGTGATTTTCATGGCGTCCCCGTCCATTCAGTAGGAAAACCATTGTGACGGCAAATAGCATGTTTTGCAATCAGGCAAACATGCTAAGACGGGGTTCCCCCTAAACTATGCTGTTTCGCGCGACCTCCCCCTAAACTATGCTGTTTCACTGTGGATAACATTCGAAATAGGGAGCCTAATCTCGTTGCAAAACAATGAGTTAAGACCGTTTTCGCGCGTTATAAATGGGTCTAGGGCCGGTTCCCCCTAAACTATGCTGTTTCCCCCAAAACTATGCTCTTTCGAGTGCTCGGCTCCCCAAATGTTATGCCTTTTCATCCCAAAAACTATGCTGTTTGCGCCCGCAAACCCTTACTGGATAAGGCTTCGCGCCGCCTAAAGGTTTTAAAGGTGTTGTCTTTCTAAAAAACAACAACAACCTCTGTTGTCGTCTTTCAGAAAGATTTCCCGACCCGAAAACCGAAAAACCGCCGCTGTTGTGCTCACGCCATTGCGCGATAGGCTTTCTTATGTCATATGGCATTACGATATTCGTAACCGAATGTTTCTGTTCGCTGACACACGGCGAGCGCGCTGCCGCGCCGGGAGAATTGGACTATGCTCAACACACAAGGGGAACGCGGCAATGTCTGACCTGACGGAAGAACGTATGCAAGCCGAAGTGGACCGATATTTGGCAGAGCGCGAGAAGTTCATCGCAGAGCGCATCAAGCTCTCGGAAGAAGCCATTAAACTTCGCTTCGAAGGCTTGAAGCTCGACCGCGAGCGCAAGTCATATCCGTTCGTGCTGTTCTTCTCGGGCATGGGCGCGGCGACGGCGTTCATCGGCGCGGCGGTCGCGGTCATCAAGTATCTGCTCTACTGACCTGCGGCCCGAAAAGAACAAAGCCCGGCATCGCCGGGCTTTTTCTTATGCTGCGCGCCGTTCGTCGGCGCGCTCGATTAGGAACTCGTCGCGGTTGTCCGCCTCGGCAAGCCATTTCGGGGCCTTGCCGCGCCCGCTCCACGTCGCGCCGCTTTCCGGGTCACGGTAGAGCGGCGTCGCGGCGGCGCGCGGCGTCTTCGTGACGAACGTCTTGTCGGCCTTGCCGACCTTCTTCGGCGGCACCTGTTGCGTCTTCACGAACCCGACGTCTTGCGGCGACAGGTCGTAAAGCGCGATCAACTCGCGGCAGGTCTTCGCGGCGTCGGCGGCTTCTTCCACGCGCGCGGCTTCGATTTCGGCGGCAAGCTCGGCTTGCTTGGCGAGTAGTTCGCGGTACTTGGACATGCGGTGAGGCTCCTTCTGGTGGTGGTTCAGTCTTTGTCGTATTGCTTCAGCAATTCCTCAACGCGGTCGGCGATGGCTTTGAGCGCAAGCTGTTGCATCGAGCGCGCGCCCGGCACGATTTCCGCGCAGTGCTTCAGTTTTTTGTGTAGCTCGTCGGATAGCCGCATGTTGAACGGCTGTTGCAGCTTGGGGTGCGCATCCGCCCACGGCTTAGGCTTCTTCGGTTGCAGGTCGAGCACGCCTTGCACGTCGGCGGGGTGTTTCAGGACCATGACGCCCGACGGCGGCTTGCCCTGCGCGGGCGGGTCTTCGAGCATTACGACGTCTTCGGCGCGCAGAACCGCGCCTTGCTTGAGCATGTAGCGGGTGGTCATTTTTGTAGCTCCCTGAGTTTCTTTTCGACCCATTCGGACAAGGCTTCTTTAACCATCTTTTGCTTGGACTTGCCGCCCGGCATGTTCTGCCCGATCCAGACCATTTTCGCGTCGAGCACGGTCGAATAGACCATCGAGAACTTCGCCGTATCGACGTCGGGCAGTTCGTCCCACGGCATCGGTTTGGGCGGCGGGGCGGTTTTCCGGGCCGCTGGCGGCTTGGCGACGCGCGCGACGGGCGCTGAGTCATCCGCAGGGGCGGCAGGCGCTTCTAGGCCCCTTTCCGTAATTTCCTCAATCTGAGGGTTTAGCGCGGCGGCGGGCGGCGGCGTGGGCTTGTCGCCGGGCACCGGGGCGGGCTGAGTGCCCTTCGCGAGATAGGCTTCGAGCGCTGCCTTTTCCTGTTCGCGCTTGGTCTGTTGCTCGCTCACTGCACCGCCTCCGCATAGATTTCGCGCACTTCGTCTTGCGCCGGGCGCGTGTCACGGTTTGCGCGCTTTTCGAGCACGCCTTCACCGTCGAACGCCCAATGCTTATAGGGGTCGCGGTCGCGCATGACGGCGAACATCGGGGCGAACTCGTGATAGCCGAAGTGCTTGAAAATGTCGTCGTAGAAATCGAGCACGTCTTTCTTCTTCGCGTGCGTGGACGCCTGCGCCGGGAAGATCAGCGCGCTCAGGTCGGCATTGATGCCCTTCGCCTCCTTCACCGCGTCATGCAGCGCGGCGAGCCGCACCGTGTCATTGCGGCTCGTGCGGCACGGCACGATGACGCGGCGCGCGGCGAGTAGCGCAAGCCGCGTGTCCGTGCTCGCCTGCCCTTCGCCGCCGACGTCCACGATAATCAGGTCGTAATGCGGCTCGCGCGCCTTCAGCTTGTGCAGCAAGTCGGGGCCGTGCATCACGTCCGAGTCGATAAACGGCAGGTCGTCGCGAAAGCCCGCGTCGCCGGGCCTGCGCTCGCGCTCCCGCTCGCCGCGCTCGTGCCGCACGATCATGGCCGCGCGCAGGGAATGGCCGCTGTCGGCATCGACTAGCAGAACCTTCTTCCCTTCCAGCGTGGCGGCGACGCCTAGATTCAGGGCCGTGGTGGTCTTCGATACCCCGCCCTTCGTGCTCGCGACGACAACAATTGTCATGTCCTTACCCCATATGTTTTTGTCGGTATGGTCGCGAGATTATCAGAACTTCAATATACGGTCGAGTTAAAGTAGGTTCATACCAGAACGGTAAACGCCCGGCCCTGATAGTCATGGACCGGCCTTAACAGTCTGGTACTTACCGGTATTAGCTGGTATCACTCGCGCGGCCCTTCGACCGGCCCGGCCCTGACAGTCAAAACCAAGCCAAAACCTTTCTTTTCAAAACCCGACCCTTTCTATTGAAGACTGTTCGATGGTTTTAAATTAAAAACGGTCCGGTCTTTATTTTTTTTATTCAGTTCAGTTCAGTTTTTGACTTGAATCCATTATTCAGTCGAGATTTATTCAGAACAGAACAGGAAAAGACGAGACAGAACAGAGAAAGACCGGAAAAGACGGTCGAGAATAGTCTAAGAGGGTCGAGAACGGGACAAAACAGGGCGGGACAGTCGAGAATTCGACCGTTCGGGCGGGTCCGGGCCGGGCCTTAACTTGACTGTCTGGTATTAGCTGGTATAAGACTGTACAGTTAAAGCCCGGTAAGTCGGGGCAAAGCCTTGTCAGGTAAGGCTTAGATGGGTCTGAACTGGCTTCGACCGCACTTCACAAAGGCGTCCGTGCGGTGCTTGCACGCGGCTCCAATCGGCATATCGGGACCGTTGTCGTCCGTGCAGGATTGCATCACGAGCACGGCGAACACGAGCACGGCGGCGAGTAGGTAATCGGCGGCTTTCGTCACGGCTTCGGCTCCATATGGCGGCATCCGGCGCATTTAGAATCAGTCGCGCGTTTATCGTAGCGACAGTCTTCGCTCATTATGTGCGGCACTTCGACGTATTTCGCGGCCTTTCCCCATTGTCCGAATCCATCTACGCACGGCTCGAAATAACCATCCTGCGCGAGATAAGTCGGCGATTTATCGGCGCGATTATGGCAACCGTATTGCGCAGGCGGCGCACCGCGCACTGGCGGCGAAATGACGTCGGGGCGCTGCGCGTGCTTGATGGCCGCGAGCGCGGTCGGGCGAATCTCGCACTCGTCGCCGCACAGCACGCAATGCAAGTGCTCCCCGAAAAGCCGCTTGGGCGTGCCGGGGCCGTGCTCGGGGCATTGCCACGCGTCGCGGTCTTCGACCGTCGGCATCAGGACGTCTGACATTGCGCGGCCTCCCGGTATGCCTTCGCGCGCTTCACGCCCACGCGAAAGACGGTCATCAGGTTGTGGGCGAACGGCACTTTCAGCACGTTGTCGTAAAACTCGCCTTTGCCGGTCACGAATCCGACGTCGCACTTGCTGCGCTTGCGGGCGAACTCGTCATAGGCGAATTCGCTGCCCCAATATTCCTGCTCGCGCTTGTTCAACTCGTGCCACTTGACCGTGTACGAATCGCTGTCGGGAATGTCGCAAATGCGCATCCACGCCGGGTTCTTCCGGCAGAACTCGACCGCGTGCGCGGATGCCTGCTCCGGGGTGAAATACTCGCCAGTGTTCTCGCGCCCGTTCACGCGGCCTCCTTCAGCGCGGCGGCTTCGTGCGCTTCGAGAAGGGCGCGCATGAGTCCGACGGGCACGTAGAGTAATTCGTCGTCTAGCGACTCGCGGATACACATGGCGTAATCGACCGGGCTATCCGGGCTGAAAAACGCGCCCACGGCATCCGTCATGCGGCGCACGACCTTGGGCGGCGGGGCTTTCGACACGCTCGAACCCGTCAGTTTTCCACCCTTCGCGCCCGCCAGTTTCGCCGCGAGCACGGCACCGGCCTGCTCGCCGTGCTTGCGCAGGGCGTCGAGCGCGACCTTGGCGGAAATCTTGTCGGCTTCCAGAAGCGCCTGAACGTCGGCGTTCGCGTTCGCGAGCATCAAATTCTGCTCGACGTAGCTTGGCGACATGCGCGCGCGCTCGGCAATGCGCGCGACCGACCAACCGTAGGCGGCGCGGCGCTTGTAGATGCGGCCCTGTTCGAGCCGCGTCAGGTGCAACTGGCTCGAACTGTTGAGCACTTCAAAGTCGCGGTCTTCGTCGTTGCCGTTGAACTGCTCGCACTTCACGAGCGCGATTTCCTCGCCTTCGGCGATCAGTTCCTTGTAGGCCGTCAGGCGGCAATGGCCTTCGACCACGTAGATTTTGTCCGCCACGCGCACGCGCAGCGGCGGCATGATGACGCCCGCGCGAATCGCTTCTTTCATGCGGTCGATGTGCGAGCGCGTGCGGGGCGACAGGTTTTCCATGTCGCGCCCGTTGAAACCCGGCTCAATCTCGATGTTGCGCGGGTCAAGCAGGTAGTCCGTCACCTTCTTGATGCCGATTTCCGTCTGCGCCTTGTCTTCGGCGATTTTCTTCAGACTGACGAGATTCATGCTGCGTCTCCCTGCGCGAACATGTCATCGAAGGGCAGATAGCCGTCCATCAGTTCCGCGACCGCCGCAATCAGTTCGCCATACTCGCCCGCCATCAGAAGCATGTCGGCGTCGTGCGCGGTCGGGTCGAGCGCTTCTTTCTTCGATGGCTTCAGCACGTCGCAGGGCGTCACGCGCTTGATTGCGCCCGCGCCGGTCAGGACGAAGCTCACGCGGTCGTCATAGGTCATCGCGAGCGTGACGACGTTGCGGCCCGACTCGATTAGGCGGGTGGTGTCTTCGGCGTTCAGCGTGATATTCGAATACTTGACGCTCGCGCCCGCGTCTTCGCTCGCGGCGAACACGGTCGAGTCGGCGTCGATAGAGAAGCCGTCGGGCGCTTCGTGTTCGGCCATCCACTGCGTCATCACCGCGACCGGTTGCGAGACATAGCGGACCGATTTCAGCGCAAAGGGCGTCTGAACCGCGCGCAGCAAGCCGCCCAATACCATGTCGGCGACGCTCGCCGATGCCGTGTCGATGGCGATCAACCCGCGCTTCGGCGAAATCCAGACCCGGATATCGCGCGAGACTTCGAACGCCTTCACGATCAGTTCCGCGTGGGCGAACTCCTTCAATTCCTTCCGTTGCTTGCGGCCCGGCTTGAAGCCCTGCTGCTTTTCCAGTTCCGCCGCGAGTCGGTCGGTTTCGGCCTGCACGACCTTCGCCGGAAGAACCTTCTTCGAGACACGGAACACGGCGAAGTGTTCGCCTTCCACGGACCATACGAAGCGCTCGTCACGGATATGCGCGAAGCCGCCCGACGACTCCATAGACGGCGTGCAGGGCATATGCGCGAAGGTCGCGAGCGCAGCGGCGATGCCGTCGGAGTCGAGCGGGAAGGCGGGCGCGCGGTACAGCGTGAGATTTTTGAACCAAGACATGGCGTTAGATAGTTTTCGTTATACGTTGTATTACCGGAATGCCCGCCGCGCGGCGGCGGCGAGCACTACGAAGGCGGCGACGAGAAAAACGATGTTCGGAAGCGGCAGCGGCATCAGTGGTATTGGTCGATAGGAACGTCTCGCGACGTCGGGACGAAACCGCGCTTGCGACCGAATTCAAGCAGGCGTTCCGTGTAGTTGTTGACGACGTTGTTGAAGTCGGCAAGCTCGTAGGCCATCTGTTCGATGTAGTTATCGTCGCGCTCGACACGCTGGCGATACCAGTCCGCGCCGATGGTCGCGAACTGCGGGCAGTACACGCAGAAGTCCCACCACTTGCGACCGGACAACCACAAATTGCCCTGCACTTGATCCATGTAGAACGAAATGTCTTCGTTCAAGTAGATTTCGCGCACGCTAGTGGCACCAATCAGGCACTTGTATTCCGCGCCGCCGTCGGCTCCGATCCAACCGTCGGCGCTCGCGCCGAAGGCCCGGTCGTCGGTCAGAACCATGCCGACCGGCTTCACGCGCAGGCCGATATCAGCCATGTGCCGGACGCGCGCCATTGGTTCGAGCCGTTGCCCGCGTTTCATCGCCCACGTTTCATACGTGCGGTCTTCGGACATAAGGCCGGTCGCGCGCTCACCGGCAAGGTGAAACGCATAGGCGGCGGCAGTGTCGGTCAATTCGCGCGTATTGGTGCGCGCGCGCTGACGTGCGAGCCGGAAGTTACTCGCGGTCACAACGCCAGCACGCGCAGCAAGCCAAGTGTCGGTTCCCTGTTCGCACTCGACAATCAGCATGGTCAGAAGCCCTTGCTGTCTTCAGGCGGCGTCAGTTCTTCGAGCCGGGCATCGTAGTGCGCTTGGAACTTCGCGCGCTTGTCTTCTTTAATCGCGCCGAATGCCTTGTTGAGTTGCGCAAGGTTTGTCGCCTTCGCCAGTTCCGGGTGCTCGGCAGGATTGAACGGCGCGCTCGTCGGCGGCGGTGCGCCGATGCGCGGGGCGTCGCTGCCGCCGCTTTCGCCTTCACCTTCGCCGCCGCCGTGCGAGCTATCCAAGTCGGCATCCGCCGCGACGTTGAGCATCGCGGAAATCTGATAGCGGCGCAGGTACGTGATATAGCCGCCGAAGTCCTTCACGTTGTCCTTCTCGCCGCCCATGCCGGGCAGCGCGAGCACGGATTCAATGCGCGCGCCCGACTTGTGGCAAAGCATCGTGCGCAGAATGTGCCCGCCGCGCTGCGCGTCGCGCACCGTCGGCAGGGCGATCACCGCGATGCCGTTCTTCGACAGGGCAGGCGTGGTCTTCGCGCGAATCTCGCCCATGTCGGCGTAATCGAAGGTGTAAAGCAACGTGCCGTTTTTGACGATGCGCGCGGTCTTGTTCTGCTCGATAGGCTCGAACTCGCCCTGTGCTTTGGCAAGGTCGGCGAACAGTTCGCCGATATCGCCTGCGGCGTTCGGTATCAGGTTGAAATCGACGGGCGGCAGTGCCGCCCCGTTCAGTTCGTGCGGGGCGTTCATGCTTAGGCTCCTTCGATGTGCTTGGTGAGCGCGTCAATTTGCGCAATCAGGCCGTCATTCGTCACGTAGGCGCGCGCTGCGGTGAGAAGCGCAAGCAGTTCGTCGGCGTGGTCTTCCATGCGCAGGCGGCGCGCGGACAGTTCGCGGGCACGCGCTTGGTCCGCCTCGCGCTGCTTTCGGTCCTCGGCTTCTGCCGCTTCGCGCGCCTCGCGAGCAATGCGGTCGATTTCCGCTTGCTTGGCGCGCGCTGCCGCCGTCTCTGCCGCTTGTGCGTCGGCGACGCGCTTGGCTTCCTCGGCTTGCAGGCGGTCTAGCTCTGCTTGCTTGGCTTCCGCCGCTTGCGCCTGCGCGAGCATCATTTCGACCATCGTGCGGGCCTGCGTGAGCGCGGCAGTCGCTTCGGCGGCGCGTTCGCCGAAGGTGGCGACATCCGTCTTATTCAGGCGGTTGAGCAACTGCTGAATGTCTTCGGCAGGCTTGTTGAAAACCGACATGGGCGCGGTCGTGATAGCCGTAATGCGCTGCGTGACTTCGGCATCGGCGGCGCGCTTGGCGTCTTCGGCGGCGCGTGCGGCGCGCTCGACGTCGAGCGCTTCGCGGGCCTGCGCGTTCGTCAGGTGCGTCTTGAGCGTATCGACGGCGGCGACCTGAAGCCCGCGCGCTTGGTCGGCGTATTCATCCCATGCGCGGAAGTTCAGATAGTCGAGTGCCGACACTTCAGCAATCGCCGCGTCGATGGTCGCAACCGATGCCGTGAGGAACGAGCCGGGCAGGGCTTCCAGTTCGGCAATCGCCTTCGTGTGAGCGGCAACCCGCGCGGACTCGGCGGCGGCGCGCTTGGCTTCGGCGGCTTCCTCGGCACGCTTGACCGCATCGAGCGCTTCGACAATCGGTTTTTTCAGCATGTCGAGCGCTTCGCCGACCTTTTCCTTCTGGACGCGGGCGTGCTTGGTCATCGCCATAATCCCGCTGTTCCAGCTTTTATAGGCGTCTTCCATGCCCCTCGCGATTTTGCTCATTTCGCTCACGGCATCCTTCGCGGCCTTGCGGCCGTCCGGCTTGCTCACGTCGAAGGTGACGCCTGCGAACTTCTTATGCAGCGCGGCGAGCGTCGCGCCCGTCACGTCATACTGAAGCGGCGAGATAGTCGCGATGGCCGTCTCGCCATCCTTCGCCTTCGCGTCGAGCACTTCCGTGATTTCGAGCACGTTCTTCACGACCGGCACGACGGCGGTGACAGGGGCTTTCGTTTCTACTGCATCGACGTCGGTCACGTCGAACGGGGTGTCGATGGCGGACAGTTCGGCTTCGGTGCGTGCGTTCATGGTCTAAGGCTCCTGTTAGTCCTACTAATCAGGCCCGCGTGTGTGCGGGCGTCTTGTTGTGTTTGCGTGGTGGATTCAGGTCTTAGGCGGCGAGCGGCGCGGCTTTCGCCGTGACCTTGCACATGCCGAAGGTGGCGAGCGCGGCATCGAGCGCGTCGAAGCTGGTTTGCGCCATCGCGGAATAGGTGACATGCGAGCCGTCAATCAGGGTGACGGCGATTACGAAATGTTTCAGATTTCCGGGCATTCTGACTCCCTCTACCTAGTTTGTGGCCGGTCGCGAAACCGGGTTCCCGATCCATCCATCAGGAAACGGGTAGAGAGAGTATAGGGCGACTGATATCGGCGGTCAATCAAGATCGATCAGATTTCTGATTGGTAGCGTACCCGGTCCGAATCATGAAAACTGGACAGGGTTTGTCCTAATTCATTAGAACTTTCCCGCATGTTGCGCCGTTGATACGGGAACACTTACCGGTGATTGTTTCAATGCTTGCGTGGCGTGGCAGTTTCGAACGATGGTTCGAACGACGAAAGATGAACAGTGCTGTTAAGGGCGCATTTATATGAACTTTCGGGAAAGCCTTGCGCTGTAAGGTCGCCGCCGATTTGCACGTTTGCTAGTTACACTTAGAAACATGTGCTTACAGTATTTCTTAGTGGTTGAATGCTGAGTGAGTGGACGAGATACGTCCTTGTAACGTAGACGGGTAAAGGGTCCGGCTTGTTACAAAGTCAAAAAAAAAGCCCGCGCGGGCGGGCCAATGTATGAGATATTACGAAACACTTTGGAAGCAGCGCTGTAAGGTCTTACCGGCGAAGTAGGAAGAAGCGTCCGATCACTTTGACGTCTTCTGGTGCAAGGTCTTCGTCGGGGTAGCGCTGCTTATCGGGATTGTCGGAAGTCAGGACGATACGGCCATTGGAGCGCAGCAAGACCCGCTTGATAAGCAAGCCGGTCGGCGTCTCAAAGGCATAGATATTGTTTGTGAGTAGTCGCGTGTTGCTGGTGTCAAAGAGAACTAGGTCGCCATGTACCAAAAAGTTAGCCATGCCGTTTCCATCGGCGATAGCCGCTTTAATAGCCGTGTGGTCTGTGACGCCCTTTTCCTGCAAGTCGCTCGACAGGACGAACGCTCGCTTCGTCGCTGCAATCTCGTCAACGTCCCGCTGGTCCGTGCTGCCGCCGCCGCACGACCCGCGCGAGTCCAATATCTCCACCTCAAAAGGCATTGGCAGGTTCTCTATCGCATACAGAGAACGCTCAAGTGTCGCGGCCTCTCGCGTACCCGTCATCGCCTCAGTAGGTTCGCCTTCCCCTGTCTGAAGCCATAGAGCACTGACGCCAAGGGCTTGGGCTATCAGAGCTAGGCTCCGACTGTTGGAAGCGATGTTTTGTTCAAGACTGGATATGGTCGGTTGCGCTAAACCCGCCCGTATCGCCAGTTCTCGCTGGCTTATGCCTATTGCTGTGCGTCGTGCCTTGATACGGTCGCCAACAGTGGTGGTGGTGGTGTCCATAGGTTCCGTGAGTGAGTCTTTCTTCTTATAAGTGTGGTCTGAAACAGCGTATCGAAATACCTATATTTCTTGTTATCGGCCCGAATCTACCACAGCTTTGGTGATTTCTTAACAGATTCCCAATCCTTGTGTGAAATTGGGTACGAATCATCATTTGATAGGAATTCCGATGTTTCGCGCAGGTAACGTTTGCCTTTCGTAATCAGAATTGCTATATTTCGTCCACGCAGTAGATATGAACTTATTTACAAGTGAACGGGTAAAAAATGCAGGTTACAAACGACCGCCCGCTGCACGAACGGCTGGCAGACCTTCAGGCCATCGGCCTGACGCAGAAGGAAATCGCTGAGTACCTTGGGGTGCGGCAACCGACAGTAAGCAACCTGCTGAAGCCGCTTGCTCCGGGGATGAAATCCCGCCGTTATTCGGCGGGCGTAATGGCAGGCGCGGCGCGCGCCGAAGCGGTGCATTCGGTGCTGCTCGCGCGGCTGGCAGCATAAGGTTAGGGACAGGCGATGAAAGGTGTAACGCAGAAGGTCAAGCCGAAGAAGGCGAAGAAGCAATATGTGCGCAAGCCGAAGAACGGCATGGCCGCGCTCGATACCCTTGGTCGCCTGTCGTTCAATGCGGGCCTTGTCGAAGCGATGACGGCGGCGCTGCCCGACGAACACCGCGACAAGGTTGAGATTGGTTACGGGATCAATCTCGACCGGCTCGTGAAGGGCAAGGCGAGCATGGATGACATTGAGGAACTCGGGTTCCTCGCGAACGTGACGGTCATCCTGTGCGAGACGCGCTTCGGCGGTTTCGGAAGCGAGCACGAGCAACTTGCGATTGCCGGGCAACTGGCGGTCGTCAATGCGTTCCGGCGTGGACTGAAGGGCGGAAACTTCGGCCTGTCCGGTCCGGAAATTCAGGCGGTGCGCGGCGTGTACGAACTGCACGTCGAACAAATGAGGGTATGCAGTCAAGCGCACCTGATTGCGGCAACAACTGAAGTCGAGCGTCGCCAGAACATCGGCGAAGTCATCCGGCTTGTGCCGGTGAAGCAAGCGGCGTAGTGCATCGCGCCGCCCTGTAATTGAATGAAGCGCGCCGGGACTGGCGGCGCGCTGCGGTTGAAAAAAACTGAATAACACAAGACCTGTTTGCAGGGGATTCAATGCCTAACGATGCTCAAATGGAACAAAGTTCCGAAAAACAAGTAGCCGGTCACGCACAAGTGGTGGACGTTACGGGGTGTCTGCCGCTCGATTACTGCGCGCGTGCGTGTGGTGTCGCAAATGCCGTGCCGTTCCTCACGTCAGAAGGCGTGCTCGCCGATGACGGTTTGCCCTTCAAAAACTTTCTCGATTGGGAATACTTCGCGCTCGTGCAAGGCGCGGACGGTCACACGGAAACCCTTCTCACGCCGCTCGGACAGGTCTGGTTCGGCAAGCGGTTCCACAAGGCGCGCGTCGCGCACTAAGCAGGCAGGGCGGCGAAAGCCGCCTGCATCGGCGAAAGCCGCTTAGTTCTACTAACTCCACTAGGAAAACGCGGTGAGCAAAATTACTGATTCTGCTCGCGGGGAAGCGTGCGCCTTGCGTTTGCCGGGCGTGTGCAACCGTGACCCGGAAACGACCGTATGGGCGCATCACAACAAGCTCGCGGGCGGCAAGGCGAAGGGTAAGAAGCTCGCGCGCTTCGACCATATCGGCGCATACGCCTGCTATGCGTGTCACATGGTCTTGGACGGGCAGGCAAAGCGCCCGGCTCACCTGTCCCTCGGCACGGTCGAACTGACGATGGCGCGCGCTGTACGCGAGTCGGAAGGGCGTCTGAAGGCGAAGGGACTTTGGCCGACGGATGAATTCCTAGCCGCCAAGCCGGTGCGCGTGCAGCGCATCGTGAAGAAGGTGGTCGCGCTCGAAGACCGCGCCACAAAGAAAAACCGCGAGCCTGTTCGCGCAGGACTCGCGGCATTGCCGTCTTCGAAGAAGAACGGTTTCCACAACGTAGGTAGAGCGCGAATTGTAGCAGGAACCGGTAAGGAAAACGCAACGCCGTCGCGCTTCCCGAAGGGGCGAAAGTTGCAGTCCGCCAACAAGCTGCAATCGCGGCCTTTCGGAGTCAAGTAGTGGAACACAAGTTTGATATCGAGCACGCCCGGCTGTATGGCATCGAAGAAGCCATCCTGCTGTCGAATCTCGCTTTTTGGGTCGTGCGCAACCGTGCCAACGGTGAGAACTTCCGGGAAGGCAAAACGTGGTCGTACAACTCCGTGCGGGCCTTCTCTGAACTGTTTCCGTACATGTCGAAAGACCGCATCCGGCGCACGCTGGAAAGCCTGCTGAAGCAAGGCGTGCTCGTGTCGGGAACATACAACGAAGACCCGAAGAACCGCACGCTTTGGTACGCGTTCGCCGACGAAGACCAATTTTTGCCGGTGCTTTCCCATTTGGCAGAAACGCCAAATGCAGTTGGCAGAAAAGGGGATACCCATTTGGCAAAAACGCCAAATGCAAGTGGCGAAACCGACAAATCCCTAATAACTACAGATGGTAAACGGACAGATGAAAAACCAGATGGTAAGGCGGCGCGTGGAACGCGCCTCTCCGAAGACTGGACCCTGACGCGCGGATGGGCGAAAGAAGCCTTCGAAGCCTGCCCGCATATGACCGACGACCAAGTGCGCCGCGAAGCGCTTCAGTTCAAAGACTACTGGACGGCCAAAAGCGGTAAGGACGCAGCGAAGCTCGACTGGCTCGCGACGTGGCGTATGTGGATTCGCAAGGCAGGCGAAGGCATCGCGACCAACGGCAAGCCGCGCGGCGGCGTCGTCAACCGCGCCGAAGCGATGCACGAGAACAACAAGCGCGCCGCCGCTGACGGCGTGCGGATGCTCGAAGAACGCGAAGCCCGGCGCAATGGCGGCGCGACCAACAACCCCGCCGCCGACGACGGCAACACCATCGACATGGAGTAACGGCTATGACGCCTGCTGACGGACGCCAGTTGAGCGAAATGCTCACGCGCATCTACCTGACGTACTCGCGCGAGTTTCCCGGCGAATTGCTGCTCGTGTGGTTCGACGCGCTGCGTGAATACGAACTCGAAGACATTTCGACGGCGCTTAACCGGCACGTCGCGGACCCGGATGCCGGGCGCTTTGTGCCGAAGCCCGCCGACGTCATCGGGCACCTGAGTGGCGGCAATAGCGTGCGCGCGATGGCGGCGTGGTCGCTGGTTGACCGCGCGGTGCGCACCATCGGCCAATGGACGTCGATCTGCTTCGATGATCCGATCATTCATCGCGTCATTGACGACATGGGCGGATGGTCGAAGCTCGCGAGCACTGAGACGGTCGAAGACCTGAAGTTTCGCGGCATCGAATTCGCCAAGCGCTATCAGGGCTTTCTCATTACGGGCGGGGTCGGCACCGACTACGCGCCGTATCTCATCGGCATGGCGCAGGCGCACAACGCGCACGAAGGCCACGCCGACAGGATTCACCTTCGCTTTGTCGGCGATGCGGACAAGTGCCGCGCCGTCATGGATGCCGCGCAAGGCTCCGGCACGCTGCGCGTGACCGATGCGACGGTTCCCGCTATCCGCGCGCTCGCCGCGCCCGCCCTGAAACTCGTAGGAGGCTCAAAATGACCCATTCCCGTATCGTCATCGCGCTCGGACTCGACGCGTGTTCCATCATCGCCGCGCACTTTGCGATTCGCGAGAACGAGCAAAGCGCCAACCCGCTGCCGGTCGTGGTGCTCGCGCCGCGCTGCATCGGCGTGGCAGCAATCGAACAGGCCACGCGTTACCTCGGCATTCCGATCACGAGCGTGTCGATTCGTGAATTCCTGAAGTTCAACGCGCCGGGCGACGTCCACGTATGGGGTGTGCCCGCCGACGATCAGGACGGCCACGCCGACATGCAGGGCATTTTCACGACCCGCGCGTTCGCCTCTGTGCTCGCGGACCGGGCGCTGCGTCGCGCCGACTGCGAAGAACTCGCGCGGCGCGCGGGCCTGTCGTGGTTCATGCACTTCGAGCGCGTGGGCGCAGAGCGCATCGAGCGGGCGGCGGCATGACGAACCCTGTCTATCAGGCATACCGCGCGCGCGCCGCCTACAAGCTCGCTGCGCCGCCCGTCGCCAAGCCGATCCCGCCGCAATGGAAATACCGCGAAGGTGACATGCTCACGCTAGACGCGCGCGGCGTGCAGGACGAACAGTACGCCGACCACGCCGGGCTGACGTGCCAAGTGCTCGCGCAATACGACGGGTATAAGGACGCCGACGGCACGGACCACTACACGGCAGGCGGTTGCTACTTCGTCGGGTTCGCCTGCGGCTGTCGCATGAACGTGTTCGAGCACTGGTTGAAGCGCGACGACGGCACGCGCACGGAAGTGCAATGAAGCGCTGCGAATGGTGCGAGTCGTTCGATGGCCGCTACAACACGCGCGACCGCAAGTGCTGTCAGGTCCGCATGATGGCGCTCGCACCGCCCAAGCGCAGGCGGCAAATGCTCGACGCCATCGCGAGCAAAAGCGGGCAGCGCGTCGCCGAATACGCCGAACACTTGGCGCTCGTTGAACTCGACCGCTGGAAGGCATACCGCGCCGCTGCCGCGCAACCTGTGTAAACGCCCTAAGTTACCGGCCTGCCGCGAAAAATTCTCCTAAATATAGGCCGAATATCAGTTCATGATAGGGAAACTGATATAGAATTACCGTCATAGGAAAACGGATAGGCCGGGCGATGCGCACATATGCACACAAGCCCCGCGCGAAGGCGCGGCGGCGCTACATGACGGAAGCGGAATATGAGGCGCATTTGAGCCGCGTCCATCAGCACGCGGACGCCCATGCGCCGAAGACGGCGGGCGGCGCGGTGAAGCGCTCGAAGCATGGGAACGTGAAGATCGAGCACGGCGGCATCGTGTTCGATTCGAAGCGCGAACTGAAATGCTGGCTCGTGCTCAAGACGCTGGAAGCGGCGGGCGCAATCACAAACCTGCGCCGTCAGGTCCGCTTCGAACTGTTGCCCGCTGAAAAGCTCCACGGCGAGAAGCGCACGAAGCCGGGATGGGATTACGTCGCCGACTTCGTGTTCATCGACTCGGAAGGGCGGACGGTTGTGCAGGATTGCAAGTCGAAGCACACGCGCACGCTGCCGGAATACCGCTCGAAGAAGCACGCGATGAAATCGCTGCTGAAAATCGACGTTGAGGAAGTGTGACGTGCGCGAGACGCGGAAGTATTGCTGGCATTGCAAGCAGGTCAAGCCGCTCGAAGCGTTCGCGAAAGCCAAGCGCACGCCCGACGGCTTGCAGCAAAAGTGCCGCGAGTGCGCAAAGGAATACATGACGGCGTACCGGGCGAGCAACGCCGAACGCATCAAGGCATTGAACGCGAAGCACAACGCCAAGCGCGGGCAATCGAAGGAACTCACGCTGTTTCAGGCGATGCACAACATGGTGCGGGCGGGGCAGTAATGGAAATCATGCTCACGAAGCTGCCGGGCGGCGCGCTGGCGGCGATGGACGAAGGTCAGGCGGACCTGCTCAAGCATTGGCCTGCCGATACGGTCGTGAAGTGCAAGCTGTCGCGGGTGCGCAACCCGAAGTTTCACCGCAAGTTTTTCGCCCTGATTACGGTCGGCTTCGAAGCCTTCGAGCCGGAACAGGAATACAAGGGCTACGTCATCGAGAAGAACTTCGATGCGTTTCGCGACGACGTAATCATCATGGCCGGGCATTACCACGCGACCATGCGGCCCGACGGCGTTATGCGCCTGCGCCCGAAGTCGATTTCGTTCGCAAAGATGGATCAGGACGCATTCGAAGACCTGTACTCAAGGGTCGCGAATGTGCTGTTGCAACGGGTTCTCACGCGCTACACGCGAGAAGACTTGGACACGGTAGTCAACCGCATCGCGGGGTTCTAAGAACAATGGTCAAGACGGCACGCAAGGTCCGCAAACTGTCCGCACAGTACCGCACGACGGGGCGTTCGAAGGTCGCAATCACGCCCGCCGAACTGCGCGAAAGCATGACCGAAACGCAGGTCGAATCGACGGTCAAGCAAGCGCTCACGCGCTTCAAGCGCAATCACAGCGCGCCCGCCGAACTCGAAGCGCTGCGTTACAAGCTCGTTCAAGCGCGCGTCATGCAGGGCATGATGGCCGTGGAAGCGGCGGAAAAGTTCGGCTACGCGAACTCGTCGCAGATTTCGCAGATTGAATCCGGCGAGCGCAAGACGCCGAACGACTGGAAGTTCCTGCGCCGCGCCGCCGAAGTGTATTCCGTGTCCGTGGACTGGCTTCTCGGCCTGTCGCCGAACATGGAACACGACGCGCGCGCCGCGCATCACTTCGCGCTGCTGCGCGGGACCGAAGACGTGATTCAGCGCATGTCGCTCGCGATCACGACCGCGATGGTGCATACCGCGCAGGAAACGCAACCGCTCATGGACGAAGTGCAGCGCGTGCTGTCCGCCGTGGACGAACTGAACGTGCGCTTTGATAAATTCGCCGCCCGCCCTGAGTTTGACGACTATCCGGGCGCGGCTCCCGTCGATGCCGCCGTGAAAGCGCTGTACGAAGCGACGCAACCGATGCGCTTCAAGCTGAAGAAGTATCGCGGCATCGAAAGCTACATGTCTGAAGTCACGCGCGGCACCTTGCCGCCGATTGAATACCTCACCGAACGCTACGCCCAAGGCGAACTAGGACTCGACGCATGACCCGCATCAACGCTCTTTTCTCCCGCGCCTATGAATGGCTTGCCGAAGACCCGTTCAATTCCATCCTCGTGCTCACAAGCGGCACGGGCGTGGTCGGCGGCATCATCGGCGGCGTGGTCGGCGTGATTCTCTGCAAGGCCGTGTAATGGCCGGGCTTTGCTCGTTCTTCGGTATTTCGCTGGCTGTCGTGTGCATGGCTATGCCCGCGCACGTCAAGCCGCGACTGTGGGCCGCGCTCGCGCTGCTCGCCGTACTTCTCACCCTCGCTGGTATCCCTGCTATCCCTCAATAGGAGAATCACCATGAAACGTTCCGCTAACCGCTGGTCGATGAAGCATTCCGTCGTTCGCTGGTCTATCTGCATGGCTTTCCTCATGGCGTTCGCCGCGCAGGGCGTCATTGCGACGTTCTCGCAGGAAGCGCAGGCAAGCGTCGCGAGCAAGTGACCATGCCGGGCATCGACAATTCGCGCGGTACGGGTCGCACGACACGGATGCTGTTCCGCGCAATGTGTGCCGTCGCGAGCGGCAAGCAGGTCATTCTCGTGTCGCCGCACGCGTCGATGACGCACTACATGCAAAAGGTGCTGCGCGATGCCGGGCTTGAACCGACGGACAAAGTGAAATTCGTGACGCTGCCCGTCGCGCGCGCCTTCGCAGACAGGCCGATCCCGCGTGACGTGCGGTTCTTCTACGATCACGTCGCGCTAGACGCTATCGAAATCGGCGGCGCGGATTGGGCGGCGCGCTCGCTCCTGCAAGACAGGGGAGTGCTCGCGGAGTGAGAATCCATATCAGCTATGGCCCGGCGCGTAAGAAGCCGCGCGTCGGCGACCGCCGCACCACGAAAAAGCACGGCGAACAGATTCGCGTGTTCCGCATGGCGCGCTGGAACGGGCGAGTCATCGGATACGACTGCACGAACGGACGGCAGCAATACGATTGGGTTCCGCTCGCGGATGCACACAAACACGGCATGTCGCACCACTGGACGCCGGAAGAACGCGAGCGGTTTGCGCCGCCCGCACCAACGACCATCCCTGATTAGGAAAAGAAATGAAGAAACTGCTTTTGCTCGCCGCGTGCTCTGCCGCTGCACTGCTGTCCGGTTGTGACAATGACGCGCGGGTAGCGTCGCGCAACCTGTCCGAAGCGGCGGACAACTTTCAGATTGCGCGCCGTGTCGTGTTCTACAACGGCATTACCGGCGAGTACATTCTGAGCGTGGAAGGGCTGTGTTCGATTGATAACGACGCGGCGGCGCGCAAGGTGGCAATAACCTGCAAGACCGCGCCGGGCGTGTTCAAAAAGCATTTCCTCGGCCTGTCGGACAACGTGACGTACTTCGCCGAACAGATGGACGCCGCGAGCGTGAGCACGGCGCGCTACAAGGTGACGTTCAAGCCGTCCGTGATTGTGCCGGACGTGCAACTGCGATAAGGCCCCGCTCTGCATCAACGCCAAGCCCGCCGTGTGTGGGCTTTTTCACATTCGACCCCTTGCAATGTCATTCGTGAGCGCATACGATTCAACTTAACGAATCACTTCCCCCGGAGAACGCACCATGAACGCACCGAAAATCGTCATCAAGAATCAACCGCGTGCTTGGCAATCCCTGCGCAACTTCGCATGGAGCGATAGCCGCCCGTTCGTCGTGTACGTCGATGGCAGGGTCGCGCTCGACAAGCAAGGCCGTGAGCGTCGCTTCGAGTCGGAAGCGGGCGCGCGCAAGGCGTTCGCGAAGTGAGCGGGACATTCAGACCGAAAAAGACGCACGCCTGCGAGAAATGCGGGTGGCGTGGACAACGCGCCCGCGTGCGCGCGTGTCCGCGCTGCGGGTTCTGGCATCCTAAGCCGGTCCCGACCGCCTAACACCACAAGGGAGCACACAAGCATGGAACATTGGATTGTCGATGACGTACAGGACGGCGGGCGCTGGCTTCTGTACAACGAAAAAGGAAGCGACACGGAAGTTATCCACGTCAAAGGCACGCGCGAACTCGCGCAGCGCGTCGTGGATGGATTGAACGGCGGCGCGCAGGCGAGCATCGCCGACACAGCGGGGGCGAAGCTGGAAGGTGGCGAGTGGCGCGCGATCTTCAATTCCGCCCGAAGTCCTGATGCGACGTTCGAACAATTCTGTGGTTGGATGCGCGAAGAAATCG